AATGCAGTTATATATTTTGGGAGAGATTGCGGCGGCTCGCGCTAAGAAGGCGTCACATACCACGGCTGCCGCAGGAATAGGAGATTGATATGAAGATTATAAGTGAAGGTATAAACTATCGTATTTTTGACTCGTCTATTCAGACATTTAACCAAATCCCTGCAGGAGTTTATTCTGTTGGTTTCTCAAAACAGTCTGGCTGGTTCCTCACTCGTACCGCAGAAGATATAGATATTCGTGAAAAGGTTTATGGTGTCCATGACGCTAAAACAAATAAGGTACTGCGCTCTTTTCAGCGAGCTACTCGTAACCTTGGAGTGATTCTTTCTGGTGATAAGGGTATTGGTAAATCTTTATTTGCTAAGCTTTTGTCCCATAAGATGATCGAAGCAGGTATCCCGCTTATCATCATAAATACATATATCCCAGGTATCGCTAGCTTTATTTCATCTATTGATCAAGAAATAGTATGTCTTTTTGACGAGTTTGATAAGACTTTTAAAGCAAAGTGCAATGAAGAAGACTCCGCAACAGATCCTCAGACAGAAATGCTCTCTCTTTTCGATGGTGTTGATGGTGGCAAGAAGCTTTTTATTGTAACTTGTAATGACCTTCATAGTCTTAGCGATTTCATTGTTAACCGCCCAGGTAGATTCCATTATCATTTTAGATTTAATTATCCTGGCGTAACTGAAATTACAGCATATCTCAAGGATAAGGGCATTGTAAATGAAGTCCAAATTAAGAAGGTAGTTGATTTTAGTCAGAAGGTAAAGCTGAATTATGATTGTCTTCGTGCTATTGTGTTTGAACTTCAGGATGGCTCTGATTTCTCTGAAGCTATTGCTGATATGAACATTATGAACACCGAAGATGAGAATTATCAGATTATTACTTACTTCACTAATGGTGAGCATTTTAAAACTTATGATATTCTTGATATGTTTGATGATGAAACATATTATGATATTGAGGATGAAAACATGGACACAATAGGTACTGTTACCTTTGATCCTACTATGGCGGCATATGATCCTAGCCGCGGCGGTTACGTCATTAAGGGTGAGGATATAAAGTGGGAGATTAGTAACTATTACAATAGAAGTAAGGAACGTATCCAGGAACTTCGAGAAAGTTCTGATAGTAGCAGCAACGAACTTGCTAGGAAGTGCGAGAGATTCAAGACTCTTGAACCTATGTATGCTATTATTAAGCACGATTATGGAAAGAATCTTCATTTTACAGTATAATGCGGCAGCCGCGGTGTGAAGATCTACACACTCCGATGGGTGACGACTCCTTAGGGAGCCGCCGCCCTTTATTTTTTTGAAAAATTATTATATAATATATTTAGAAAGTGAGGAAAGAATAATGACTAACTGGACAGAAGAAGAACTTACAAAGCGTTGTTCCAATGTTTGTGCTATTGTTGGCATCAAACTTACAGTGCCAGTTAAAATCAATTCTAGGCTGAGTTCTACTCTTGGGCGTGTCAAGTATGAATGGGTTAATCCATATAAGGAAACTGTCCGCCCTATCATCATTGAATTTAGTAAGTCTTTCCTTGAAAATGGCTCTGAAGAGTCTATAGATTCAGTCATAAAGCACGAGTGCGCCCACTACTGTGTGACTATACAGACAGATAAACGACAGGGACACAACAAAATTTTTAAAGATATGTGCCATAGACTTGGTACAAACAACGATGGTCGCCACTATAACAGTCTTAGTGGAGAAGAAGATACTCCCAACAGCAAAAAGTACGCAGTATTTTGCGAGAGTTGCGGCTATTTAGGCGGATATAGCAGAATGTGCGCTACTCTTAAGGCTATTGATAGAGGCGAATGTTCTTGTAAAAGATGTAGCGGCCGCAAAATTTATTATACACAGAATTGGTAAGAGGTGATATACATGAAGAAATACAATGGTATTAATTGGAAGTGGCGGTTAGCAGATAATGGATGGGCTGATTATATTTGCCCCTGTTGCGGTCATGCTAACAATAGGGACATTCAGTGCCATCCTTCTTATTGTGAAAAGTGTGGATGGCCATATAAGGATGAGGAAGAGCCGCGCTCTATAGAAGATGTAAATACATCAAAGACAGAGCCTTATAAAGATGCAGTAAGTAGGAAGGCAATCGAAAAGTTGAAGCGGTATCGAGAAGGTAGAGAAGAATGACAAGAGAAGAAGCAATAAAACAATTAGAATTTATGTTAGAACAAATGCCAGAAGAACCACCAACAGAGTGTGATTACATTGATGAGTGGCTAGATACAAACAGAAAAATAAGAAACACTTTAGACATGGCAATCAAAGCATTAGAGCAAGAGCTTTGCGAAGATAGCGTGAGTAGGCAGGAAGTTATTGATACTATTTTTGCAGAATGTTCGGGTGAAAAACTCGATATAGATTTTGCAAAAGTTCTCCTGTTACAGAGAGCGATAAAAGCGTTACCATCTACAACACCTATACGCAAGAAAGGGAAGTGGATAAACAGGTCATCCACGAGTGGTTGTGGAATCAGATTTGTTGCCTCTGAGTGTTCTTGTTGTAATAAGAAAACGTTTTTTGATTGTGACCAATTAGTTTATAGATATTGTCCAAATTGTGGCGCAGAAATGGAGGGTGAAGAATGAAAGATGGTATCTATTGGTGCATATTCAGAAGATTAAAGAAGAAACATCCGAAATGGAGCAAAAAACAAGTTGGAACATTTGCGTATAAAACAAGGTATAAAAGATGATAGCAATTAAAGGAATGAAAATACCAGAGAGTTGTAGTGAATGTCCCTTCAAAATGAATGATTATGTTTGTGGATTATTAGATTGTGCTTTCAGTTGCAATCATTTTAAAGAGTGAAAATATAATTGCCCTCTAGTTGAAATCGTAACTTGTAAGGATTGTAAGTATAACACTAATATGATATGTGATATTTTTGGAAAAGAATAGAAAGGCCAAAACTATGATTGCAAATTGCAAACTTATTAGAAATCAGATCGAAAAAGGAATTTATGAAGAAATTAAAGGCGTTAAATCAAAACCATCATTAGGAGTATTTTTGATTGGCGATAATCCAGCATCAATCGCATATGTTAGAAATAAAGAAAAAGAATGTGCTCGAGTAGGGATCGAATTTACTCTTTATCATTTTAATGATATTGATGAAGATGATTTAATTTATGAAATCAAAAAAGCAAATAATCTACATGATGGAGTCATGGTTCAGCTGCCTTTACCTCCTAAGTTTAATAAAGATAGAGTGATCAATGCTATTGAACCGGATGTAGATGTTGATGGCTTAACTGACATCAATATTAAATCAGGCTATAGATATTTTGTGCCATGTACTGCTAAAGGTGTATTGTTGCTTCTAGACGCGTATAATATTAAATGCAAAAATAGCCCAGTAGTAACTATAATAGGCAGATCCAATTTAATAGGTAGACCTTTGTTGCATGAGCTGGAAAAGAGGAATTTTACTACAATATGGTGCAACAGTCATACTCCAACTGAAAAGCTTAAAACATTGACCAAAGTTTCAAATATGATTGTCTCGGCTGTAGGTGAACCTGAATTTTTAGATGCTACATATTTTAATGATAAACAAGTAATTATTGATTGCGGATATAGTGTAATAGATGGTAAAGCTAAAGGTGATGTTTGCTGGAAACAATTTGCAGACAACGAATCGATGCTGGTAACTTCTACTCCAGGTGGAACTGGAATTTTAACAGTTACAGCACTATTAGAAAACGTTATGATTTCATGGAATAGAATAAATAGTCATGAATGATTTCTATTGGGGAAAGATCTACAAAAGGTTCTTCATATCATGGATTATTAATGATGATTTTTGTGGTATAGCAATAAGAATAGGTAAAGAATACTTAGAAACCATGTGTTGCGATGTATATCATTTAACAATTCAAATTGGGTTCGGACAATTATCAATAGGCATTATTGGGAGAAAGAAGGAATAAAGAATGACTAGAGAAGAAGCAATAGCAATTATTGAGAATGAAAAGGAATGTGTCAATAGGGATTGCAATAGAGATTGTTATAATTGCGAACTGGTAAAAACTGACACAGAAATACTTACAGCACTTGATATGGCAATCAAAGCATTAGAGCAAAGTCCTATACTTGACAAGGTAATAGCCGAGATAATGGATACAGGAGCATACGAACAAGAAGTTAAGGGGAATACAGAATTTCTTAAAGGCATAAACTATTGTCTTGGTGTTATCGACAAGTACATGGTAGAAAGTGAGGATAAGGAATGAGTAAGACTTTTCCCAAAAATTGCACAAAAGAATGTCTATATTTTAAGTAGTAGGTAAGCACAGATGAATATGAAAAGGGGAAATAATGAAAGACGTAGCGTTTAATTTGATGATTATAGCCATGATGTTGGTTTTCGACCTAATATTAGGGTACAGAGGATATAATTATCACAGGGACTATGATGAGATGATAAAGCAGTTCCGAAAGCTTAATGAAAACATTGAATCTTTAAAATTGATATATGAAGGTAAGCACAGATGAATAAAGATATTAACTTTACGCTTAGTGCATTAATACCGGCCCTGAGAATCAACGGAGAAAAGGTAAAAAGCATCGAGGCGGAAAGTGAGAATAAGGAATGAATAAATGGATAGCTGAATTTGAGTTAGAAGATGGTGATACAATGCCCGAACATATGAATTTGGAATATAAAGGGGCAAAAATTGATTTTCATTGTAGACCTAAAGAGCCTATTTTGGACAAGATAAGAGCCGAGATAAAAGAATGGTATTGGCAAGCCGATAAACAGACATTAGCCAAAGACCCTTGTGTGGTTGATGCTATGATTGATTTATTTATCAGAACTATCGACAAGTATAAGACAGGAAACGAGAAATGATATATACAGGGAAGAAAGTATATGACCCATTAACAGATACATATAGTACTGGGTGTTGGATTAAAGACAATCAAGGTAATTGGTATCCCGTATGGAGGGAGTGAGGAATAAGGGATGACAGAGGTAATAGAAGTAAAAGATTGTGGAGAAAAAATTGGAGATTATGACATTCCAATTCATAACGCAATCATTGTTCCTGACAATGCAACTAATGGAGATATGATAGAGGCTATGTTTCCAAATGAATTACTAACAAGTATTACAAGTACATTATGGGGGGGAGATAATATGAGTTTTAACAAGGATTGGTGGGATGCACCATATAACCCAACACAAAATATGCAAAATGCAGACAAGAGCGGATTAGAGTATGCAGACCAAGATACGATGATACCAGCAACATAAGAAATGGAGAGTGAAGAATGACTAGAGAAGAAGCAATCAACAAAGTTCAGGGTTATCTTACTGATTATTTACCAATCGAAGATTACGAAGAATTGGATGAAATTATCAAAGCACTAGAACAAAAGCCGTGCGAGGATGCAATCAGCCGACAAGCAATGCTGGACTATCAGCAATGTGATACGAATTTCGTACATGATTTTTGATTTTTAAGAAATTTTTTATTATAATGTATTTAGAAGATAAGAAAGGAGATGTTACACATGAGCTGGTATACTTCGATCACACTTGGTTATGTATCAAAAACAGATGGAAAGATTTATCCATTCGGTCCGTTTGACAAGGACGGCAATCTGAAAAACATTATTGAAACTTCTCGTTCTTTTACTACTGATCTGAAGGATTTTTTTGAAGTCCCTAATGCAGAAGTAGTAAGTCAGAAGCTTGTTGATGCTCTTGATATTAAAGTAAAAGATGGTGAGAATCTTTCACAGGCACTTCGTGAATATTATATAGGAGTTTGCCCTCTTGACAAGCTGCCCTCTGGAGATTATATGCGGCGTGGTTACTTCCTGATTGAGGATGTACACGCATATGAATCTGGAGAAATGGACGCAGAAGGTCTGTTCTATGATTGCGTTAGTGCAGAGGAATATGCAGCTCGCGCACACAATGAACTTGTCTTTGGGTTTAAAGAGGAGAAAGACGAGTTTGGTAATGTGGTTAACCATTCCATGGCTGATTATATGTATTACTCTTATCCAAATTATCAATCCAAGGAGTATGAAGCTAGTAGACTCCGCGATTATGCGGCAACCTTGAGAAACTATCTTGAGGAGGATATTAAAGAAATCGTAGCAATTAAAACGGAAGGATAAAGAGTTGAAGATATTAGATTGGATAGTTTGGATAGTGATCGCGCTTACATTTGGCATCACATCTGTTATTGGAGGTGGTTACATTGTAGCATTGATTTTTTCTCTTCCTATGCATATCGGAGTCTGCATATGGCTCGGTATTGCAGTAACTTTTATGGTTTTTTGGATAGCACGTGAATGTAAACAGGCACCATTGATGGAAGACCCAGACTATTATGGAGAAAACACAAAAGAAGAAGAAACATAACAAACGCGGCGGCCGCACCGAAGACACTATGCGGCAGGTTTCATACGAGAAGCGACTGGAACGAGACGACGATAAGGCTGCCCGCCGCAAGATAAAGAACTACATGGATGGTGAGTTCGAAGATTATGATTATTAAAAAGCAGCCCTCGAGAGAGGGTTGCTTTATTTTTATGAAAAATTATTATATAATATATATAGAAAATTAAAGAGAAGAGGTATTCAGAATGGAGGGCAGTACTATGCGTGATCCAAATAGACTTGATGATTTGTATGTGATGCTTTTGAATTTTCACAAGATTTATGTTCCCGATTGGCGTTTTGGGCAGTTTATGTCTAATCTTTTAGGAAAAATTTATCAGGAAACTGGCAGAGATATTTTCTTTATGGAAGATGGTGAAATGAAGGATGCAATTGAAAGAGTGTGCCAGAAATGGAAAGGTAGTGACGCTTCATGATGGTTGTTAAGATACTAATAGCTATATGTTGGGTGGGTGGCGGTGTGCTGCGTGCAATTAACCAGTTCAAATTTAAAGATACCCCAACCAATGAAGAGTATTGGATACTGTATATGGCAACAATTTGTTTTATGATGGGGGCATACTTTTTATGACAGAATTAGAACAAGTGTTGATGAAGCGAGACAATATGAGTTTGGCGGAGGTACGTCAGTTAATTTCTGACGCCCGCGAAGATTTTGATGAGCATCCAGAGAATTATATTGATGTAGATCAGTTCATGGAAGAATGGTTTGGGTTAGAACCCGATTACGTGTTTGATGTACTTTTATAAAAAATTATTATATAATATATATAGAAAATGAAAAATAAAGGAAAGAGGTGTTGTTTATGATAGGATATAAAATTTTTGAACCAGATTGGACTTGTCTCGGTTATCAGTATTCTTGTCCAGGTGAATTTTTAATGGATGAACATCCAGTTATTTGTAAAACTGGTTTCCATTTTTCTCCATCTATTGTTGAGGCTCTTGAATATAAGCCATTCCGTCCTGGCGCGCATATTGCAAAAGTAGAGGCATTAGGTGAATTAGTAAGTGATAAAACTGAGCATAAGTATGCTACTAATCATCTTAAAGTAATTGAAGAAATTTCTTTTTTTGATTACTGGCAAGAACAATTAGATAGTAGACATATTAAAACTTTAGATTTTACAACACTTAAAGAAGATGAAACTTTTACAATTGGCAATATTGAATTTACTATCACTAAAGTAACAGAAGGCTATGTTGATATTCAGCCTACGCACATTATGTTTTATAGTGATATGATGGCAGATGATGGTCAACGTTATCCATATGAAATGACTAGAAGAGAAGATGAAACATTATATGATCGCTCTGATATAGCTAAATGGTTAAGAAAAAATAGAACAGAATTACTTCCGATGGTAAAAGTAGAAGATATTTTTATTCCTTCTCTTGAATATTTTAACATTAAATTATATAATTATTATGAAAAATTAAAAAGATATACTCCAACTGGTAAAATCGAATTTGGATATGAAGGTCGCTGCGCCTGGTGGCTTTCTACAGTCGTCAGTTCTGTGGATTTTGCTCTTGTCGGCACTATTGGCCTTGCCGACTACTACAGCGCTTCCTATGCTATTGGGGTCGTACCAATTTTCAGAATTAAGAGAACTAAAAATAAAGTCAAGAAGCCTCCGCTTGGATTAATGCCAAAAGATATTTGGGAGTATGAATCTAAACAAGATAGATTTACAGAGGTTCGTGGAGCTATTTACAGATATTTAAATGATGGAAAATCTCTTAATTTGGATTGGATAAATGAATATAATGAATTATCTAAATACTTAGAGATGTATAACAAAGAAATTGTAGGCACGTGCGCTATTCCTATTACTGAAGAAGATTTAAATCAGTAAATTATTAAGCAAGTACAATAAAATGTACTTGCTTTTTTATTATTTTTTTGTTATAATATATATAGAAAGTAGAGAGAGGTGATAAATATGTCTTATTTAATTGATTTTATCAAACAGTATCCTAACGATTGGGAAGATAGATTAAATAAAAAGTTAATCACTGTAAAGCGCCAGGGCGATCTCGCTATCTTTAACTATTCTATTCTCGCGGATTTTACTGATAACTATGTGCGGGAGGCGCGTGGTATCATCATCGACCTGGATACTATGCGGGTAGTAGCGTGGCCGTTTACTAAATTCTGCAACTATGGCGAAAAAGGCGCAGATAAAATTGACTGGGCTAGTGCTAAAGTGCAGCAAAAGGTAGATGGATCCATCATGAAGGTTTGGTTTTATGATGGTGAATGGCGCGTATCCACTAATGGTGTGATAGATGCGGCGACCGCGATGTGTGGTGGTTCCGGACGCAGCTTTAAGGATGTATTCGATGAGGCCGCCGCAAATGTAGGACTTGATTATTCTCGTCTGAACAAAGACAATACTTATATCTTTGAGCTGGTATCAAAATATAACCGTGTAGTTATTGATTATGACTGCGAGCCTACCTTATGGCATACTGGGACTAGAAATAATATTACTGGATTGGAGTCTGTAGAGAACATAGGAGTTAAGCACCCCGCAGAATATCCGCTTCACTCTATTGATGCTTGCATTGAGGCAGCCGCACATTTGAATGATGGCAAGACTGCTATTGAAAATGAGGGGTTCGTGGTAGTTGACGCTAACTGGCACCGCGTAAAGGTCAAAAGTCCAGCGTATGTTGCTATTCATCATCTAATCCCAAATGGTGAAATCTCAGATCAAAAGATCATAGAACTAATCCATGGCGGTGATTTGGATGAAATTCTAACTTATATTCCTTCTTTGAAAGAGCGAGTGACCGCACTTAGTGAGAAGATTGATAAAGTAGCACAAGAGGTTGATGAATACTGCTATTGGAATCAGATTGAAGTACATGATAACAAACTCTCTCGTGGAGAATGGGCGCGCGCACATAATAAGGATAAGTATTTTGCTTTTGGAGTAAAGTGCATCTTCGATGGAGTCGAGCCTGATATAAAAAATTTAAGTAGCAAAAAATTGTATGAAGTAATCAGTAAGGAGTAATATAATGTCAGTAAATGATGAGGCTTGAGACACTTCTTATGTAGATTTGCGTGAGAATCGAAGCCCTATTGAAAATCTTGTATATATGGGTGAATAATAACAAGTGTCTTGAGATATTCTCAAGGCACTTTATTTTTTTATAATTTTTTGATATAATATATATAGAAAGTGAGGGAAATAAAAATGGCAAAAGATAGATTAGCTCCTTGCGAGTTCTATGAATGTAAAGGTAAATGTTCTAAGCATCGAGAAGCATCTTATGGAGGATACTGCTAGCATTGTAGTAAATATATGCCACGAAAGGGTAGTAAGAATCTTGTTCGTGCTATGAAACAAAAGTATAGAGAGAAGAAATACAAGGAGGTGTATTAATTGAAAAAGTTCATAGATATTGAAGTTGCTAGATTCGAGGATACTGAATTTAAGCAGAATAATGTTGCGGCGTTCGTACCTGGTGACATCATCCAGGTCAGCGAGAAGATTGATGGTAGTAATGCTAGTGTGGCATGGGACGAGGATAAGCAGGAACTTGCTTGCTTTTCTCGTAAGCAGGAGCTGAATTTTAATAACACACTCCGTGGTTTTTATAACTATGTTCAGAACTTTACTGTAGACCAGCGCGATTGGTTTAGGTTTCATCCCCAGATCACACTTTTCGGAGAATGGGGTCTCAACGGTAACAAGATCAAGTCCTATGCAGCGGAGTGGGCTAAGGAATGGGTAGTCTATGATGCTTGGAATAGTGACCTCGGTCAATGGATGCCGCAGACATTTGTAAAGAAGGTGGCCGCAGAACTTGGGTTACATTATATCCATGTCCTTTATGAAGGGCCATTTATTAGTTGGGATCACATCAAAAGTTTTCTTCATGAAAACACCTACGGGGATAGCCAGGAAGGCGTTATTGCTAAAAACCAGACTCGTCTTGAAGATGTAGATAATCGTATGCCAGCCTATCTCAAGATTGTGAATGAGTCCTTCAAAGAAACAATGAAAACCAGGGTAAAGAAAGAAAAGTCTGCGGATGAAGTCGCAGAGGAAGCAAGAGTAAAAGCACTTGTAGACTCTGTAGTTACTCCTGCGCGAGTTGAGAAGTCTATCTACAGACTTAGAGATGCGGGGGCCCTGCCTGACCGCCTCACTCCATCTGACCTCGGAACCGTCGCTAAGCTGGTTCCCGTAGACGTATACCAGGACCTGTTGAAAGAGGAGAAAGAAGTAGTCGTATCTGGTGGAGATAAGTTCGGTAAAGTATGCAGTGGCGCCGTGATGAAGATTGTGCGACAGCTGGTTTGCGGATAAGGAGAATATATGAAAGGTTACAAAGTTTTTAATCCCGATTGGACTTGCAGAGGATTCAAGTACGAAGTAGGCAAGAAATATCATTGCGATGGTGAGATTTCGTGCTGCAAAAACGGATTTCACTTTTGCACCAAACTTGTTGATTGCTTTAATTATTATGAGTTTAACAGCAACAACAAAGTTGCAGAAATTGAAGCGAGTGGAGATATTGATTCAAAAGAAGATGATATAAAACATTGTGCAAGTGATATTGAAATCATAAGGGAAATTACATGGCATGAAGTTCTCGATATGCTCAATAAAGGGGAAGACAATACTGGTATGTGCAACACGGGTGACTGCAACACGGGTGACTGGAACACGGGTAACTACAACACGGGCGACTACAACACGGGTTACCGCAACACGGGAAACCTCAACACGGGTTACCGCAACATGGGTAACTGCAACACGGGCGACTACAACACGGGCGACTACAATACGGGTTACCGCAACACAGGAAACGGGAACACGGGTAACTGCAACACAGGCCACTGCAACACGGGCGACTGGAACAAAACAAACAACAATACAGGTTGCTTTATGACAGAAGAGCGTACCATTGAAATGTTTAATAAACCGTCTGGCATGACATATGCAGACTGGAAAAGAAGTACGGCAAGAAACATTCTGTCTTATATGCCACAGAATATAGTGAATATTGAGTGGACATGTGCAGAAAATATGTCTGATACAGAGAAAGAAGCGCATCCTGAATTTGAAACGATTGGCGGATATTTACACGAAGAAGAAATTAAAGCAGATGTACAAAGCTGGTGGGATGGACTTTCTCCATATAATAAGGAAACCGTGATGTCGATTCCTAACTTTGATGCAGATATTTTCTTTGAGTGCACAGGGATAAGAGTGTAATGGAGGACGATCGTTTGAGGGAAGCAGAGAATGATTGAATACAAGTTCGGCGAATTTGATTCCGCTGAAGAGATCAACAAGACAGCCGAGGGCCTGAAGGCCGAGGGTGACGAAAGAGCGTAAGGAGAATATATGAATAAGAAAGATATTTTCATGCGGGTTGCAATGACCTACTTTAAGGCTATGCATAGAGATGAAAGACTCTATAATGCTCTTCAGTCTGTAAATATCAGTTATAATGATGATGAGGACCGCGAAACTTGGATCTGGACAGATATTGAAGATCTTATCTGTGAGCTTGTTGGAGACCCAACTGGGATTGCTCTCGAAGAAATTACAGATCGGGCCTGGGGATACGCAGATAAAAAGACGCTCCCGAAGGCTGAGATTATGAAATGGCTTGAAGAAATGTGGAATGATTACACAGGGGGCAAAGAAACCTAATATACTTATAAGTTTTCTCATAAGACTATGAGTTATAACTCATAGTCTTATTTAATGTATTTGGAGGTTTTATTATGAAACGGAAAATTATTAGTTTTAAGATGACAAATAAAAATATTAATCATTTAATTCATATTAGTGAACAAGTATCTGGATCTGTGACGCTACTAAGGGGCGCCCGCGCAGTTGATGGATGTTCACCTATTGGTGTTATGACAATTGATGTTGAACAACCTTTTACTATTGAGTATCCAGAAGATGGAAAATTTGAACAAGAACTTAAACAATTCGCAGTCTTTTATGATTAACTTTATTTTCTTAAAAAATTATCATATAATATATATAGAAAATGAAAAATAAAGGAAAGAGGTGTTATTTATGATGCGAATTGACGGGCCTGAATTTCTTTTCATGAGCGAGGCCGAAGGATTTCCGGACTTAGTTAATACACACACTGCAAAGATTAACGCAGTAGCAAAAGAATTAAGAAATTATTACCTCAATGGAACTGATCCAAATGAAGTTAAAGATTGGGTTCTTAATAAATATGGATTAACTAATTATGACATCACTTCCAATGATGCACTTAGAATTAACGAGATAGTCTTTCGATAACTTTATTTTCTAAAAAATTTATTATATAATATATATAGAAAGTGAGGGAAATACATATGAGAGATTATAACGCACTGAATAGAGCAGTTAAACTTGCATCAGACTACTTTGAAGCTATTGGAGTTTCTATTACTAACGAGTGCCTTATGGAACAGGCTGAAGATTGGTATGATGGAATTGAAACAGATAGCACTGCAGATGGTGATGAAGTAATCGCGGCGTGCATTATTGCTTATGGCAATTATAAGCCTATTTACACATACAAAGACATTCGTGCGGCTCATGATGAATATTTCCCTGAAGATCCGCAGTATCAGATGCACGGATGCGGTGGCTATGATGATATTGCTATCTGGGATATTGAAGCAGCGATGCACGATATGGATTTTTTAAACGGAGCTTGTGAGGTGTATTAATATGAGATATATTAGATTTACTTATAGTAACGGTTGTGGTGACGGTGAAGATTATGTCGCATTTAAGGACGATCTAACAGATGAATATTTAAATGAATATGCTCACGATTTAGCACTTGATTATGCTGAACAGTATGAAGGCGATCCTTCTTTTGGTTTCCCAGATCCAGAGAATTACGCAGATAGGGATGATGATGTAGATTTTATGGATGACTATGATGAAGCTCTTGAAGCATATAAAGAAAATATCGAAGCTGGTTGGGAGACTGTAACAAGAGAAGATTGGGAGGAAAATAACGGATATGTGGGGTGATTATACCAGGTGCGCGGCGCTCGCGCTATGTGACGCTATGGAGATACAAAGGTTACAGAGTTATAACAGCACTTACCTGTATAACAGGTATTGTTGCTTTCTTTATTTAATTCCCTCTCTTTCGATGGGTAAGCGTATGCTTACCCATTTTATTTTTTAAGAAATTTATTATATAATATATTTAGAAAGTGAGAGATAGATAACACAAAAGAAAGAGGTGTTGTTCATGGATTGGTTTACTGCTCCTTCTTACGATAGCTGGACTCATGACGATGTATTTGAAGATAATGGCAAAATGAAGATGCACATTTACTGTGCTTGCGGTCGATGCGGCGGCACGGGCAGAGTTCCCTTCGCAGTTGACGAGGGTATATGCTACGAATGCCGCGGAGCTGGAAAAGTCTTTAAGACAGTGCGTGCATATACCGAGAAGGAGCGAGCTGCGCTTGATAAGGCAGCTGAACGCAAAGCAACAGCCAAAGCAGAGAAGGCAGCCGCAATCGAGAAAGACCATATTGAAAATGAAGCCAAATACCGCAAGGAATGGTATGCGAACAATGGTTTCAATGGGGATGGAGTAACTTACATCCCCAAGGGCAATACCTTCGAGATTAAGGACGAATTGAAGGCCGCTGGTTTCAAGTTTGATCCCGTCCTGAATTGGCACGCAGCGGAGCCCGCCGCATTTGATTGTGTTACTATTGCTTTTGATGATGTATATACCTGGCAGGCGGCTGCCGCAAGAGCAGACTACAAGGAGGGCGCAAGCAATATTGTTAAACAGGCAAGATTTGCTAAGGAGATAAATACACAGAGTGAATTTGTCGGAGAGATTAAAGAGCGTCTTAGAAATCGGAAATGCACTTTAATTTCCATAGTAAATTTTGAAACAAAGTTTGGTGCGTCGCAGCTATTTAAATTTGAAGAAGACCAGTCCCAGAACATTTTTTGCTGGTTCACCGCTACAGAGCAGAAGGCGCGGCCAGGTGATCATGTACTTTTAACTGGAACTGTAAAAAATCATTCGGATTATGAGGGTGAGAAAGATACAATTCTCACTCGCTGCAAAGTTGAAGTTCAGTGACTTCTTATCAATAGGTGTGTGACGTTCATACACCTATTGATTTTTTTATTATTTTTTGATATAATATATATAGAAAATGAGTTAAGAAATAATAAAAAAGAGGTGTGAGTAATGACAGTTGATAAAGATTACATCTTTAACCTATTGTCTTTTATTGATTTCAAAGCAGTTACCACAGATGATACTTTTGCACAGGATAATTTTACAAACTATTTTATAAAAGAAGTGCCCGAGGACTGTGAATATAATTATGGGGCAAGTAAGCTTGTAATTATTCCAGATAATACAGATTATGTAATTAAGATACCGTTTAATTGTGGCTACAATGAAGATTACATTGATCCAGACTATGCAGCTAGCCAGGGCATAGAGTATGATGAGGATGAACAAGAAGAATGGCTGTATTTCCAGAACGCTTACTATTGCCGCCAGGAAGAATATGGTTGGGATTATTGCGAAGCAGAAGTAGAATACTATGAAGAAGCAGCAGATTGGGGAATAGAGAAATACTTTGCTGAGACTCGTTATATTGGCGACTGCCATGGTTGGCCGATTTATGTTCAGCCTAAATGTGAAGCGATGGAGAACTCCCGCAATTCGCACTCTCATACTCTTGAAGAATATGATAGTATTCAAGAGAAAGCAGATTCAGTAGACCAGCATGGTATTCGAGATAAAGATTTTCTTTGTGATTTATTTAAGGATGCAGACGTTGATACAGTAAGTTTATTATTTCAATTTATTGATGAAAAGTTAAGCGATCTTCATTCTGGTAATTATGGTTACTTTGAAGGCACGATAGACGCATGCCTTTTAGATTATGCAGGCTGGAACGAGGCGTGATATGGAAGTATTTGAGTATGTGGCTCATATTTGGAACGAAGTAGATAATGAAGAACAGAACGCCCATGGAGTTGTATTTGGTAATTCTTATGGAGATGCTATGGCTCGACTTGAAAAATATTATGGAACAGAACTTATTGATGTAAAAATTGGCGCAGTTGATGCAGAAGATGTATATGAGTTTGAGTACGCATCAGATGGACTCTTATTCAACATTAAGGTTAGTGAACGAGATCGCGATTGATTGGTTGAAGCTGACACCAGTTGATTTTAAGAAAAATTTTTAGTATAATATATATAGAAAGTAAGAAATAAATAATTCATTTTATGAGAAAAAAGGAGATTATTACTATGGCTACAGAAGAGAAGAAAATGACACAGAGAGATTATTTCGAGATGATTAAGGCTAAGCTGGCGGACGAGAAAGATATTGTTGCTTTTTGTGACGAGCGTATCGCAGCACTTGATCATCGTGCAGAGAAGGCGAAGGAATACAAGGCGAAGAAACAGGCAGAGTCTGATGTACTGAAGCAGGCTATTGCGGAAGCTCTCACCGAGGAGTTTCAGACCGCCGATGAGATCCTTGCTAAGGTTCAGAATGATGATGAGGAAGTAACAAAGGCTAAGATTATTGCTAGGGTTAGCGCTCTTGTTCGTGAGGAACAGGCTGTAAAGGCAAGGGTTAAGATTGACAAGAGAACACTTACCGCTTATGCCCTTCCTGGCGCAGAAGTCGAAGCTGACGCAGAGTAATCTTAAAAAACTGATTATATTTAATTAAAGATAAGGGAAGTGCAAAACACTTCCCTTATTGTACTATAAGGAGATATAGATGGACAATAAATTTGCTATTCCATTCAATAGACAATCTCCCTATCTTGATGAAGCAGCAGAATTAATTATTAAATATCATCCGTCAAAAAATTTGCCAGTATTTTTACAAGAGCATCAAGACCAGAGGGTTGTTTTGGATATTGCTAATACAGATGAATTTCTAAAAATGGCTGGAATTTCAGTATTAAAAGTATTACAGGGGCAAGAGATAAAGAATTGGGTATTGCGATTACCTACAATTCCCACAGATGAAGAATTGCAAACATTGAGAGATGCGGCAGCCCCGTTCTTTGTATACACCATGCTGGATCGTTGGGAACAAGTAGATCAGTTTATGCAGCTTGGAGTAACTGATATTTATGCGACTAATGAACTGGCTTTCCAGCTTGATAAGTTGTTTGTTGTGTTGCACGATAATAATATCAAATTGCGTGTATGCCCTAACTTTGTGCAGTCCGCATGGGGGGGAACTCCAGATATTAAGAAGTTTTGGATTCGTCCTGAAGATATTATAGACTATGAACCTTATGTTGATGTATTTGAAATCAATGTGGATACACCAAGTTCATATGATATAGTTGCATATAAGGCTTATGTAAAAGATCAGCGTTGGTATGGAGACCTCCGCGAGTTCATTCTTGGTATGAACGATATGATTGATAGCAAGTATCTTCATCCTAGATTTGCGGACCGCCGCACACACTGCGGAAAGAAATGTTTGAAGGGCGGAATGTGTTCAATGTGTGATACAATGCTTGGATTAAGTCAGTCTTTAGCGCAAGCTGAGATTACTGTTGAACGGCCTGAAGAAAAGAAAGAATATACTGAAGAAGAGAAAGACGAATTTTATAAAGAGCATATAGAGAAAGTTGATTTGTAAGAAAAAATTTGATATAATATATATAACAATAAAAAAGAAGGGATTTTATCATGGCAAAAGGAACACAATCTAAAGATACAATTACAAAAAAACTTCTCGAAACATTTAAGGGATCTTTCCTAGATGGGAAGGTACTACGGGTCCCGATGATAGAAGATGGAGAGGAAGTCCAGATTAAAATTACATTAACCGCAGCCAAGGATCTTATTACTCCAGATGGAGACGCAGTTGAGAAGGTAAAACCAGAAATGCTCAATTTTGAAGATGGTGCGGTAGCCGCTCAGGAGACGTCAGAGGTTCAGGATATTACCCCCGAAGAGCAGGAGAATATTCGAAATCTCCTTGATGCGCTCTTTTGATTGGACAAAATATGTTAAGTTTTATGTAATACTTTTGTAATAATATTGTAACAATTAAACCCTCATTATGAGGGCATAGGGCATTAGCTCAGTCCGGTTAGAGCATCTGGCTTATATCCAGCTGGTCCTAGGTTCGAATCCTAAATGCCCTACTCTCCATTTGGAGATTAAGTGCGGCCGCGCGATTGTAGTATACTATGGTTGTGCGGCTGTTTATATTGAAGTAACAAATAGATAGATGGAGGTGTGTAATGTCAAGAAGTTATAAACATAGTCCTTATTGCACTGATTCTCATTTGCATAATACTATGAAACGATATGCAAATAAGAAAGTCAGACACACCGAAGGAGACTTCAAGGGTGGAGCGTATAAAAAGTTATTTTGTAGTTACGATATTTCTGACTACGCTTTTCGTGAAACCTATCGAGAAGCGGTAGATAAATGGGAACTTGCTCAAGAAGGTTCCGAATACTATGCGTGGATATTAAAATATTATTCCACATTCGAAGACTATATCAATAATTGGCGTAAATATTACTATAGTAAATAACTATCGTTTCTTTTCTATCTCATATAGGTCTAATCAATATAAGACATTAAGGAGAGAAAAAATGAAACTTAATAAGACTAGAATTATTAGAGCAACAATTATTTCAATTACTGGTTTTGCTTTGTGTATGGGAGCCATGCCGCAAAAAGTATCAGAGCCAGAACCAAAATCTATTCCAAGTATTTCAGTTAAAGCAAAAGAAATCCAAATAGAAGATAAAAATATTACTGCTACATCACAGGCGGTACAGACTGTAGCTACAGTAGAAATTGAACCTAAGACTTTATATACTTCTACAGTAGTTAATTTTAGAAAAGATGCAAATCTTCAGGCCAAAATTATTAAAGTTCTTAATGGCGGTTGTCAAGTTGTTGTAACAAAAGAAAAAGGAGATTTTAGTTATTGTACAGTAGGTAATGAAACAGGCTATATAGCAACTAAATATCTGCAAGAGCAAAGTTACACAGATAGTGATTTACGATTAATGTCTGCTATCATATGGGCGGAAGCTGGTAACCAGTGCACTGGTGGAATGCAAGCGGTCGGAATCGTGGTTATGAATAGGGTTGAGTCTGATGTATTTCCAAATTCAGTTCACGATGTAATTTACCAAAAATCCCAATTTTCGCCCACTATGAATGGTATGTATAATACTGCGTTGAGTAAATATGATGCAGGAGAGCTACCAGATGAAGTGATTGCGGCCGCCCGTTATGCTTTATTTGGTAATAAAGTAATTGCATATAATGGTATATCTTATGATATGAGTAGTTACTTATTTTTTAGTAGATATAGAGCTGATTGTAGATTACAGATACAAGATCATCAATTTGCATAATAGATTACTGAGGTATAACCTCAGTATATGCGAACTAAGACTTAATCTTGGAGGGACCAAGGACGAACTCCAAATTCGTTGTCAATGCGTCCGACTCGTATAGTTCGTGCTTATAATAGTTTAAATATGCTTTCCTTTATTTTTTAAAAAAAATATCATATAATATATATAGAAAGTGAGGGAAAGATATGTCACATATTCTTAAATTATCAACATGGGAATCTAGTTCAGGTAGATGGCACGCCGCAGACACTTCAGATTTAGCTAATATGTCTGCATTTTGGGCGCATCCCATGAGATTGCTTGGGCAGACTCCACAGGAATACATAGAGATGCTTCGAGATAAATATCATGCTTCTGATTTTAAGTTTTATAAAACAGAAGAGACAGGTACTAAAGATCACTCACTTTTACTTTTCTCTTTTGAAAAATATGCAGATGCTCATAAATTTGTTTTAGATATTAATCGTATTGCACGAAACAAAAATTTTTGGGTGTGATGGACAAAGGTTTTGAATTAGTAAAATATCACTTTCATAAATAGATACATAAAGAACTTATTGATTTTCTATAAAAATTATTATATAATATATATAGAAAGTTAAGAGGAGGAAAAATCTATGAAGAAAATGTACAAGGTTGTTTATTTTGATGACGCACGTAGACAGCACTGGAGATTTACTGATTCACTTACAGAAATTAAGTTCATCAGAGATAGATTTGGAATCGTTACAATCAAGGCTCTTGACAACTAAAAAAATTTATGATATAATATTTATATAAAGAATTGACCTCAAAACAGGATTTAGGGTTCTGAAGGCAGAGAGGTCGTTAAAATAAACAGGCTGAGAACCCCGTAATGCCGCTATAGCATAACTGGATAATGCCTTTGATTTGTAATCAAAAGACTTAGGGTTCAAGTCCCTCTGGCGGCTATTCGATAACTTACTGCGTCATGAACAGACTAAGTTATCTATCCTGAATGTCTAGTAGGGAGAAACAAAGTAATAGACTAGATGCCCATTGCTGATTGGGTGGTTGTTGGGAAATATGATGGATGGTAAAAGTCACCCCGTATAGAACCGATCTATACAATAAGAAAATTATACCTACCCCGTGAATTTTTACTAAGTGAGTTTTCTCAGCGTAACAAAAAGAAAACATCATTAATCTGATTTCTAGAGTCAGGTGCAAAAGAAAAGAGTAGATTGATAGATGGATAACACTTCGGGTGGTCGCAAAGGCAGGCGGTTGAGTCTATCAAAGATGCCATTACTCTTATCTTATTTCCTCCAGTTTGCCAGAGTTCGCCGCGGAGGTAAACCTAAACTGGCATTTTGACTACTATTTCAATGGTAGAAAGCGTGTCTGATAAGCACGTAATCCAAGTTCAATTCTTGGGTAGTCAAGTTAGGCGGTCTTAGGTGAAAGACGCATTTGGTTGGCTGCCAAGACCAGAATAGCCATTATGTGCGTGTGGCGCAGTTGGTAGCGCATATGATAACTTGACAAGTATAAAAATCTTTGATAAAATGTAAGTATAAAAAAGCGGGCGCGTCGCCTAAAGGTATGGCACCAAACTTTTAATTTGGTCTATGTGAGTTCAATTCTCATCGCGCCTATAGAATTAAAAAGGAGATTTTTATACTATGTCAAGAGCAGAAAATAAAATAAAAGGTAATATTGGAGAAGCTGCAATTTTATTTGAATTTGTAAAAAGACAAATCCCTGTGTCCATTCCTTACGGTGATAATGAAAGGTATGATTTAATTGCTGAATTTAATGGCAAGTTAAATAAAATTCAAATAAAATATTGTAGCCAAGAAAGTAGTAATGATGGTGTTATCTGTCCATGTGCTAGTAGCTATAATCATACTTCAACAAGAACTGGTTGGGAAGATTATACAAAAGATGGAATAGATTATTTTTGTTTTTGGATTGCTCCTGACGACTTAGTTTTAATTATTCCCATCTCTGAAATAGGAGAACAAAAGAGTATAACTTTTAAAAGAACTCCTGCTAAAAATGGACAAGCTACAAGATTGATGCAAGATTATACCTTTGATAAAATGTTTTCTTAAATCATAGTGTCGTGGGTTCAAGTCCCACCACGCACATGGATCTGGCGCGTTCTTCTAATTGGCTAGGATAGGGCCCTTTCAAGGTCCAGATATGGGATCGTTCCCCGTACTCGCTATGAAGATTTTATAATCTCCAGCTCAGTAAGGCGGTTTAACTGGGCCGCCGCACATACTGGTTGATTTTCTTCAAAATTTTTGATATAATATTTGTATAAGATAAAGGGACACACAGCAAAAATTATTGGTAAAGAAAATTCTGGAAAAATTTTTAAATCTTGCCCCTTGTTTGTATTGCGGGATGGAGAAGTTCGGTTATCTCGTCTGCCTCATAAGCAGAAGATCGCCAGTTCAAGTCTGGCTCCCGCAACTAGTTCATCGGTCTATGAAACGGAGTCGAGAAGAATCTCTCTCATTGATAGCCATGGTAAAATCAACTACATTAGGAATAGACAGACCTAATCTTCGTAGGCATGTAGGATGAATGAATGGCGGACGCGCACACCATAGAGCCTTCGGGTTCAGAAGAACGCGCGCTAACTCTTTCCTGGAGCGTCTGGACGCGCTTTTTAAATATACAAGAGTAAAAAGGAGAGAGTGCGGCAGCCCGTGAAGCTCACCGCACTCGTATAGTGGAGTAGCATAAAGGATAGTGCAATGGTCTTCTAAGCCATGTTGTGAGAGTTCGAATCTCTCCTTCACTATTGTTCATCATTAGATGAATATTGTTTAGCTAAGCAAAGGAGATAATAAATGTCAGTTGCGTTATTCCTTACTTTGCTTTCTATTGAGTCGGTAGTAATTGGTTTGGTAACAGAAGCTCTAAAGAAGGGTTTTCGTAATGCAGGTAAAAATCCTAGTGCAAACTTGATTGCATTAATCAATGCGGTCGTAGTAGGCGGGGGTGGAACAATTATCTATTATGTATTGATGGGAATTGCTTTCACTCCGATTAATATTGTTTGCATTATTCTTATGATTTTTGCTACTGCTATCTCTGCGATGGTAGGATACGATAAAACTGTTCAGACAATTATTCAGATTACAAGCAAAGAAACAAAGTAACTTTCCTTCACTGTTCCTGGTGACGAGTCGCGATAAAAGACAGGATAAAGCCTAAAGTAAGTTTCTCACGTATTTGAGAATTACTGCGGAGGGCGCGGCGCTCAGTGGAACCGCATATACTCGATTATCCCAAATGGCAGAGGAGATCGGTTTAAACCCGATTTAGTGTTGGTTCGAGTCCAACATCGAGTATTACTCTGGCGCCAGAGTAAAAATATTTTTAAGAAGTGAGCATTAAGAATAGAATATGCTCAAAAGGAGAATATTATGAAGATTCAGTATATTAGTGATGTAACCAATAAGGCGTATGATACAAAAGAGGAACTAGAAAAGGCTGAAGCGGCCGCCCTTAATAAGAAAAATGCTAGGGAGGCCCGCGCAAAGGAAGTTGAAGATGCTATGAAGGCAGCTCGTGACGCTAATAAGCACGCGCGCGAGGTAATGTCAAAGTTCTGTGCTGACTATGGTGCATACCATACCACAATCCATGACATTAAAGACTTCGATCCTTTTGATTGGTTTACCGATTGGTTTCTTTTTTAATTTAATTTAAAAGATATAGACACATAACAGCAATCGTATAAAAATACAAGCATATTCGAAGATGAATAATATCATAAAAGGCGAAATAGTATTGAGAATACTTCGTGGTAACCTTGCCTAAGTATTAGGCACAAATATAGTATCTTATGTGTCTAGCTATGGGGCTGTAGCTCAGCTGGGAGTAGCGCGTCTTTTGCAAGGACGAGGTCGTGAGTTCGATCCTCACCAGCTCCATGAATATACGAGATTAGCTCAATCGGGAGAGCATCTGGTCTACACCCAGAAGGTTGATGGTTCAAGTCCATCATCTCGTACTGTGTGCGTGGCAGATAGGTAATGCGGCGGTTTGTGGAACCGTTATATGAGGGTTCAAATCCCTCCGTACACCCTTGATAATTATTAAAAATTATCATATAATATATATATAAGATAAAGGACAAGAGAAAAGAAGTGGCTTCCACCACTCTAATACGGGAATATGGAATTAATAAGTTAGAGGAACTCAAGGGTAATACTCTTCAAGTGCGGGTTGTGCCGCACAATAACGGTAGGTATGCCTAGCAGCGAGGGCAAGACACTGTAAATGTCCCACATAGAAACATCGTTGGTGCAAGTCCAACCCTGCCGATTTTATATATCCCGCGCGGTCGTCTACGTTAGCTAGGATGGGAGTCTCTAAAACTCCAGAACTGGGGGCAGCACCCAGGCGCGTGAACTGCTCACTTGATGATGCAACTAACAGAGTGAGAGACTTAATAGAGTTGCAACTATGTGAAGTCCTAGACCTTGCACCAGCGAGGATGGGAACCTGCGGCTTTTGTAGATTGAAGTCGGGTCGCCGCATCTATGCATAAGCGACAAAATCTACATTTTTATTTGGGAAGATAATCAATTGAGGATGTGCGGCAGCCGCGGTGTGAAACGTCACCAAGGCAGGCAGCCCGCATATAATTTGAAAAAGTAGAAAATATATTATATAATATATATATAAGATAAAGAAAGACACATACAGCAAATAAAAATTCTTGCAAATATCTGTTAAATATTTAAGCAAACAATGTGTCTTGACTATTGATGGGGTGTAGTTCAGTTAGCAGAACGCGTCGCTTGGGACGACGAGGTCGCAGGGGCAGGACCTGTCACTCCAATTGACCTGAGGAAAGGCCGCTTAGGCGTTCAACAGACCAATCCGCAGGGGCTAATAGCCAAAGAAACGCCAAAGAATTGAGAATATTTGTTCAGAAAAGAACTGAAAATCTGGAATAGCTGTAGTGGCGAAACGGCAAACGCTGGGAGACTTAGTGCTTCCGATTCTTAAGCACGAAACAGCCCGTTGAGGGTTGGGGAGTACACTGAGACAAAACCAATAATGCAGTATCAAATCTGCGCTGGAATACATATAGTGAACAAATAAAAAATTCAGATAATCCTTTTGTAAATCATCCAGAATATCAACAAATTGGAGCGAAAGTTGTTTCTAAGGCAGTTGAACAAAGAGATATAAATAATCATAATATTTTATATAATACTTATCCATCAAGTTGTGCAGCTGCTAAAGCATTGTTTAATGATAGTTCTAAAAATAGTTTAATTAATAGGTGTGCCAATGGTAAAAAACCATCAGCTTATGGCTATTGGTGGTGTTTTGTAAATAATGGGGATGAGGTGTAAGGGTATGTGCACGCTGCGCCTGGGACGCAGAGGAGGAGTTCGAGTCTCACATCTCCAACTAACCTAGAAAAAGGTTTCTCTCGTGTCCAGCAAAATGAAAGTCATACCAGCAGACAGGTTCAGTCTCAATGCGAGAGTCGCACGCTTCTATAAATCTGGAGAAAAGAAGCTCTCATTGGGGTATAATATAATAGCAGTATAGTGGTCTCTGACACCAACAATTCAAGTGCAACTCTTGATACCCCAGGTTATTTTTATAGCGGATTCGTATAATAGTAGTACAGGAGCCTTTGAAGTTTCTGGCGGGGGAGCGTAACCCTCATCCGCTGCTAGTCAGATGGACGGAAATCATCTGGTGAAGAAATTCCATAGAAAGTCGCCCTGCTCGGGAACGCGTGTCTTTTAAAGAGTAGTTCTAGAACTTTTGCAGATATACTGACACTATGGAGGTTAGTGCTGAACCTTAAAAGCGCGACATACTCTTGTAGCATAACTGGATAATGCTTTCGGCTACGAGCCGAATGATTGCAGGTCCGAGTCCTGTCAAGAGTATTTGAAAATAATGAAAATTTTTGATATAATATATGTATAAGATAAAGAAAGAAAGGGCAATATAAAAATGACAAATGATTATCAGAAGGCACTCGATCAGCTCCTTGCGAAGTATGCTCCTTCTTATACGAAGAAGTCTACTACCAATATCACCAATGTTAAGAGCTGGGATCGGTTCATGGCTAAGATGCAGCCAATCCCCATGTTCAAGGATGATAAGGAGATGAAGAAGTACGAGAGTGACCTGTATACGGCGGCCCGTGCTGATGAGGATTCTCTAATCGAGGCTTACAAGGCTAAGAAGCTGAAGTCGAAGCGACTTATCAAAGAAGCTCGCACACTCGTCAAGAAGCGCAAGGCAGAGGCCGCAAAAGCTAATAAGGCTAAGTCAGGCAATAAGCCTGTTGATAGCACTCAGGCTATTGCTTGAGTATAAACATATACCTCCTTTCGTGGTTGGCGGCGAGACCTAAGCCGCCACCCATGTCGCACTGGTGTAGCGGATAGCATATCTGCCCTCCAAGCAGACGGGGCCAGTTCAAATCTGACGTGCGACTTATCCCATAAAAGACACATACAGCAAAATAAATTAAAGATGATTCTTTTAAAAAGAATAATATTTTAATAAGAGTGTCTTGTGCTTAATCAATATAATAAGATTGAAAGGCAATTACTGCAAATAATATTTTTGCTTCAAAATTAATTAATAAGGGGGAGAACGCAAAAGCCCTCGATTGCCTTGACTTTTTACCTTTCTTTCTTTTACATATAGAGAAGCACACAGCAAAACATATTATAATATCATATTATTTGAGATGATACAAAAGTATCAAGTAAATATTAAGTAATTAGCTTCTCGAACAGTATATAATGAACAATAGTTCACTTGATACCACGGGAAGTTACATAATGTAACTTCCCGTATTTTTTATGTCGTAGAGGTGCGGCGGACGCACGGCAGACTGCAAATCTGCTGTTAGAAAGAAAGTTCAACTCTTTCCTGCGACTTTTATTAAGCAAATTAATTTACATTTGGCAAAAGAAGAAAGGAAAATAAATTTATGAACACTTTTATGAATGGTCTGAAAAATTTTGGCAATATGACTTATACAGAAAACGGGGCAGCCGCACTGAAGTCGACAGGAAGCGCAGTTTATGATATGTTTGCGGTTGGCGCTTCATATCGTAATAGATCTGATGAAGATATTATTCTTCTTTTCAAGAACGCTCTTGAAGAGAATGAATCACTTGCGCTCAAGTGCCTCTTCTATATCAGGGACATTCGTGGCGGGCAAGGAGAAAGACGCTTCTTCCGTGTAGCGTATAAGTGGCTGGCTAACACATATCCAGCTATTGCTGAACGTAATTTAAACCAGTTTTCTGAGTATGGACGTTGGGATGATCTTGTATATATCTGTCTTAATACTCCTCTTGAGGATAAGGCTATGAAGATTATCCGTGATCAGATTAATCTTGATCTTGAGTCCAAAACCCCCTCACTTTTGAGCAAGTGGCTTCCGTCAGAAAACGCTAGCTCCGAAGATACTAAGAGGGCAGCTCATATCGTTCGTAAGCATCTGGGGCTTACAAGCAAGCAGTACCGTAAGGTTCTGTCTGAACTGCGTAAGAGAATCAATGTGCTTGAGCGTTTGATGTCTAGTAACCAGTGGGATAAGATAGAATTTGACCAGATTCCATCGAAAGCGGGGCTAGTCTATAAGAACGCCTTCGCTAGACGCGACATCATCGCTAAGAAGTATGAAGCATTTGCAAAAGATAAGTCAACTAAAGTAAATGCGGGCGCCCTGTATCCTTACGAGATTGTTGCCAAGGCAGTTAATTACTTTGGTGGCTACTACGGATATGGTAGAGGTGATGATACAGACCGCGCTATGATTGAGAAGTATTGGGAGAGTCAGAAAGATTATCTCAAAGGATCTAATCTTTCGATGCTTTGTGTTTGCGATACTAGCGGAAGTATGCGCGGCTATAATGCTTCAGCTCCCATCAATGTGGCTATTGGACTTAGTATGTATGCGGCTGAACGTGCGAATGGTCCTTTCCATAATCATTATATTAGTTTTTCCTCTCGTCCTCAGCTTATTGATATTAAGGGCGTAGACTTTGTAGATAAAGTACAACGTATCTATGACACTAACTTATGTAGTGATACTAATATTGAGAAGGTTTTTGATTTACTTCTTAGTATTGCTCAACAGCCTGGTGTAAAGAAAGAAGATATACCTGGAACCATTGTCATTATATCCGATATGCAAATAAATGCGGCTACGGGTTATTCTACTGAATGGACTGAAAATAATAGTCAGCTTGAAATGGAGAAGATTAAATCTAAATGGACAGTCGCAGGCTTTAAAGTTCCTAAATTAATTTATTGGAATGTTAGTGCAAGAGGTGAAGCAAATATTATTGATCGAGGCCCTGACGTATCATTTGTTTCAGGCTGTTCACCAGTATTATTTGAACAGATACTTTCTGGTAAGAGCGGAATAGATATTATGATGGACAAGCTGAATAGTGATCGTTATCAAGTAATTCACTAATTTTGTTAGGACAACTATATTTAATATAGTTGCCCTAATTTTATAAAATGATGTCGACATTAATGGGACACATTAGATTATATTAATATAGGAGAATATTTATGTAGAGTAAAACAGAAGATTTAACTAATAAAAAATTTGGACGATGGACTGTATTACATCGAACTGAAAACCCAAAAGGTGGTAGAGATGCTTATTGGCTTTGTCAATGTGAATGTGGTACAATTAGAGCCGTTATAGGTAAAAATCTAAAAAATGGGCGTTCTACTTCATGTGGTTGTTGGAAAAAAGAACAAAATCGCCAACAAATGATACAATACAATAAAGAACACGCTGCTATTAATATTACAGGAGAAAAATATGGTTTATTAACTGCATTATAGCCTACCAATGAACGAAAGCGTGGAAGCGTTATTTGGAAATGCAAGTGCGATTGCGGTAATATTTGTTATTATTCTGTGGATGAATTGAGACAACAACATAGTATAAAAAGTTGTGGTTGTTTAAATACTTCGTGCGGAGAAAAAATTATTGAAAATATATTAAAAGAAAATAATATTCCATATACAAAAGAATACAAACAAGAAAATTGGAAATTTCCAGATACCAATGGTTATGCAAGATTTGATTTTTATTTACCAACATATAATAGATTAATTGAATTTGATGGACGTCAGCACTTTGAAGAAATTAGTGGATGGGATAATGCAACAACACTTGCAGAACGACAAAAACGCGATGCAATAAAAAATAATTTTGCAAAAGAGCAAGGTATAGATTTAATTCGTATTCCATATTGGGAAGAATCAAATATAACATTAGACAATTTATTAAATGAAAAGTACTTAGTAAAGTGATTGCGGCAGCCGCGGGGTGAAACGTCACTAACCGCGAGCCGCCGCAACAATGTCATTTTCAATATGTAAAAGGAGAGAAAGTATGGTAGTAAAACAGTTTGATACAGAAAGAGACGCAGCATTAGCATTTAATCTTTTACAGAATTTAGAGAAAGCAATAGTAGCTTCAAAAAAGGCTTTCAGACTTCCAGAGATTGAAGATGTAATCTTTAATGATCCAGCAACAATTGTTTTCTGGTCTGATGGTACAAAGACAGTAGTTAAGTGCCAGGAGGATGACGAATGGGATCCTGAAAAGGGACTTGCAATGGCTATCTCAAAGAAAGCTCTCGGTAATAAAGGAAACTTCAATGATAAGTTTTCCTATTGGCTTGAAGAATAAAGCATAAAAAAATTGCCCCTATGTGATAATAATGTCACATAGGGGCTTTTATTTGTTTGGTCTTGGCTTCGGGGCGCAGTCGAGTGTAATCTTGAAACCAAAATTGCTTTTGAACTTTTTGAATCTAAAAATAAGCCTTTGCTAAAAAGCAAAGGCTTATGTATAAACTTAGTTAAATCAGAACTCAGCCCAGGTCAAGCCTTCGCTGACTAGACTATCTGCATACTTCTTAGCACCTGCGATAGTGTTGCTATCTTTGGTATCTGTAGTAGAATCACCAAGGACTGCGGTCTTAACTGCATCTGCGGAGCCCTTTGCGTCATAGTTACCAGCGAGGCTGTCTGCATACTTCTTAGCACCGAAGACTGTATTATCAGTAGCGTCATCAGTCTCTTCACCCCGAACTTCGTCAATTTCCTTGACCAGAGATGTCTTAACATTGAAGGAGAGATTCTGCGCATACTTCTTAGCACCGAAGACTGTATTAGCAGTAGCTTGATCATCCGGTTTACCCAGAACTGCGGCAGCAGCACCGGCCGCATCAAAGCTAGCTGCACTCTTGCCAGAATCAGTTAAGTTACCATTAGCATCGAGTCCTGCGAAGTTACCATCAGTAGCTCCAGTAACCTTATCAGCCTTAGCACCAAGACCTGTGCCAGAACCACCAATTACACCATCAATACGTTCAAGAGCAGCTCCAACTGTTTCGCCATCTGCGGCGCCTTCAGCTGTTTCTGCCTTATACTCTACATCAGTAGCTTTAGGAGCGTAGTTTACAACGCCATTGGTCTTTGTAAGAGCTGCACCATTAACCTGTACTGTCTGTACTGCGCTATCAGCTTTATCAAGAGATGCCTGAACAGTAGTAGCAAGTTTAGCTTTTGTAACAGTACCATCTGTAATTGTAGCAGTTACTTTATGGTCATCACTAACATTAACAACAACCATATCGCCATCTGCGGAACCAGCAGTTACATATTCAATCAGGTCTGCAACATTGATATATACCTTGTCATTTGTTGCATTAGCAAGAGTAAGAACAAGGAATGTACCCTTGTGAGTTGCATCATCAAGTGTCTCAACATCACCGCTAGATACTACCATATCCTTAGCAATGTTAATAGGTACACCAACATTAGTACCGTTCTGTGTTACATGATAAACTGCTGCATATTCACCAGGAGCTTCATCTTTTGTGACACTAATTACTGCTGCTGAAGCAGTAGCAGATACCTTAGCATATAAAGCTTCAAGAGCCTCTTGAATATTAGCTGCGGCAGTATCATCAGCTTTATTAAGACCTGTGATAGTCGTGATTTCAATGTCAGAAGCTACAAGAGCATCAATAGCATCCTTGATAGATTTCTTTACTGAACCCGCAGTTGTTTCATCAGCGTTAAGAGTTTTAAGCGCTGTAGTGTTTGCGGTTGCCGCTGTCTTAAGTTCATTGATAGCTGCTACGACTGTTGACTTCTCTGTTGTAGTTAAGTCTCCAAGAGAACCTACAATATCATTTACATTTCTACCTGTAAGGTCTTTGTCGCCCTTGAAGATTGCTCCGCCCTTATCGGTAATGAAATAAAGGGTGTTAGCATCCTTAGCCGGGATGGCCTGGTATTTCTCAAAAGAACCAAATGCAAATTTTACATTAGCCATGCCTTATATATCCTCCTTAAAATGTTGTCCATTCGATGTTTGCTTGATTACAAGAAATTTCTTCCTTAGTTGCTTTATCATCGTCAGAATAAGTTAATAAAACTATCATAGGTGTATTGTCTTTAACCTAACTATAAAAAATTACTTTCTAGTTAGTTTCTGTATCTTTAGTTACTGTAAGTGTGCGCGGGGCCCGGTCAATCACCGTCATGACCTAGCCCTCCGCGTCTTCTTTATAGTACCCAGAGAGTGAATAGACACCGTATGGTAGTGTTTGTAGCTAGATGGGAGCATCTTGAGTCCCCCTCGCTGTGGCGATAGGCTTGTTATATAGTTTATCATAGTCAGTTGTTCCGCCCCCACCACCGGAGCCGCCGCCTGCCCTGAAGCTACCATAAAATGAAACCCCACTCATTAATACGGTCTCCTTTCAATTAATAAACAAAGTCTATAGTAGCTTGAGCGCCTTCGGGGAAAATTAGACTTTTAACATTAACTATTGAGTCCAATTCAAAAACACCAGTTTCACAAATCTCCATTTCCACGCCATTGATAAGAACCTTAGTTCCAGGTTCTGTGATGATACCAATCTTATAAAGAATCGGTGCGGTTGTTTCTGGAGTCTTCAAATCTATTGCTCCGCCTTTAGCGAGGAGGTCTACGCCGGCTTCGAATGTTCCCTTTACTTGATTATATCGACCATTCAATACCATAGTTATTTATCCTCCTTTGATCAGGCTTTATTCGCCTTCTATAATATTTTATTTTCTGTAGAGGTTGTCTATAATTGTTTTTGTCCTCAAGAATAACTTTTTTTATTCTCTACAGATTAGATATAGGAGTACAATAAAAATCTGCAGTCCAAAACCAGGGAAGATTCAAATTTCTTGCGTTTTCATTGAATTGACAACAAAACATATCTTTCTTTAATTTATAAATAACATTAGGCTTACCGACAGTTAAAGAATTAATTTCTTCAATTAACTTTCCACGCTCTTCCCAATGTCCATCATCATTACCAACTAAGCAGTCTCTGCTATGTTGACTAGATGCAAAACACGCTAACTGGCCAGCCGGTGTATAAAGAGACTCGTCCTAAAATCGGTACAACTAGGCCCCCGCAGGTAATAGTGGACCATTCCAAACTTGGAAAGGCTTATATACTCTGTAAATTTTATCCATACTCCTTGTATCTCCTTAATTAATTATTAATATTTTTCTCCAGTAAGTTCTTCAAACTTCTCTTTTGAAATAACATTATTTTCTACATCAGCTCTCATTAATTCAAGAACCTTGTCTCTATAGTATGCGGGACAATCTTCAAATCTTTGAGTCTCCGCTTCAATTCTATTTCTCCAAATCTTAGGCATTAGTCTTTCCTCCCTCTAGTTTAGCTACTTTCTTTTCAAGGGCTTCGATTCTTGCTTCAATGTCTGTATTAAAATCACATAAAGCATCCTGTGAATCACTAATGCCGGAAGCATTTTTAATATGTTTTTCCAAGAAATAGTTATCAATTCTTGAATCCAGTGCGTTCATTTGCTTTTGAACTGAATTAAAAGCTCTTAGTAACTCTTCTGTCATATCCTTATGTCTCCTTTTTTAACTCTGTTTCAAGCTATTTATATAACAAAGTCATATTGTGCAACGACAATTTATTATCATATTTTTTAGCGTTACTTGACCAGGATTGAAAACTCATCTCTATTGCCGAGAAAGGTATTTTACCTTCTCTAACCTTTTGTCCTAATTTCTTAAGTTTTCTTCTCTAACTAGTTATATTCTTACGAGATAACTACTTAATGATTTTACCAGTCTGAATAACTCTAATATTTTTCTTTAAGAAAGTCATTCCATGACCTATTTTAGTAATTTTTATTTTGGTAGGTTTTAAAGTTAAATCTAACGCATCAGCTTCTTCATGTAACGCATTGACAATTTGTAATGCTTCTTCTTTAGTATGGACAATCGCATAGCTATCATCCATATATCTACCATAATATTTACAATGCTCTTTCTATTTAATTCTCTTATCTAATGAAGTAGGATAATAAATAGCGCAGATTTGAGATACTTGGCTACCTAGACCAAGCCCTCTATTTCCGAAGCAATTAATAAAATATTCAGTTAATTCTAATATATCTTTATCTGGAATGATTTGCTAAAGTTTCTAAAATAATATCTAATGATTAATGCTATTAAAGAAATCGGAGAAATCAAATACAACTACATAAAAATCATTTCCCCATTCTCTATATGCTTTCTCTAAATGTTTATACAATCTCTATAAAGTAAATTGAACACCTTTGTCCTTTAAACTAGCGCCATTATCATATATTAGATATTTCTGAATTACAGGAATAAGGTAATAATCGCATAAACATCTTTGAACAACTCTTTCAGATATATGTACTGCACGAATATGTCTTTTCTTTCCACGCTACATAATATTAAACTAAACAAAACCTCTGCTTTTATAGGTTTTATTTAATAATCGATTGCGTAATTCAATTAATTCAGTTGGAAAATTTTGCTAATATATTTGAATACTAGCTTTCCACCTAACACCTTTTCTACATTGAAAAAATGAACTAATTAAATTATCTAATGAAAACAACTAATCTAATGTATGTGGAATATTATCTTTCTTATTCGCTTTCTTTTGTTGTTGTCGTATGATTCTATTAATCTTTTTCATAATATTAAACAAAAAAAATATTCCCAAGGCAGTGGGTGGTAATATCTAATTTACTAACTGCTTATATAATAAGATTTGAAAAATTGAATAAATTAGAAAAACTTCAATTCCAAGCGTAGGTAGCAAACACTCATTATATCCTGAGAATCAATTTAATAAATTAAAAATAATTTATAGAGTCATCAGTTCCTTCAAATGTTTATTTCAATAATTATATACTAAATTTATAGTACCACAAGACACTATAATAAAGTTATATCCTAGATCAGCCTCATTACCAATCTATCTAACAGATAGTATATATAATTTAAATGTTTAAGAATAAACATTTAAATCGCAGGCAACAAACCCATTGTTACCGTTGGCCGCGTTATTGTTGTTGGCACTCCCGTTCGAGTTCACATTGCAGAAGTTATTTGAATTGCCCGAATTAACTGAACGCAAGAACCAGTTATTAGCGGAAGGGCGCATAAAGCGCCCTTCCAAAACTAACAAACAGTATCCTTTTTAAGCGAAACAAAATTAAAACAAGTAAATAAGGAAAACTAGAATATGAAGACGAAGTATCAGGAGAAAACTGACCAACAATCAACGAAATAAGTCCAACTTCACTTCGAGATCATTGCTAGTTTCCAACTAATAACTCGTTACTATTTTTGGTTGATAAGTTACTTTTTATTCATCTTTCTATGGTCATTCGCTAAATCATGAATGGCATTATCTAAAGATTGAATACATTTGAACAATTGATTATATAATTGTTCTTTCTAATGCGGAGTCATTTGTTTATGGTCATCATATAACTCTGTATAGACTGACAGTTCAGCATTAAATGCTTGTAGCGTAGTATAGGCTTGCATTAAAGCGTCATGGGCTTCTTCATAATCTTTCTAATTAGCCATTTTTCTATAAAAATTATATCCTATAACCTAGTGCTAGTAAACAAATTGAGCCATCCCCTAGAACTTACCTAAGAAAGTAAGATTAAAACGCTTTTTCTACCCATATCTAAATAACATGACAACTAAATCTCTGCCGTCTTTTAAATATTCTGTAGAAGCAAGGTCTCTACTAGATACTAGAACTGACACCGATTAGTTCACCTCCTTTCTATATCCTTCTATATATCGAAAAATTTTACCCATTAAGCTGAAGCGCAGGCAACAAACCCATAGCCACCGGCGGCCGCGCGATTGTAGTCGGCACTCCCGCCCGAGCTCACAAGGCAGAAGTAATGTGAACTGCCCGAATAAACTGAACGCAAGAACCAGTGATTAGCGGAATTCGTTGGCGTACCATCTACGTTTGTCCAATGCATTATTTTACGAGAAGAGGTCTTAAAGTAGGTGTACTGCGTACCTTCGTTTGCAGGAGCATACTTCTTAGCACCTTGTACTTCAAACTCAGATAACATAAATATCTTCTCACTAGAGTCACTTTGCGTAGCAGAATTATATGACATACAAGTTTTTCTTGTAGTTGTCTTAATAACTTCCTGCCATGGAGTAGGCATAGCTTTTAAGAAGGTATCATTTAACCAAGTACGACGTGCGCATTGTGCCCAGCCACCATTATTAGTGTTACTGGAACCATTCATAGTAGAACCACCATTGTTATCACCTTTAACCATTAGGTCTTGCATCCCGATAGTGACAGAAGCTGTCGTTTTACCATCTTTAGGAGTAGCAAGTGTATCATGATCAAAATCTAAAATAACAAATCTCATTTTTTGAGCTACATGAGATGCGGTACCAGGCCATTCTCCTGCATTATTTCCAGATAATTCATTCATAGCAGCTAAATCCATTACAGTAGCCTCATTAACTGCCCAATAATCTTGTAAATTAATTCCATTCTCTCCATAAGATGCTTCAATCATTGCAGCAAGCTGTTCTGGTGTACCTTCAGTAAACTGAACCAATTCCAAAAACGTACATTTAACTGCATTATCTTTACTTAAATGAGTAGAGATAACAATATTCTATGTTTTAGTTGTTTTACCCTTAGTAGCAGTTACGGTATAAGTATCTGACTTATGAATAACTAACATAGTAGTACCATCATCACCAATAGTGCCTGTATATTCTTCTTTAGTATTAACACCAACAGCTTTAACACTAGCACCTTTATCAGAAGTAACAGTTAACCAAGCAGTAAAGTACTGATATGTCATTGAATATGATTGCTGTCCATTCGCAATAGCCGTTCTTGAAGCAGTAGCCGCAGGTGTCATCAATCCATCTACTTCACTTACACTAACTGTATAACTATGACCAGGTAGAATAACAGCTTTAGCCTCTCCTGCTGCCGTCATAGAAAGATTCTGTGTATACTGACTATCTGTTTGGTCTGTAACAGTAATAGTATGCGCTCCAAGCTCAGGAACATCTACTCCTTCAATAGGAGCTACACTCGTTGTGATAGTAACAACTTCGCCTTCTACTGTGGTAACATTAAACTGTGCAACTCTAGTTACTCCACCTTCAGAATATGAAACAGTAATTGTCTGAGGGTCAGTTGCAACAGAAGCAGCAGTTGTCGGTGAATAAGTAATATTCTCATTGTCCAACACTTCTGTATTACCACTAGTATATGTAGCAGTAACAACCATACCATCAATATTAATAGGATCATTAGCATTATAAGTTAGCTGAGTAGGTTTCGTAGTAATCTCAATACTATCAAGAACTCTTGATACTGTAAAGCTCTGTGTAGTAGTCTTAGTTACATCACCTTCAGTATAACTTACTGTAAATGACTTATCATCTTCATACAGTGCGGTCCCCGCTACAGGGTCTACCGTAACTGAACTTGTGACGTTTTCAGTGGCGCCGCTATTATACTTTGCAGTAACAACCATACCAGATAGATTAAGCGTTTCACCTGCTGTATAACTTAATTTAGTAGGTGCTTTTGTAATCTCAATGCTATCAAGTGTTCTAGTAACAATAATAGGCTGATTTGCTGGATGCGTTGCCCCAGTTGAATCAGTATAAGAAATATCAATCTTTGTTACAGTTTCATATACTGGAGTTCCTTCTGCAGGGACATAAGTACAAGAATTAGTAACATCGTCTGAAGTACCATCAGACCATACTGCAACTATCTTTAATCCTGTTAAGTCAAGAAGCTCTCCAGCTTTATAATTTGTTTTAGTAGGTCTACTAGCAATTTGTAATGTACGCAGCTTTACAGTTCCGTCACCTGACCCACTAGTTAAAAATACTTTCCCCATTCTCTATTTATCTCCTTTTACTCATCTTCCGCAGCTAATACTGCTATTTGTATATTAATATCAATAGCGTGAGAACTAACAGCATAAAAAATAATACCATTATCTATAGTCTCACCATAATAAATATCTGAAAAAGCAAGAGTAGCACCTAAGTCCTTAGCTCCTGCTTCAGAATTTAAACCAACTAATACACTCATAGCTGAAGTAATTCCATCAATAGCTACTGTTTGCGTAAAATAACTGTCAGCGGCGACCCACCCAGACCCAGATAAGGTAGCCGTATAGACGGCCGCCACAGATGAAGAAACCGCACTCAGCATACCATTTGCATCTGCTGTAATAGTAGTTCCATCAGGTTTAACTAAACCTAACTTATCTTTCGTAGCGGCGCCTGGCTTATTTAAAATCTGCGCGCGCCCCTTCGTAGCGTTCCAATCTGGAGTTGGATTAATTTCATGTCTAGTTATACCACCATCATCGTCGGCCGCATCTATAAATAATCCACTATCATCTGTTGTTAAGTAGAACTTTCCGTCAGATAATGTGGCTGGTAGTCTCCCGCTCGGACCACGATTCAAAAGTTTATCTTCTGCCATTTCATTACCTCACTTATACTACACTTAACATACCAATTTTAACTTGTAAGTCTATATCAGGTTTTGTGTCTGCATAAACCGTGATAAAGTTTTTTCCAGTTACACCGTAATAAATATAAGCAAACTCTGTTGCTAAGTCATCGTTTTTCATAGCACCCTGATCTGCTGACATAATAATATCAGTTTTATCAGTTATACCATCTACTGTAACGGTTTGAATGAAGCGACCAGAATTATCACTAATCTCAGTCCAGCCAGACGCAGGGAAAGTTACAGTTAATACTGCGTTCATATCTCCTACAGTTTCACTCAAAGCGCTAATTTGCTTTTGCAAATCTAAAGCAGATTGTACTTGTTGTACTACATAAGCTGCCTCAGGCCATGCACTCATTTTAACTCCTCCTTAATAGATGTGTTATTTGAAGAGGTTGTAATAGTTGTTTCCTTTCGGCGCAGTTCTGTACCACTTGGCATTTGACGTAATATAGCACTAATAGTAATAGATTTATCTGAATTATTTCTAATTCTAGTTGATACTTGATAATATGACTTTGTACTATCGCCCATAACAGCAGAAGTAGCATAGTTTTCAATAATATTCACTACACCATTAGCGTCTGTATCAATAGTCGTTGAATGATCACCACCAAGTTTAAACTATTCTTCCAGGTCTAACCCACTTGCCATATCAACCAAATTACCATCCGTACCAAAAGGAATTAAAGAATTGTATGAACTAGAGTTCTTCTCTCTGATTCCTTTAATTCGTTCTATAGCCATTCTTAATCTCCTTTTTTACTTCAGTAATAACCTAAATATATTAATCAAAAATGCCCTTACTCAGACACCACAAACCAATAACCTTTATCATTTAGTATGGCGGCGTCCGCGTCATCTGGCTTTGAACCAGTACTATCGGCTTTCGCAACCAGCATCGTAAGATGAGGCTTTACACTTGTAGATGATAAATCCTGGATCTTATACCAACCCTTATTACCGATATAATCATAAGCATAAAGCTCTATCATACCGCCATTCTCTACAGTTGCAACCCAACCTGCTCTATTTGCGGTCGCCGCATCAGTCCCAAAACCACTCGGATACGCAGCCTTTAAAGCATCAAGCGAGGTATAATGACCAATGATGTGGTTCCCAGAAAGAATAGGACCTAGATTCTCCCAACGGTATAGCTGGGTCCCCGCACTTTCATTTTTCTTACCGTCCGCATCCAGTTCATAATAATTAATCAATCCATCTCTATACTCAGGACTAGACCAGAGAATACATAGATTATCACCATATAATTTTGCATTAACTACATAATTTAAGTTATCAGAAATAATTGTTTCATCTCCAATAACAGGGTCGCCACTATCTGTGTGACCTATATTATAATTAGCAAATAGATTCTGCTCTTGAAGAATATCGCCTTTGTTCTTAATACCAATTTTATTAATTGTTTTCAATTTCAAAGGTAATGTAACAGTATCCTTGACACCATTTGTTTTTGTAGAGTAAGTAACAACGATAAAATTATCATTATTCAAAGATAAATTATCTACAGACTTTAATGTAGTAGCTAATGTATCTTCATCTCCTGTATTATAGATGATTCTAATCGTACCATTATCATCTATAACCATCTATTTAACAAACTTGATTTGTGTAGGAATATATTCAATGTTATGTCCATCCGCATCAGTAGTAGGATAAGAAATTACATCACCTTCTGGACTAAGCGTAGGAATATCATTTATAACAATGTTCCCCCTACCATCTCTATTGTAGGTATTATATCTAATAACAAGATTTTGTAGCTGGTCATCAAAATATACATCTTCAATATTCTTAAATGTACTAACTTGTGTTCTCTCATTTATGTCAGTATACTTGGCATAAACGCTACCATCTTTATCTATTGAAAAACCTTCAAGTAGACGAATATTAACAGTATCGTCATCTCCTGCGGTATAATCAATAGTAAGAAGATTAGGAGGAAGCGGGTTCTACTTAATAACTTGCCAAACTACTGAACCATCAATAACCTTGCTTCCTTCTACGTAATTAGTTAATACTAAATTGCTATCACTTGTCGTACCTGCGGTTCTACTATCTGAATTAGTGCTGCCAATGCACATGAGCAATAACCCGCTAGGTAGTGTATTATTCTTAGCAATAGTACCAATAGCATAAGATGTAGAGCGTGCGGCAGCCTGATAAGTAACTGGTTCATTAGTATTACTTGGTGTTATATCTTTAATAACTCTATAAGCACCAATGTTAGTAATTTCCTTTTCACCAGCTTCACTATTTTCATAGTTAGTTCTAGTTACTTCAAAATACTGAGCTTCTTCGTCATCTTTATTGACAACTAAATTATTTACATCTGCGCCATGCTTACCTCTAGGTACACTAATCTTCCAGCTACCAGTAAAAGGTCTATTAACAGTCTGCTCTGCTAATTCTGCGGGCGCGTCATAAGGACTAACCTCTTCTGCGGAAAGATGTAATACATAGTATGGAATAGTAATACCTAATTGGCATCCATATACATTACCATCTTTATCCTTTAGCGTAGTATACTTATAAGTAATATTATCTTGTGTATCACCTGCTACACTATCAATCTCACCAGTGCCAGACGTTGCGCCATCTGTAATCTCTGACTCTTTTACAATATGCAGTTCTGGAGTCTCGCCCTGCGGACCTACAATCTGTCCAATATATTCTGCGCCCGCGCCAGGAGCAAGAACATAAGCAGTAAATGCTGTTTTATATGCGGCCGGGTCAGGGTTACCTGTGGTCGGGTCCTTATAGTCAGATAGGACAGGGGCCGCCGCAATGTCTTCAGTATAATTAAATCCTCTTCGGTAAATTATACCATTCTCAGGGTTTTGCTTCTAATGATTATTTATAATAGTATCTATAATAATATACTATCCATAACCTACTTCATTATAACTCCCGCCCTAAGAAAAAGCTTTACACATATCTAATACACTGTCGAAATGTTGTACTAGATTATATGTGATGCCTGATTTACCACCATAAAATGATGTTACACTAGACATCGTTTTTTCCTCCTTTTAACACTCATTCTCCTGTTACATAATTAACAATTACACTTTCAGGAGTATCATAAGTAAAACTTAAAGAAGTAATTAAAGTGTATCCACTTGATTCATACATCCCAGTTCTACCCATCTCTATTAATTCACCGTTAACACTAAAGCTAAAACCACTTGAATACTTTTTCTTATTATCAAAAGGCATTAAATCTTTTCTATCTATTGAAATACCTATTTTCATTGTCCCTGTATTAGAGCCAAGGACATTTACCCCAGCTTTAAATGGCCCTTTAAGTTGACAAATTTTTCCTTCGTTCATTTAATCAACCTCCATTAACCATCATAAGCATAATCTAATATAAAATCATGGACATTAGTGTTAATAGAACCATTTGGGGCACTAAAACCAACAAAATTAATTAGAATACCATTATTAACTTCATAAACTCCAGACCGCCCCACTCTAATAGGTTCATGATTAATACAAATTAAAGATCCAGGTTTCGTTTGAATACCTATCTTTATAGCATTTTCTATTGGTAAAATATTATTTACAACAGAAACATCACCATAAGTTTCAAGATTAATACTAGTAGCAATATCATCTCTACTTATAGACTATAGATAATCATAATTAGTTCTACTTAAAATAAAACCTAAATACTTATATGTATTATTTGGAGTAAATATAATATCATAAGAAAAATATTCTGTATTTACTCCTTCTATATAAGGTTCTGCTGTAATATTAGAATTAATTATTTGATAAGTTCCTTTTTTATATTCACCGCCTGTTGTAGAACCATCATCAGCAAAAAGCTCAAGTTTAAAAGCCAATGAACGAGGGTCATTTATATCATTGGTTATAATATAATTATTAAATCTAGGATCATTAATTGCTATTCGTTTAATTCTAAATCTTAAATAATAACTTTTATCAGAAGTAAATGACCCATTATTTACAGCAATAGCGTAATCTTTAAATTGTCTATTAGCATATCCTGCTGTGGTAATTGCGGCGGCCCTATAATTTACATCAGACAAATAAGAAACACTTGAACTTTTCCTTATTTGACCTAATTTATACGCCATCCTTTTATCTCCTTAATTATAATTTCTGTTGACATTTATAAGCAGATATATTCATCAAAGAATCTATATCTAAAGGTAATGATATAGACTGAATCATATAATCTCCATTAATTCCTATAACATTATCTTTCACACTAACTCTTGTGTTAGGTTCAAGATAATAAATAGGTATAGATGATAATTGAATAGTTTCATTCATATTAGTATATTGATATAAAAGCTATGTAATTCTTTGATAACAACTATTCTGAGTTCCTCCTACAGTAAATAAATCAAATAATGTTTGATCTACTTGCATATAATCCTGACCTCTTGCAACGCATTCATTTATTTGCTCTTGTTGCTACTAATCAGATAAATTAATATCAATAAATACTAAATCTGGTATGGATTGTTCAAAAACACAATTAATTTTATCTTCTGAAACAACTACACTGCGGCGGCCTATATTCTAAATACTATATTGACCAACCTAAGAATTATCATCTATTAAATCTAACCAGTAATTAATTTTACTTGGATTTTCTCTTACACTATCATAGAATTTTTGAGTCTTAAGATTAAATAATTTAGGCCATTCATTTACTAACTAAGTAAAATAATAAGGTTGAGCAGTACCGGTATCTAAAGCCTCAACACCCTAATAATATAGTTCCTCTCTCCAATCTACAGTAGTTACAGTATAATTAGGTAATTCAATTTCATTAAATTCTTTTTTAATCTAATTATACATATAATATTTAGGAGAAGTTAAATACCCAATTACATATATAGTATTCTACTTCCCCTAAGGAGGAAGAACCTAGACCTATTTCATAAAATCTGCGGCCGCCCTAATTATACCATTATCATCTGTATAATAACTTACATAATGTGTTTGGCCTATCTATGGTTTTTTATCTATAGCTAAATGGTATCTAACAGGAATCTACGTCTAGCCATCTGCTAATTTGCGGACACCCCAAACTAAGAAATCATTTTTAACATTATTATAATTAGGAGTATTACTTGTACTAGATATTAACTTAGTCCCCTAAAAACTATATACAGATTTTCCGCTAGAGAAGTCCACATTATAATTAGGATCTCTATTAATATGATTTAATATCTCCGTAGTGTAAGTCGTATTTAAATAATTTTTTATCTCTTGAAAATGAAAATAACCATTCACATCATAAAAATATTCATAATTACCAAGTGTTGAAATAATTTTATCTAATACACTTGTAACTGTCGCCCCAGCATCACAATTTAAATCGCCAGGATAAGTAAAATCAGTTAAAATGAATCCGATGTCGGAACCTGGTTCGTATGTGATAATATCTGACTCCTATACGCCGTAAGCACCTGCGGCCGCCGTAGCCTAATCATAAGTATAATAGAATTGTCTAGTAATTGTGTCATCTACTGTATGCTATAAATAAAATATAGGTTTATTCCCATTATATCTCATGACTTGTTTTATTTTATCATCTAAGTCTTCGATAATAATTTTAGCTGCATCTTCAGCCCCAAAATGATTAACAAGCTAATATATTATCTTAGATATAACTGGATAAGTTATTTCCCCATATTCATTCTCTTCCTAACTGAAAGTGACTGCAGCGGGTATAACTCCTCCCAAATCTCCATTCAATAAACACATTTTATCTTTAAGAGAAATATTAATAGTTACTCCCGAATTTTGATGACTCAATGAGACCGCCGCAATCACAAATATTCCTAATGGAAACCAAACTATATCACCATATTTAGGATTTATTTCATTCTTAAATCCTAATTCAAGTTTAAGTTTCCTATTAATAGATAAATTTTGATCTATATTAGTTAAATCATTTTCTTGCTCTTCTGCGAACATACTAAAATTGGATGTACGCCTTAAAGAAGAATTACCATCTAGGTTTAAAGAGCCTGAAGTAGCTTTACCTTGAATCTCTACTATAGGCTCTTCTCCCCAAGTTAGTATAGTTAAACGCACATATTGTTCTTTAATTCGCAGATTATCTAATTCTTTAAGAAAAACAGAATCTTGTAAAAAATCTGTACTATTCATCAATATATGCCTTTCTATGTTTCTATTTGATAATTAACGATTGCATTGACAGGGCAAGCTATTTCATAAGTTTTTGTGTTAGGTAAATATGCGGCGGGCCACCATTTACCATTATAAAAGATATGGGCGACGCCATCCTCATAAGCAGATAACTGAGTCACAACTGTAGGCTTAGAACTATTAATCATACCTTGATGATTATTTAATTTTCTAGCTTCAATACTTACTCCATAAAAATAAGCATCTGTAATAGTTGATGTGTTATCACCTGGGTCTATAAATAACTAATTTGTTTCATCAATTATTAATTTCTAATAATTACTGTCTGCTTTTGTCTGAACATAAATAATTGTACCTTGATTAGCTTCAACATCTATATTCTTTAAAGAATTCACTTTTAAATAATATTCATCTAAATCTTCATGATATTTTTGATAAATAGTATTCCATAAACTAGACTTGGAATTAAAATTACCGAAAAGTTGGCCCATAACACTTTTATATATTAGGGAATTAGCAATATTACTTGTATCTTTTTCTTCTGACAGTTCAATTACAAAATCTAATAATATTTTTGTATCTTTGAGTGGGGTAATATTCCAACTAGATGTAATAGATACATCACTACCTCTTATCTAGTATATATTATTTGGAGGCTCAATTAATATATTCTAACCATTTATATTAATTAAAGTACCAAGTAGAGTATTTTCATCTACTGTATCTACGCCTTCAACAAATGGACTTAACACTCCATTATTATTATTAATTAAATAAGGCTCTGAATCTATCTCAATACGCATATAAGAAATAGAAAAATCATTAATTAATATATCATTAACACTTTCCCCTACATGGTATTTAGATTTAATAGTTTCTATATTACTTTTTATGCCTGATGTTCCTAGTAAATTAAAATTAGCAGGATAAGCTTGCTCCTAGATAGAACCATCTTCACTATATTTAAATCTATTCAGCTGCCCTAATGTTGTCTATGACCAAGTAATACTATTCTGCGGCGCCCCTATTTTTTGAATATTATATTTATCAAAATTCTAAATTGTAGGTTCATCGATTTCTATTGCGGTGCAATCGAAAGAATAAAGCAGCCGCCCCAGTTCTTGCTTAGGAGTAAGTGTGATACCCATTAACTTAATAAGGATATTTCCCTAAGTTAATGATTTAAATAATTTAGGCTTATTATCATATAAAAAAGTTTTAACTTTTTCTCTAAATTCTCTCTATAATGTGTAATCATACTCTCCTGAAATAACATTTAAAGTATGGCTTCCATGAGCCTATTTATATAGACTCGTTTCGTTATCTAATAATTCATCTTCATTAGTAAATAAATTATTATTATCCATGCAAGCTGTAATTAGACCACTTAAAGGAAAAGAATGATAATACATATTACCATTACGTCTTACATATGGATATTTGCTACCTATGGTATCTGTTTTTGATTCTCCTATATTAATTGAAGCGTTAGCAATATTAGTATCATATCTAAGTTTTAATTGTAGGGCCTAAGATTTAGACCCGCCCTTTTCTACAAGGAAAGCATCATCAAACTAGCCCATCTATTTACTAGATGTAACTAGACTACCTCTGCGCCCCTTCTACCTTAATTGCGCTCCATACTGATAGAATACTCCAGATTTAATAGTAAAATCATCAAATTCCCACCTAATAGTAGAATCTATTGTTGTATAATTAGCTACATCCTACCATATTTGAAATTGAGATTCAGAAGAAGTACGTCTAAGTGTAATATTATTCCCTCTAGCAGTAAAAACCGCATTAACTACAACTGCCGCATATCCATCTTCCTAGTTGATCTACAATTCTACTGTACCATTTAACGGAGAACTAGCAAATGTAATAACTTGAAATTTATATGAAATACTATCTTTATACCCGTTTCTTGTCTATATTTCATAAGTAAGAGTATAATGGGCATTATTCTTCATAGTATAACGCAGTTGACATTCCATTTGAGTTTTACCATTTACAGAAGTGAAAACATTAGCTATTTGTTCTCCTGAATCAGCTAATAATTCGTTCCCCTATTCATTATAAAGTTTTATTCTCCAAGTTTTAAGAGTCTATTTACCATTTCTTGTATTATTAGGGTCATATACTCCTACGAATATTGGTTCAGCAGAACCATAAGTATTAGTAATAGATGAATCTGCATCCATGAAATTCGTTATGTATATCTGCGGAGGTACTATTGGTTTTATCAGTGTAACAGTAGACCATTCAGATACATCAGACGATAAATTTGCGGCGGCCGCATTACTAGGCCATGCCCGACCACTAAACCTGAGTTGTACTTTATAAATCATATCTGGATCAAATGGTGATTGAACTAAGTCACTTGGGTCTAATGTAACGTAATATAGAGTCACCCCATCTGACTAAATATGATGTATTGTGGTACATTTAATTTTATTTGGATATTTATTTGTATTTAGAGCATTTCTATTATTTGTTTGATACTTAACAGTTAGTTGAACTTGTGCTATACTGCTAAGTGAATTAAATTGCGAGAGCTGGAAATAAATGTTAACCGACTTAGTATACGGAAAAGCATTTTGACCCGCCGCAACAATAGGTGGGAATAACATACCCAATCCCTCCTTTTATCTCTTAATTAGTTATTTCTTCTACGGGGCGGTAGTAGGTAAATCAACTATTTCATCTTTAATCCTGTCAATTATGCCATCGCCACCTAAGTTTTTGTATGCTAAATATAATGGGTGATATACTTCTCGTTCATCTAAAGTATAATAACCTTGTCTCTTAGTGTGTCCATAGTTCTAGAGTAAAGCTATACGTATCAAACCAAGCATAGCCTACTTAAAAGTATGTCTCTATTGTTCTTGCTCTAACTTCATTTGACGCTATTTCTATCTATATTCATGTGTCTCTTTGTCTCTCCGATTAAGACGTATAGATATAGAAGTACTAATAAAAGCTGAAATAGCTCCAATGCCTATCGTTATGAGTTGAGTTAAAACTGGATTCATTAGAATCTCCTTTCTCTAAAGGGTGTATTTCATTACCTCTAAAAATAAAAGAAAAAAGGGCAAGACTGTTGAATACATCTTGCCCAAATTTCTTATTTATTTTTTATTAATTTTTTAAGCTATTTTATTTCTGCTTTAAGCTACATAATCTATTGTTCTTGATGTTGAATCATTGAAATGTGAAGTGCATGAAGTTCACTATAATCAAAAGTATAATATTCATTTTCCCCATTATTTAAATACTTAGTAACATCAAAATTTATATCTGAATCTTTAGCTTTATTTTTTGATATAAATTTAAATTGATTATTCTAAATGTTTAAATTTTTGTTAATATCTTGTTGCACATCTTGTGCAATTAAACCAAAATGAATTTTATTATAGTCTTTATCAATTTTAGAGTATTCTTCACAATATTTAAAAGTAACAGGCTGTAACTGTTTATAAAACTAAATAATATTATCATTAGATAATTGATGGATATTAGTTTTTAATCTTTGATCAGATGTCTTGCCGCCGCCCGCTCCTTTTCGCTCAAAATTATCTTGAACATAAGTAACTGAAGCAGCATTTGCCCCTTGAAAATCAATATTCCCATAAGCAGTCAAAGCAGCAGTTAAATCAGCTGTGGTAGAAGGTAAATCAGATTTTTTAACGTAAGGATTATTATAATTTTGTTTTAAGTAATTATTAAGTTCTGGCCTAATGACAAGATCTTCAATATCTATCCTGATATTATCTTTAGTAATTAAAGTATCAGCTTTAATGCCATTAGCTTTAATGCCATTAGCTTTAATATTACCATCTTCATCCCAATAACAACGAGAATTATTTAAATATATTAAATAAGGATCGTACTACCCTCCAGCAATAGGTTTCCCAATTCTAATGCTAAAATAACCTGGTGAAGATTCTGAATGGTATCCGCTGTTTGCTCTAAACACACCTCTCGCCCAAACATTACCAGAAGAAGCTGCATGGAAAGCTGCGTCAACGCCACTTCGAGTATCAGTATAATTTAATAAAATAAAGCCTTTACCATCTCCAAGACTAGATGTACCACTTGTACCGATCCAAACATCATTATTACCAGCTTTATAATAACCATTTTGGCCATCAAGTATTACATTATTCTAAATAGATTTTAAATATCTACCTTGATTGGTATCGTATATAGTCCAACCGCCAATAGTGCCACTCGTCGCAGTAATTTTACCACTGAAATCGCCATCAATAAATTTGGCATTTTTAGCAGTTAAATTACCAATAGAGCTAACTACAAAATTATCTGGGCCAAAATTTAAAGAGCCATTAGAATTTATAACAGCATTACCACTTACGCTATGTATACTATTGTAATCAATTACCCATCCTGCTATATTTCCTTTAGCCGTCCATAACTCACCATTAAAATAACCATCAGTAAAATAACTATTATTAGCAACTAGATTCCCCTAATCATCAACAAAGAAATTAGAACCTCTACCCGCAGTAAAGCTACCATCTGAATATACTATAAATTTATTATTAACATCAATACGTTTATATTTGAGTCCACTACTATAATCTTTAACAGGATACCAACTAATAACGCTTCCATTATTATCTTTAATTAACTCTATCCTTGTAGGATATTCACCTTGACCATTGTCATTCTTATAAGAATATAAAGTAGTTTGCCCATCTTGGCTAGTTAATTTTTTATCACTAATCTTCCATCCGGCGATATCACCACCACCTTTAGCAGTTAAATATCCTTTAGGGGTGACACTAAAATTTCCACTCTTAAATTTAATCTAAGGTCTGTCAAAATCAATTAACATACCCTAAATTCTATCTCCATGAAAATAGCTCCAAGAAGCAATAGTACCATTAGTACCGCCACTAGCATCGGTACTAATGTTAATCTGACCATGCCCCGCCGCACCGAAACTAGCAGAACCAGTATTTGCATCTAAGAAAAATGTTTGAACACCTTTCCCGTATCCAAACATACCAGTCTGTTCATGAGCGGCCGCCCCTGGTTCAGAATACATAGAGGTACCAATTACAACACCAGTAAATCTATTATTATTATCTTTCTTGCCTGCACCAACTTGTGGAGCTAAAATATAATTATCTCCGTTAGTATTAGTAACTATTGATGTACCATCCCAACCATTTATATAAGCCATGCCGTATCTATTTAGGTATAAATAAATAGTTATGATAATAGTATAGTCACGATATTTAACTACTACATAATTATTAATAGATTTACTATCATATTGTGAAGGAGGCTCAATAGTAACAAACTCTGGATGATTTTCATCTTTTCTTTTAACAGAATTAGTATCTAGTACTCCTGCCCAATAAGGTTTCCATATTACTTCTGTAGGATTTACAAATTGTTCTACTCCATCCTTGAATAATCTAAATCTAAATGGTTTCCCATTAAAACTAGTCCTAGTACCGTCAGATTCATACATACATTCTCTATATCCACCATCTACTATAGCGAATATAGTTTCATCACCTGTAGTAGCGATATCAATAGGGTATGTAGCGTAATATCTTTTTCTCTCATTGACTCCGCCATAAGTAGTAGCTAATTCAACTTGGGCAACAGAAGCAGAATAATTATTACTCTTATAACTTATAGCTCCATTTGCGGCGACCGTGATATTAGGACTCACATTTTTAACTACTTCCCCAGTAGGAAGAGTCATAACACTCCAATTAATCTCTTTAGAAGAATCATTCAACTGGTCTGTCGTAACTTTTATCCCAGCTGACACCCCATCATATAGCGGGGCCGCCCCATCATCATAAAATAATAATTTTAAAGGATAAGAGTCATTTATCTATTTGAAACTAAAATTATCTGAATAAGTTGTTTCTCCACTTGTTGAATTATAGTGGACTTCTGTTAGTTTCTTATATCCATATAATCTACCATTACTAAAAAATATATTATCTATATTATTAATAGCAGGCTGTATATTTGCTATGTATTTAGTGCCATTACTTCCACTTTGTCCCTATTTGATAAATATAAAATTAGTATTAGCAGAATAAATTTTACCACCAAATGTTACTTCAAGTCTAATAGTATTATCTGTTCTATCCGTATCATATATATTTCTAATCCCATAAGTAAAAGTAGCACTATCAGCTAATATAGTTCTTTCTATGTTACTATTGTTACTTGGATTAGTTATAATCTATTTACTTAAAGCTACATCAGTAGTAAGCATTGTATAATTATCTTCTGGCCATATCCATTTTGGGGCAAAAGTCTATACAATCTAATTATTTGTCATATCATTTGTAATTAAACTTTTACCCTATGGAGTAATAACGTCAAAAGATAAAGCTATTGGAGTTATTTTTGGAGCTTTACCATATTCATCATAATTAAATACTTTGGAACCATTTTTAATAACTACTGTGACATTCTACGTCTATCCATTAGTTAAAGTAATATAGCCAGTACCTACATAATGGCCATTTGAGCTATATGCAGTACATTCATAAGTAACAATATCTAAAACTTCATGTATTCTGACATCTATAATATTATTGTGACTATCCAAATTAATCAGTGTGCCATCCTTAGTCCTATAGCCCCAATAATATACAAAATCTAAATATGGAGTTCCACTAACAATAGCTGTAAGTTTAGTGTAGCCTGTGTTAAAATAAAATTGAGTACCGGCAGTAGATGTAATAAGTAATTTAGTCCCGACATAATAACTAGCATGATAAAAATTAATTTCAGCATTTAATTGAATATTATCATATATAGCTACGCACTTAAATATATGCTATTTACTTGGAACTAATGTAGGTTTAATCTAATATTTTGCGGCGGCCGCCATCCACGTCCCTGACCTACTTTCATTCAAGCAGCGCCATCCAGCTCCGCCGTATGAATTATAATATTTAGTACTTTCCGCAGTAATACTTGTATCTTTAATAAACCAATAAAATTCAACTTTCTCTGTTGATAGATTAATTTTTTTACCTTTAATTTTTAATTCAGCTTCCAAATATCGAGTATCATCATTATCACTTATGATGTAATTCCCATTTGGAGTTAAAATTTTTAACGAGGCGGTCGAAAGTTCATCATTATTTAAAGGCTCCGCAAAAAATAATCCAAAGTTAGATAAGAAAATATCATCAGGTTTATGGTATTTAGTATTTGGAAAATCTTTACAAAATGCTGTTATTGCAGAAATATCATATAAATTATTTCCATCTATCTAAAAATATACTACTTGTTCAGTAGGTAAAGTAAATTTATATGGTTGCCCAATCATATTATTCACATCTAAAACATAAGTACGAGTTATTAGCTTATCTGGGTCAGCAGATTGATGGGCATATTGTGAATCATAATATCTAGCTTGAAGTATTATACCATAATTACCGGTGACTTGTTGCTCTAAAGGTAATGCCGTCTGAACAGTAGCTTTTAAACCAATGTATGCGCGCCCGTCCTTATTTAAAGTAATATTCTATTTATCTACTGATAATCCATGTTGCAGAAGATCAATAGTCTGAACCCCGCTATAAGAACAAAAATTAACTGCGGCGGTCCCCACTAAAATATTTGACCCTATCTATGTCATTCTATCTGATGGGGTAAGAACATCTAAATATTGAGTTCCCTTTTTAGCAATTTTACTGATTATTGTAACTACAGTATCAGGATTGGATGGAAGTCTAATAAATACGTTATCTCCAATTCTATATTTTGTATTACTATCTTCTGAATAAGCATTTAATACACTATTTTGATATTGTACTTGATAATGACCCAAACCACTATCTATAACTTGTAAGATAGAGGCTCTAACAGTTTTATCAAATTGAAGATTTGAAACTCTGTTTTTAATTAAAGTATCTACCGCTTGAAGTACGGTATCTTCAATACTTGTTGTCATTTTATTCTCCTTTTAACTCAAAATATATAGGAGGGGCGGCCCGCCCCCTCCTATTAATAAGTTCTCCTATTCTGACTAGCTAATTGTGAAGCACGATTAACTAAATTATTAAGAGCATTTTTAATTTCAAGAGCATCCGAAACATTAGGGAAATCAGCATTGATGACTACTGAAGTCTCATTGTTTGTATTGTTATCCATTGTAGGTATCTTACCAGAATTAATTCTATTTACACTATCTTGCGCGAGTCCTAAAGAATTGATTATAGCATTACTAATCTTTAATGCAGCTAAAGTATTTTTAGTATCTTCTTGGTTAAGAATTAATTCTTTCTGGTGGAGCATAGCAAGACGACCTTCTCTTCCAGGCCAGCTACCAGTGTAACCGCCAGTTGCGAAAGATGAAGTATAGTATCGACGCAAATCTTTATCATGCCAATCTCTATACAAATCACCATTACGAGCATGCTGATTAATATAGTCTTGCACAGCTTTAGCGTTATTAGCACCAACTTTCTGCGCTAATAATCCACTTCTAACAGGATCATTACCCCATCCAGAGTCTTTCTTCATCCAGATGGCTGCCGCAATACCTGCAACATCATTAGAATTAAGATTAGTATTATTACTGCTTCCCGCTTTATTTGCATTACCATTATTGTTGCTATTGCTCTTGTTAGCATTATTGGTCTTATTAGAATTATTAGGTTTTTTGCTTTGATCAGGAGAAAGAGTTCCTCCACTTCCATCTTTATTTTCTTTCGCCCTCTAGAAATCGCGGGCAGCCTGCGCGGCTTGTTGTGCAGCTAGCTTAGCAGCATCATACTATTTAGCTAATTTTTGGATTTCCAACCAAAGATTACGGACTGTAGTAATCTCATTATCAAATTGAGTAACTAACGCACCATTTTCATCTAATAAAGTAACAGTAGCATCATATACAGGGTCAATACCTGAAGTTTTTAATTCCTAGAAATTAAGTTTACCTTTGTCTTCGACTTCTTGTAAGCTATCCTGGTATTCACCATTTTTAACTTTGAGTTCTTCTATAGCAGGTTTGATTACTGTATCTTTTAAATTATTTACATCTTCTGTAATATTTCCTACAGTAGTATCCCACATACTGCTAATGCCTTGGTCTTCAAGTAATGTCTTACGAGCTTCATCAGTTAAGTTTTTATTAAAGTTACCGACAAAAACATTATTAACAAAAGAGTCAAGTAAAGTAGGAACCTTACCATCATCGCCCATAAGAGCATTAATAGAGTTCCATACACTTTTATCTGCGGGACTATCACCTAGACCAAGGAAGTTACGAGTTTGCTCGCCAAGAGTCTTAAGCAATGTTGCATATTCAGTACCAGTCGTATTCAATAGCTCAGATTGCATTGCTTGATGATCAACACCTAGTTTGGTTAAGATACCATCTTCACCTAAATAAGCCTCTTGTAACTCGGCAAGTTTTTCTTGTAATAATTCTTGGTCATCATAATAAGTTTCAGTTAACTCTTGCGCTTTGTCAAAGAACTCTTCAATTTTTGAATATGCTTCATCTGTTGTATCATTAAGGTCTTCATCTTCCATTTGACGAAGTTCTTCAATTAAATCTCTTAGTTCTTGGGCTTTATTTTGTGAAGCATCTTCATCAGCAACATACTGATAAGTATAATTACCTTGGCTATCACGGCGTAATCTCATTTGAGTTTTAGCCTGTTGAGCATCTTCAAGAGCCATCTGAGCTTTCATAATCTCAAATTTCTTATTAGCAATATCTACATCGATTTGACGTAAGTTTGTAATAGACTCAAGATTACTAATCTCGCTATTCATGAACTTAAGCATATCTTTTTGCTGCTTAGGTGCCAAATCATTCATTGCTGAATTAACATCAGCTTGGAATCTAGCAATATCAGTAGCTCTAGTTAAGTCATCTAGATAACGATCATCATTCCACTGTGCGCGGTCCCACTCATCTGCGGCGCTCTGCCATGCTCCGCGGCCGCCACCCGCAAGCTTATCTTTAGCGTCTTGAATAATATACTGGACAGCGTTGTTATATTTATCTAATAAGTTTTCTACAGAATTTTCTACAGCATCGTTTAATCCATCAACTGAATCCATCCAATTATCACGGAACTTTTTCCAATCTTCTGACTGTTCAGCCATAGACTTAGATGGATCATATACGGAATCCATTTTAGATTTCCACATATCGGCTTCTTGGCGATACATATCAATCTCATTAAGATAATTTGCTTGGCGCTTATTAAAGAATTGTTCTTGAGCCTTGAGGTTTTGCGGGTACAAAGTTTTTATAAGATTCATATCATGCTCAAGAACCTTATCTACTTGTTCATATATCTTGATTTGTTCTTCAAAAGCATCCTGTGCTTTATCAATTTCATCAAGATAATTTTCCCAAGTATCTTTCTTTAACTCTTCAACGTCTTCAAGATTTTGCATTATCTCTTTTTGATAATTCTTCAAATCTTCAAGGCCTTGCGCCATATTATCGCCATAGCGGTTTGCCTAGCCAGCTTCCATCTTCTTTAGTTCAGCTATTGTATCATTGATATGGCCAGTCAATTCTTGGATTTCACCAGTGCCGCCTTGATTGTAATATGTGTAAAAATCATCAATATTAGTTTGAGACTGACCTAAGAAATCATCTTCTTTGACTTGTCTGATAACTTTTTCACGGAACTTATTCCAGTCGCGTTCAGCTTCAGCGGTATCAATTACAATGTCAATATGAACTTTGAAAGATTTAATAGAATTTTCAATTTGCTGATCTATTAATTCTTGTTCTTCGTCTTTAAGATCTTCGACTTGGTCCTCAAGATCTTCCATTGACTAACGAAGTTTATCATATGCATCAATTTTATCTTTGACGTCATTATAGTTATCTGTTTCATTCTAAATCTTCTCTTCTAACGCCTTCATCTGCTTATCAAGTTTTTCTTTATAAGCCTTGTCAGTAGAAGCGTTATATTTATCTTTTAACAGATTAAATTGTCTAACTAAATCATTAACGATTGCTTGTTTTTTACCAAGCAAATCTGTGTAATTAGTAATATGATGCGTTTTGTTAATGGAAACACCCATCGCTCGAAGGGCTTTCGCGCGTTGTGCTAAGTCTTTTTGCTGTAGTTGCTTTTTCTTTTCTAGTAATGGTAATTCTTTTTTAACAGCTTTTAATTCTTGGTCGATAGCGGCATTTTGCTCACGTAAGTTATCAACTAAATCAGTACCTACTAATTTTTCTTCTTGCTCAGAGATGCGCTTTACATCACGTTCAATATCTTTAATATGATTTTCTTGTTCAGCGATAAGGATATTAATGTCGTGATAAATATCAAGCTCATCCTATAAAGGCTTCTTTGCGTCTTTCTTGCTATCATCGACGTTATCTTTTCCGCCACCTTTTCTGCCACCGCCGCCTTTTCTGCCACCACCGCCAGACTTTTTACCTGGAGACTTAGAACCACCTTTATTAGATTTAGAATAATTATTATTAACACCGGATGCTTTTTTGGTTAAACCTTTAATCTTAGGAGTGCCGCCTTCACCATAAGCACCAATATCCATTGCCCAGGCTGAATACTAACCTGTATAAGTATCCTAACCATCTGGTACTGTCCATGTGGTTTCTTCCCAAGATGTAGAGCCATCAGGATTTATTTTCTCATCAGTTTTTTGATGATAAGTTTTATATTTAGGGATTTTAACTACAGTTGGTTCCTGTTCAGTGGCATATGTAGCTTCAAATCCCATGGAATCAACTAATGCATTAACTTGATCAACAGTCATGCCAGTTGAAGAAATTAATTCATTTAATCCATCAATAAAGCTACCTGAATCAAGATAAGTACCGACTGTTATGTCAGGAAGTTCAGCCATTAAATTATTATAAGCTATTTTAACTGCATCAGTGTTTTCAATAAAATCGCTATTGTCAAGAATAATCTTAGCCATAATGTCTTGAGACATTGACATTCTTAAACGATCAATAGCATCTGCATCTCCATTTGCGGCCAACTCCAAGTCTTCCATATTAGATTTAATGAAGTCAGTAGAAACAAAATCTTCACTTACATCTAATAATTTAGAAACAGCCTATCTAGTACCCGCTAAAGCTTCGCTATATTCTTCGCTTGTCTCAGAACTATCTTCAAGTATAGATGACCAATCCTACCAATTTTCTGCTAATTTATCAATACCATCATTCATTTTCATAATGGACTTAGCAGCAACTTTTGCGGTATCTACTCCATCATCTAATGCTTCATCAGCGCCTTCAGCATTATCGGTTACATCTCTAAGACTATTAGCAAAATCTTTAAGTTTATCAGGGTCTAAATCTTCTAAATCAGCGGCTTGATCTAATTCGATAGCTACTTTAGTGAAAGCCTCACCAGAAATTTCACCATCTTTATATGCCTATTTTAAATCCTCAATATTATTATAAGACTCAGCAATAGCTAAATCGATGCCTCGCATTTCTGCTTGATTCTATTCGAGTCTTTGATTTAATTGATCTGTAGTATCACCATAGCTAGCAACTGCGGCCGCCACATCATTTAAAACTCCTGTGGTAGTCTTACCCTTCTCAATTAATTCATCTTGCCATTTATTTAATTGAGATTCTTCGTATCCTAAGGCACGTAAGGCATCAATCTGTTTCTGAACATTTTCTCTATTATAATAATTCTCACCATCACTACCAACATAATTTTGAGATTTAGATAATTCATCAAAATCATAGTTTGAAACTTTTCGAATCTGTTCATTTTCATTACTTAATTCTTTAGAACGATTTTGGAATTTACTAACTTGTTCATCGTGAACCAAATCATAAAACTTCTCAGCGTCGCTTGTGAGTTTAAATGTGCCATCAAGCATTTGAGTAAAATAAGTTTTACCCACATCACTTAATTTTTCATAATCCTCGGCTGCAATGGTGCTACCTTGTTCTAGATTACCGATTGATTTATATAAGTCAGCATAGCTCTGCTGTAAAGATGCTAATGAATCTTGATTATCTGCCATAGAATCAATTAACTGTTGAATTTTTTCATCAGTTAAATCAGTTTCTATGCCAGCCTCTTTCATTGTATCTTTAAAATCATTAACTGTAGTAGTATTCCAATCAATACCTTTTAAAGTTTCAGTGAATGGAACTATTTCATCAGTCTATAAATTATCTAATATAGTAGATAATTGACCAACTGCGACAGTCCCTCCGCCTTCTAGTACTGACTCAAAAGCATCAGCAACAGACTCTTGTCCAGATAAAGTAGCATCATCTAAATTATCTTTGATTTTGTCAAAAGCGTTTTTAGCAGTGTAACTTAAATCATCGCCGATTGTTTCGGCTTCTTTGTCATAAGTATCTGCGGCTTTATTTAAAGCGTCAATCATGCCTTGTTCAGTTGTATAACCGAACTCATCATAATGGTCTTTAATCTGTTGACGTAAATCACTATCTTTGTTATCTAAATCTGAAACAAATTGGTCTTTTTCTTCTTTAGTTAAATCAGCTAATGAACCACCATTACCTCCTGCAAAAGATAATAAAGCATCGCCTGCTTCACCGCCTGCGGTTTTAACATCATTGAGAGCAGCAGTAAACTCCTCCATGGACTATCCTGCTTCTTCAAGAGCCTTCTTCTCAGCAAGGGCGGCCGCAGCTACATCATCAGAAATTTCAACTTCTTGACGTTGTAAATTAAGATATTTACCTGTGCCGCTATTTGTATCTTTAGCCCAGGTATATCTCATCATATGTGCATATTGCTATTGTAATTTTTTATCTGAGCCATTATAAACACTATCATCAGATTTAAATAAACCTTTTTTCTTGTATTTATCAACTGTATTATCTACCCTGGCATTAATCATAGCTTGTAATGCAGCTTTACTTGCATCACCAGTTACTGAATTATAATCTTCATTAGTAGCAAATTGACTGTCATATAATGCTTTCTGCTCGACCTTATTAGCTTCGGTATTATTATCAATAGCAATAGACGCAGATTCGATTGCATTCTTGTTATCGTAAATAGCCTCAACTAAATCCTGGGTATTATTAGAAAAGCCATTATCCGCAAGAGTATCCTAAATTGCTTGTTTTTCTGCCTCAGTAAGATCTTCATACTGTTTATCAAGGATGTCTTTATTAGCATCAAATACTGCAAGGGCGGCCTGCCCTACAGCATTGCCTTCCCACTTAGTTATACCAGCATCATCGGCAATAGTGCGCCCTAAATCTGTAGTATTACTTTCATTTTCTGCTTTGCGGACTCTTACTGTTGCCGCGTATTGTGACATCTTCGCAGCATCTAATTGATTTTCTGCTTGCTTCGTTAAAGCATCAATTCCCTCTTGAGTAATATTTAACTGCCCAGTAGCAGAATCTCTTTCAACATACTTAGCCAGTTCAGGATAAGTATCGAGTAACTGCAATACCTACTCATTACATTGTTTAATTGCATCTCGCCACTCTTGAGTGCCAATGGTAAGATCATCAATAGCATCAGCAGCCTTCTGATAATTCTCAAGTGAAGATTTTAATTCATCATAAGCTTGCTGCGCTTCTTGAACAGCTTTAGTTTGTTGCTTTTGTTCTTTTTTAGCTTCTTCTAATGCTCGCGCATCTTCAGTATATTTATCATATAGTAATTTAATAGCGACGCTTAATCCGATAATTGCGGCGGCAGCTATGGCAACTGGTGCAACAAGAGCTCCTATTGCGCCTCCTAAAGTAGTAATACTGCCTCCTGCGGCGCCCGCACCTTTTGCAACCCAAGGGAGAGTGTTGGCAAAACTAATTAAAGGACCAGACGCACTAGATAACCCATTAGAAACTAATTTAATACCTTCGAATAATGACTTACCGCCATTAACAAACATTGGTATAGTCATCGCTAGACTAGTGGAAATAGATAAAATTTTATCAGATAACTCAATATTATCATCTTTTAGTGTATTAACTATACCTTTAACACCTTGTAATGCAAATAATAATTGAGTAACTCCTTGAAAAGCTTCAGTAAATCCTTTTGCAAAAGATTGATCTTTTAAAGCAGTCATTAAACGTTGGAAAGCACCTGCTGTCTTATCAACCTCTGGCTGACTATTACGCATTTCTACTTCCAATTCTAACAAATCATTAGTGACATTATCAAGTTTAATGCCGCATCTATCTAATAATTTAATTAATTGATTAAAATTAGCTGCTGCAACATCTGGATCAGTAGCATTTTGTAAATTAGTTTTAAACTTTTCAAAATTAGCTCGATCTACTGTTGACATTGTCTCTAGAACTTTTTGATCAACAGAATCTAATGATGCTGCAATAGTATGAGCTGATCCTACTATATCTTCTGCTTTACTTGCTTTTTTTATTGAACTACTTAATTTATCATACTATAATTGCAAATCCGTTAAAGCATCAGTTACCTTTTGTATATTTTCTGGCCCATTTTTAGCCATTTTATATACATCTGATAATGCTCCCTGCCCTGCATTTTTATTAATAATAGTACCATTTTTACTATTAGTAGCAAATGCAGACATTCGATCTTTTCCTTTATATACATTATAATAAGCAATAGCATTATCTACAGTCTCTTTCCATCCATTAGACAAATTAAGAACTGCCGCTTTTTGCTATATTAAATTATTTAATTCTTCTGCTTGTGCTGTTGACATAACATCTCTATACGCCATAGCACTATTTTTCATAGTATATAATACATTAATATTTTCTTTTAAATTAACAAGGTTGCTTTTCTCTAACTCACTAGCGTTACCAGGCAGTCCAGTAGTATTAACTTTGGACAGCATTTGTAGAAATTCAGCTTCTGCTTTTGCTTTATCTAATTGATTTGTATAAACTCGCAAATTAGATATAGCAGTAACAATGCCTTCAGTAATTTGCTTACCAAAAACATTTGCCCCTAAAGCACCTAACCCTGCTAATGTACCTTGAGCACCGCCCATGCCATCAATAAATCTAGCTAAAACAGTAGCTGCGTCTGTTCCTAAATCTACTATTGCTTTTAAATCATCTTCGCTGATAGCCGAATCTTTTACATCATCCATGGCAGCTTGAAGTTGTTTATATTTAGCAGATAAACTTTCAAGCTTAATACTATTTTGTTCTTCAATAGTGCCTTGTGCAGTCATAGATGTATTCAATGCCTGAGTATACATATCCCAGTTATCGAATAATGCAATTAAGTTATTATATTGACGTTTGCCAGCCATAGCTTCAGCCATAGCAATACGCTGAGCTTTAGTCCAAGTATTCCATTTGGCGGCAACATCATTAATAACATCGCCCATATCACGAAGGTTACCAGTTTCATCGAGGATTTGAATACCTGCTGCTTCCATTTGGCCTGAAACATCACCAAGAACAACTCCGTCTTCATCTGTTCCGCCCATCTTTAAATCGCCCATACGAGCATAAATGGTTTTTAATGCAGTACCAACAGATTCTGGAGCTTGACGAGTTACAGATACAATAGTAGCTAACTGCGCATTGAGGGAATCAAGAGGCACACCCATCATATTCGCAGTAGCAGCAACTTTTGACATACCTGTTGAAATTTCTTCCAAATCAGATGCAGTAGTTGCAGCAACAGCAGCTAAACTATCAAAAGCGCCTTCAACTTGATCTACACCAAGCTGATAACCATTCATTACTGCGGTAATTTCTTCTGATACTTGATCCGCAGCCTGTCCAGTAATATTTGCTACTTTAAGAGTAGTTTCTGCCAATGTTTTTGCTTGGTTTTCATTTAAGCCTTGCTGATAATAAATCAAAGCCGCGTCTGTATATGCGGTTGTAGTCTGCCCAATCGCTTTCGCAGATCTATTCGCATACTCAGCAAAACTAGCCATATCTTGGGCAGATTTTCCAGTAATAATTCTAATATCATTTAATGAGGTATCAAGAGCTTTAACATAAGTAAAAGCATTTGATACCTGACTTATAAAAGTGTTAACAATACTAGAAGAAATTGTCCAACGAGCACTATTTGCTAATGTTGTTCTAATCTTATCTAATGTAGCACTAGTTTGAATTAATTTTGTATTTGTGCTTAAAGCTGATGCAGTAATATTATTAAAAGCATTTTGTCCAGTTGCACCTAATTTACTAAAATCTTGCGCAATTTTATTTATCCCAATACGAGACAATTCTTGATTAAATTTACTAATATTAATAGTACCTAAATCAGCGTTAAAAGCTTTCATTAAAGCTTTTTCAACTTCATTTGCAGTTGTTTTAATTTTCTTTAATTCACTCGCTGCATCGGTCCCAAGCTTAAATTCAACATTTTTACTACTTAAAGATTGAATTTCAGATAAAGACTTTTTAAGCTTATCTAAATTAGAATTATCAATTTTAAAATCAACACCAAAAGTGATGTTACCACCACTCATTCCGCCACTTCCATATTTTGGCATAATGTTGACCTCCTTTTCTCTCTTATATAATTAATATATTAACATTTATACTCACCTCTTTCTGAGTATAAAAAAATCACCCTTTACTATCTGTATTTGATAGAAAGGGTGATTAATTTAATTTGTTTTGGCCTTACTTATATTAATTTGCGGCGGCCGCCTTGGTGACATTATTCATGCCAGTCGCATCTGCAACATGAGCGAGCTCCCGCACTTGAGCAAACTGATCTGGACTAATATTATTTACAATATCAGCGGCCGCCTGTGCGTTCTTAGGAAGGTCAGTAATAACTCTCTGAAGAACTGCACCCGCAGTGTTACGATATGTAAGAATATCAGCCTTAGTCTGATTAAGATAATCAACCAAATGCTTGTATTCATCTTGATCCATATTCGCAATAACTTGATCAATCACACCTGCGCATTGAAGCTGGTCATAAAGTTTATAAGGATCTGACTTTTGATTATCAGTAAATGAAATATTTGAATAAAGATAAACAATATTCAGATTGAAAAATACGTCTAATTTAATATCGTTATAGACGCCATCTTCTTCAGCCTCTTGAAGTGCTACTTGAACAAGATCAATCTTATCTTCAACTGGAAGATATTTAAGCACTTCTACTGTGTTACCTTCAAAATCAAATGTATTTACTGAAGTATCAATTTTACAAGCAGACTTAATTCTTGTATATGCGATTTTTGCCATAATAAAATCTCCTTTTAACTCCAATTTCTATATTTATATTATACTAAAGTTTTTCACTTTTGTCAACCTCTTAAATAAACAGGAACTTCCAATTCACCTTTTATCTTTTCTATTCCTGCGTTTTTAAGAGCTTCCTCTACAGAATCTCCTACTCCTTTAAAATTACGAGTAGCAGCAACTTCATGAAGCTTCTGCTTTAAAGCTTGAACTTTATTTTCATCAAAATCTATATCCATAACCATCCTAGCTAATTCTTCAACTTGATTAATACTAAGAGCAGAAGCCTTACCTGATTTAATAGCATACTCCATATTAGTTTCTACAACAGAAATATCACCTTTTAATAAACCAGACTCATTATCAACATTAGCAACCTCTCCCATATATATATCAATATTGCCTTCCATGTCCTTATCAAAAGGCTCTTCAGGGCGCAAAAACACCCAAGCAGAATAAGCCTCATTAATATCACCTTCTGCTGATACTGACATTACTGCCCATTTAGGCGGTGCGCTAGGATTAATCCACATAACCAATCTTGGTCTTGCTTTTGAATAATTAAAACGAGCAATAACTTCTTTATAAGTCGCATTTAATCCTGCTGTATTTGCTCTAAATTTTTCTAAATCTAATCGTTTACCAGCTGCTTCAAATTGTTTAGCTTGTTTGCCTGTCATTGAAAGACGAGCAACTAACTTTTGACTACTAGATTCATCAAAAGACATAATATCTGTCTCTTCAAGTTCAAATAATATAGGATCTCCTTTCCCTTTCCGATAAACATATATCATTTGAGAATGTTGTCCTATATATTCATTAATTAATTTTTGAAAACTAAAAGTAGCAGTATATACTTCTCTTGGAATAGCACCTTTTAAAAATAAATTATTTCGTTCTTTATTTTTCTTATATTCTTCTACTAATTCTGGCGTTTGCGGGTCTGTATGTCTGATTGCTTTCTGTCTTTGAGCAATAGATTCAAACATATTAATTTCTTGTTTATCTTTTGTAATAATATCAAGATAATTGCGTGCAGCTACTCTTAATTCATCTAATCTAGGTTTTCGCGACTCTCTAATAACTTGATCTGTTATATCTACTATAACTTGTGCAGTTTGTGAAATAACAGCTTCATTTATATTAATTTCTGCCATTTATGCCACACCTCATTCCTTGGCGGCGACCTAGTCTCACCGATCGGTTTAACGGGCTCCCGCATATATTAAAAAAAAATAGGGGGTGGCTTTCGCCACCCCCTATGTATAAATTAATTCCTTATCAAGGTTTTTCTTCTGTATCGCCAGTACCGCCGTCAAGGAGTACTAGGGCCTGTCGTGCTACCGCCATCATTAGCTGTTGTAGAGTCGTTAGGGAAAATATCCTCGTGCTCTTTAGCATCAGTATGAGGCATTACAGGCTTGCTAGCGCTGGCCTGCTTAGAAGCATTAGCGATCTGAAGTACGCAAAGAACCTTCTTAGTCTTATCGAAATAAGTGTATCCAGGGAAAGCATCCATCGTGAAGGTGAATGTAGAAGGATCACCAGTTCCTGCCATAGTAATTGTAAAGTTAGACTGAATCTTAACATTAGGGAATGTAAGGTTAGCAGGAAGATCCTTACCAGTTGCCTGCTCCCTGAAAAGAGTATCAGCTTCAACGTAGTAATATCCAGCAAAAGTATCAGGCGTAATATCAGCTTCATATACGCTCTTGCCTGGGAGATCAATGTAATAATCTACCATTACATTCTTGTTAGCAGCAGATGCAATCGTAATAGTCTTGTCAGCAACAGTAGCTTCCTTAAATACTTCTCCAGTAAGAGAACCATCATCTTCAACACCCATTACGAAAACAGGAGCGTCCTTAGAGCAAACTGCTGCTTCACCAAAATCAGCAATGGCATCTGTAAGATCAATAACACCGCTAGCATTAGCAGATGCCATAGTTGTCATATGGAAGTGAACCTTATCTTCGCCGCCTTCTGCACTCTTAAATAATCCAGCACCAGAAAGAATACTGAAACCGATCGGGCTAAGAAGAGCATCTTCAACAGTAAAAGTACATTTTTAAAAATATATATTATCTCTAATATAATTAGACTATATCTTTGTATATAAATACAATCCCCACAGTCTCTCTATGAGAGCACTTAGTCGTTGAAATTTTTAATTATAATCTGCCAGAAATCTGAAGTGGTCAAAAACTTTTCTAATTCATTAAAAAATTGATATGGAATAACTAAAAATGGAATCTTATTTTCTTCACAAAATTTTCGTTTAATATAATCATGTTTTTGCTGAAATACTAAACGTTCTTCAGTTCTCCATCCAGTACCAGTAGCAGAATAATGTTGCGCTCCGTTATTTTCAATTAATCCAATTAATTCTCCTTCGTTATTAAATAAAGCAAAATCAAAAGGTAACGGTCTTTTGTCACAACAATCTTCAAATTTACACTCTCGCTTAAATGGAATATTATATTTTGTTAAAATCTTGTCCATTAATTCATTGGCTTTAGAATTAATACAACCGCAAGAAACTGTATTGCCATTAAATAAATTTTTACCTAATACAGTAACAATATTTCCACAGTCACATTGACATTTATAATAATAACTATTATTTTTTAATTCATAGTCAATGATTGTTAATTTTCCATATTTTTCTCCAATATGCGATTTTGCGTTTTGCTCATTCTTTTCTTTATTATGTTTGTCTTTCAAACAACCACAGCTTTTTGAAGAACCATTTTTTAAACTAGAACCAAAAACACTCTTTATCTTACCGCAAGAACATTTACAAATATAATATCTTGGCTTGCTAGGATCTTTTTTCAACACTGTCCATTCTCCGAACTGTTGTCCTACTAAAGTATTTTTACATTCTGGAGAACACGCTGTTGAAGTTCCATTAATTAGAGATGTTCCTCGTACTGGTCTAATAGTACCGCACACATCACATTTACAAAGAAAATATTTTATTCTGTGTTCATTAGTATGGTCAAATTTTAAAACTTCCCAATGACCAAACTTCATTCCTGGTTTAATCTCACTTGGAGTCATAATATTCTCAGTCTCCTTTTTCAAGTGCTAAATAATTAACTTATCTGCGGATTGTCCAATCTTTAAACTTTTTACTATACCTTAATGATTAGTTAAGCCCTCATTCGTATCACTACAATGAGTTAGTATTTAAAGCTCTAAGGAGTTTCCCGCAATTCAAGGATTTTATAGACCCCTACTTATACAAAACTGTATCGGAGGATGCTAAGGGTCTTGTCACCTTCCCACGCGATCAAACGTGAGTTGCCTCTACCACCCTGGGCATATACTGACGTCGCAGCCTGCTCAAGTGTGGAGGTTGTAGCTGTATCGATATATAATACAGGCTGACCGATATGGAAGGTTTCAGTTCCAATCTTAGTCTCCTGCTTTGCACGGAAGACTAGGTTCGCACATTCGCGGATTCCGAACTTCATATATTTATCCTCCTAAATTATGAATCATCTGACTAATTTAAATCAGACATCCAATTTTTAACTTCTTTTAAATCTTGTGCTCCAGCCATTTTAGCTTGAATATAAATATCAGAAGCCTGTTTCAAGTTAAAACGCTCGAACTCATCAAATAATTGATAAACACTATAATTTGCAAGAGAGTTCAAATCTTTATTCTCTCCTACTGCTAAAATTGAAATGTATCTGCTAATGATTGTTACCTTTTGCCCATTATTTTTTATTTCACGCAATTTCTGATGCCGCTTACGAAACTTTTCAGCTAGCTTCTAGGCGGCCGCATTTGCCGGATCATACTATTCTGTGGCAGATTGACCAAATATACGGTCAAGGCAGAACATTTCTTTTATTAGTTGTTGAAATTCATTATAATTATTAGCATCTATCGAAAATACTTCTTTATCATGTATTAACGCAATAGCTTGTGGAAGTATTTGTATAGTATAGTCAGGAAATAATAGTGCAAGGACCATTTTCATACAATTAACATTTTGTTGTGATTGAGGGTTCTTGTCCCTAACTATCGTCATTAATATATCAAAATTTGAAGCGTTTTCTAAACCACTTTTGTCCTCGTCAATTAATCTATCTTTTGTAAAAGTTAGAACTTGACAACCTGTAAAAAAATACTCTTCTCCTATATATCCAATTTCCTTAACTGATGGTTGATGTAAAGTAACTCTCCCTTGCGGAAAAGGCACATCATTATGGGCAAGCAAACCTAACTCATTCATTTATTTAATTGTTCCTTATCCTCAGAAAAATGGACTCCTCTATAGGAAAGAGTATACATTGATATATCTTGATTTAAAACAGCTTCATTACATCCGAGTAGTTTATATTCTCCTACTCCAGATAATTTGATATTTTGATTAGATTTATATAATTGTTTATTTTTATTTGAGATACTATTTAATATGCCATCTATATACCCACAAATTTGAAGCGGGCGTACCTTATAATCATCAAGACACCAAGCATCCATATAACAAATTATATCGAAGTTAATAGTGTAGTCCAAAAACTCTGGATTTGCAGATGGGGCAAAATTATCAAAAGAAAGAAGCATATATGCTTTAATAGCTTCATGCTCCCCTCTTTCAATCTTTGGATTTAATCTAATATATCCATCTTTAATCATCTTACCAAGAGAATAATCATCAATTAATTCTTTATAATCTTCATTCTCTTCATCTAAGCAGTCTGGATTATGCACAAGCAATAGACGCTTTAATTTATCACTATATGGTTTAGTTTCAATAAACAATAACTTCAAAATTTGTTCGGTGTCAGTGCTACAAGAGAGAAAAGATGAAAATAATGGCTTAACAGTAGTTAAATCCTTTCTCATAATTAGCTCCTTTTATCTCCTTAAACAGTAACAATAGAAACATGAATTGAATTGTCACCATTTATAATGTCAAAACCTTTACGATAAGTCTTTGTATAAATTACTTCAAGATTTAAATTATTTCCATCAATAGTATAAGAAACTAATTCATCAATAGGAACAGAACCACCTGACTTTAAAGTCCATGCGGCGGCCGGCGCTCCGACTACACTATAGGTCGCAGTGTCATACGGCGCGAGTGTATCTGGCCCTTCGAGACGAATCTCAGGGGCGGCCGCTTCTTCTTCATCCTTTTGCTTAATAACATCATCAGTATTAGTATAAGTTTCTTTTAATGCAACTCTAATAATACCAGTTTCTTTATTACTTGAACTAGCTCCATAATTATCATTATATGCCTGGACTTCCCAAGGCTTACCATTAACATACACTCTATCAAATCTCTTGAAGAATTGAGTAGTAGTTGCGTCTTTTGTAATATAAAGGAGTTTAGTATAATTCATATTATTCCAAACTACACCCTTCTTTACATTCCAAAGAATTGATTTTTCATCTGGTCCTGTCGTCCATCCAAAATACTTATGTTCATTTCCATCGGCATCTACAATAGTAATCTCTTCATCTGCTTGCCGAATCTCTCCTCTAAAATAAGCAGTTTCTTCTGAATATTGCATATATACAATCCAATGTGTATCTGGAACCCACTCTTCTTTATTACCATGAATCCAAGTAAAAACAGTTCCATTATGAAAATCAGTTTCTAATAAATCTTGATTATCTTTTACTGGATCAATACTTACACTATTCTCCTTGAATGGAATAGAAATAATTTTATCTTCATAATCAACTTTTAACTTATCATGATTAATTAAACACCTAAAATAACTGTTAGTCTGCGCATCTATAGGCTCAGCTGCGTTATACTTTTGAACGACCGCCGCTTGATAACTATAATATAATGGTTTCTTCATACTACGTAATTTATCTTCTCTCATACGAGTAAATTGATCGGACGAAACATCATCTCCATAGTAACCTATGCGCTTCTTCATTAAATCAAGACTATTCATTTTTAACACATTCTTCCAATGAGCTTAACAATGAAAGACACTCAAAGATTGTTCTCCGATAATTCATAAAATCTTCTTTTTCTGTCAAAGTAAACAATCCTTCAAGCTTGCTCAAAAGAGAAAAGAAAAGAGGTTGTTGTCCGACAAACAACCTCTGTATTCCAGACAATTCTTCCATTAATGTATTTAATGGCTTCGTCCAATCTGTGCCTTCTTCTCTCATAGGAAGTAATTTATATGTTTGATTAACAAGTCTTTTAAAACTATTTTCAATAGCAGAATCGTCTATATCTATATTATACTTAATAATCATTGGGGCGCATCTCCTTTCGTGGTTAGCATAACCGCAGGAGTCTACATAATCTTTCCAAATGTAGAATGATACACTCCATTAACATCTTTTATTCTGCGTTTATACAATCTCTGTAAATGAAACCCTTCTCGTTCATAATCCTTTTTAAGCTGGAGTAGTTTCTGCATGTGGTTGGCCTGAGATGTAAATTTAAAGTCAGCTCCAGAATACTTCATACGCACATTTTCAACAGAAGCAAGCTGTTGCCCAATCCAATTGACAATCATATATACAGCTAAAATGTTCTCTTCCTCTTCGGTAAGTTTATGAGTAAAATAATACTCTATTTTAGGGGTATCCTCTTTCGGCTACTCTTCTTTAGTTGTATCATCTGCTGTTTTAGTTGTATCGTCTTCTGACTGTTTTTCTTCCTTGATATAATCTAAAGGGACACGAGGAAATTCAAATTTTTGAATTGCTACTCGCAATAGCTCAAACAACATTGCTTTAGTTTCATCCTCAGTCAACTACATATACATATCGTCTGTAATCTGGTTTAAAAATAAATCATAAACTTGAGTAAAGGGCGTATAATCTTCATTCCCCATATTACACCCCTGTTCTTATTAAGATTCTTTCTTTATAATCACGCGGCGGCCTTGCTTAGTAGCGTCTCCGACTCCAGCTTCACCCACCGTAACAGCGGCCGCACGTCTTTTAGGAGCTTCCGCCTTCTTCTCTTCGCCGTCAAATTTAGCATTATTAATCTTAATAGCAGAAGCCACATCAAATCCAATCTGATTATTAATAGCATCCATCTTGTTGGTATCTGTCAAAGGAAGTGAAACTGCCATATCTTTAATCATATCAATTACACCCTGTGGGGCAAAATCAAGACAATCCTTGAACTGATCAAGACTACCTTCAGTCAAAAGATACTTAACTTCAGCTTCACCATAAAAATATTCTGGCATAGTTTCTTTTGTAATATCTGGAAGTAATGCTTTAATCGCTTCTTCATCCTTAAGAACAAGACAGTTACGCAATTCATACTCGCCGCCACGCTCAAAAGAAAGCTTTTCAAGTTCTTCAAATGTTACTTCCTTTGTTTCTCTCGGTTGGAATTGTCTCTTAACACCAAGATCAGCAATTTCATAGCCAACGCTTCCACTAGAACGATTAATTACCTTAATAAGTTTATTTTTATCAATCATTTGTAGTTATCTCCTTTTATCTCCAATATATAACAAAAATAAGGGGAAGATATTATATACCTTCCCCTATAAAATTATATCTTAAATCACTTGTTCTCAACAGTGAGAGCAGAGTTCTGATATACGCAGATACCAGGATTAACAAGATATACTGCAACACCAAGCTTCTGATAAGTCTGGATTTCTCTAGACCAATCTTCCTGACTCTCAACTTCACGAACCTGTGCCTAACCTTCAAAAGCAACCTTAACAGGTTTCTCTGAACCCGTAGGGATAATATAAGCATAAGAAGGATCGATTACTTTCTTTGCATTTGTTTCATCTTCAAAGGACTGAGGAAGTACAACTACACCATGTCCCTTGTAAGTTGTAAAGTAACCATTGTCCCAAATCTGCTGCTTCATATTATCAGAAGCCCAAGTTGCATCAGGCTTCATCTGGGCTGCAAATTCAAAAGTACAATAAATAGTAGACTTGCCATAAGCATCTGCGGTCTGAAGAAGTCTATCCATCTCCTTCTCGTCGAAAGAAGTCTGAAGTGTCTTGTTTACAGTCTTAATGTCAGCAACCATAGATACAAGACCTTTGGCAATTTCACGATAAACTGCTTCATCAAGACCTTCAAGAACAATGTCATAAACATCGCTCATCTGGATACGTCCATCAAGGAACTCTTCAAAACCAATCTGGGCAGCTCCGCCGTATGCAGCTGTAGGAACTTCGAATGAATATCCATCAAGCTTGAATACTTCGTAACGGCCAGCAAGACCTACTCTTGTAACGAACTGCTTAGCTCTCTTGCGGGATGCTTCGCTAATCTTTACATTAAATACAGGCTTATCACCCTGTGCATAAGTCTTAACATCTGCAAACTGACCATATTCCTGAAGAACCTTCTGAGGAAGAACCTCATTGATACCAGTTTCAATCAGTTCGAAAACAAGATTTTTATTCTCACGATACTTAGAATAAGTACCTGCAAGTTCATTCATTTCCTTACGGAATGTTTCATTTAAGGCTTCGAAAGTAAGATTCTTTCCTTCAAAAGCGAAAGTGCTAGAAGGATTCATAGAAGCCTTTGCAGTAGCCTTAGCTAATGCAATAAGATTCGCTCTATCCATTATTTCAATCCTCCTAATTATACTCTCATTAGCTTAACGCCAGGCTGACCATCGGGCATTGTGTACACCTTAACAACCTGGAACTGCGGTCCATCTGCCTGACCCTTTGCAAGATAACCTGTTGCAGGATCAACACCAACCATATCACCAACTTCAAGTGCAATACCATCAACTTTAGCAGAATCAGATGTATTAGCACCAAATGTATTTGTAGTAAAAGTATCACCAGGCTCAGTTCTTAAGAGTCTTGGATAAATCTTTCCATCTGTAAAATCCTCAGCCTTAAGAGCAAAATCCTTGTGATGTTGCTTACGCTCATCATAAAGTTTCTCTTCACTATAAACAAGCATCCAATCTCCCTTACCAGTGAGATCCATCTTGCCTGCTGCCATGTCATACTTTAAGAACATACCTTGCTCAACGATTTTGATGTTTTCATCAACAGGAAGCTGAGCATATACATGACCATTTTTCTGAGCTGAGAGATGATTAGGCTCTACCTGGCCGAATCCTGTACGACTAATCTGTGCCATAATTTATTCTCTCCTTAATTAAATATTGTTCTGAATCTCTTCAACTGCTTTAATCCAGTCTGGAGTTGAATCAGAATCTGCATTTTCTAAATTAAAAGTTACAGAAGGATTTTCTTCTGTCTTATGATTATCATTTTCAGAAGTAGATGTTGAATCAAAATTGACCTTTTTTCTATAGCAAATTACTGCTAATTTAGATTCAATTTCATCAAGAGAATACTTTCTCTTATTTTCAATTACATCTTTCTTATCTTCATCAGAAAGCATATAGAATTTAGCAATAAGTTCATCTTTCTTCTGATCATCAACAGAGTTCTTAAACTCTACAAGAGTTTCGTTCTCTGCTTTAAGAGCAGCAAACTTATTAGTTAATTCTGATACTTGAGCTGCAAGTTTAGCATATTCTTCATCTGTATGTAAAGAGTTTTTAGATGCAGGCTTCTTCTCATCTTCCTTCTCTTCTTCAGAATTAGAATCGCTGTTATCATCATCAGAATTATCATCTGTGTTATCATCCTTCTTGTCATCTTCCTTATTAGCAAACTCTTCATTTGCCTCAGAAGCAACAGTAGATTCTACAGATGCTCCTTCTGTATCTTCTTGATTTTCTGTCATATTCGTTTGAACATTACTGTCCTGTGTTGCAGAAAAATTTTCATTATCTGTAGTCTGTGCGGCCGCCCCTTCAGTAGGAGCACCAGTAGTAACATCTACAGTTGTATTAGTTTCAGTATTCACTGTATTTCCTCCTTGTAACGCAAACTCTAATTGTTTAACCATTGAATATAGAGTTTTCGTAAAATTATCATTTATGGAAAAAGTATTACTTACTTCTGGTGCAGTTACGCTTGATCCCTCGAAGCAAGGCTCTACATCATCACCTAAAATACATAACTTTGAAACTATTGCGTCATTTATAATAAAAAATTCCATACCAGATTTACTATCTTCTGCCCAATATCCATCTAAAGAACTATTATCAAGTTCCATGGACTGCGGTTTCCCATCATCATCAAAAACCTTTTGAGCTTCAGGATACTGGCCTGTCCATAAATAACCAGTAGTCATCAAATAAGTTCTAGTGACTTGATTTCCAAAATCATCAGTCTCATTAAAATCTTTGAACCAAACTTCCGCATCAGTAGGCACAAATCCATATGGCTTAGTATCAGAACCAAGATGTAAACCTTCATCATCTAATGTTACTCTGTCGCCATGTCCCATGAAATCCTCTTTATTATCATTGTAATATCCAACAATAGGATTTCCACGAAGTGTTAATGCCATCTTTTCTGCGGCGTCCTTATTAATAAAACTGCCGTTACGATTTTTTCCTAAATAGAAAACTTTAATCTCACATTTAGAAATAAATGGAGAAACATCCAAAGGAGTTAAGTTTACAAATTGGACATTATCCATCGTAGCGACAGATGCGTGTGGTAAACTCATCTGAATCTCCTTTACATTGACTAGCGGTTGGCTAGGGTTTTGTCTGACTTCTCGTTATCCTCTTTCTCTGGGCGACCTACATTACCATCAGACCCAGATTGGTTAGACGATGAACCGCCGCCCGCAATCTTTGAAATAGTATCACCATTCATAACATTACTTGTAAGAGGTGGAATAAATACTGTAACTAAATTCAATATATTATTTTCCCAATAAGCATTAGCTAATATAGAACTTTGGCTTTGTCCAAGAGCAATCTGAGGAAGCATTTTAGAATAACCCATCTGTGCCTGCTCTTTATATAACTTGGCCATCTCTTTATAGTTATAAATAGTGGTTTTTAATATCTGCGCTTTGAAATAATATTTCTTTGGTGATTTATTATAAGGCTCAATAATTAAGTTAAGAAAATCTTCAAACTGTAAAAGCAAATTATAAACAGAAGCTTCATCATTTAAAATTGAATTTTGTAATGCAGTATTACCATCGCTATTAAATTGCAGCTGCGATACACCTGCTTCATTATATACGCTTCTTTCTACTCTTGTTAAATCATCAGTTTGAGTAGTATTGCTTTTGTCTGACATATCAGCTACATCTACATCAGCAAAAGTAGTTAATACATCAAGACCAATAGCTCGACTAAGCATTTTAACTGCATTATTATGCAGCTCTTGTGCTTCGTCTACATCAAAAATCAAGTCACCATTTTTATCCAATGGCATCTTTTGAATAATGATTTTTAATAACTTTTGAGCCATGCGCTTTCTATCCAAATCCTGCGCTTCATCCAAATCAATAATAGCAGGAATGACAGATATAAAAGGCGGAAAGTTTTCACCATTTAAACTGAATTTAATAGTTTTAGTTGGATCAAGTAAATACCAACCAGAAGTATCTCCTTTAAATTCAGCAACTAATTTACCTTGTTTGTACGCCTTATATCCCTTATTGAAATCTTCAGGGAATAATTTTAATATTCTTGTCCTTAAAGTCGCATCTGAATATTGGTCATCAAAGAACTTCATATTAAACTCTACAGCAGGGCGTCCAGCAACATTATAGCGACTTCTACAATATCCAATAGGTAATTCTTGAACAGATAATTTATCATTATCAAGGATATATCCATAATAACATCCATTACGAATTACTTTAAGCGCGACTTCCCCAAAAAATTTCTTAGGCCCAAAATCATCTGTATATTTAAGGCAAGAGAAAAGGCTGTTAACAATCTTATCTCTCTGCGCTTTTGGCAGCTCTTTGCTATCTTGTAAAATACCAAGTCCGCCATTAATATACGGAGTAATTAACCAATCATAATTATAAAGATAAGCCATATATCTACAAAGTCTTGAATAAATACCGCTCGTTTTATAAAAGAAATTAGATATTTCTCTCATAGCTTTAAGATCACCATGGCTTATTGCTTTTAGAACGTATGTTTTATCTCCATATTTTGGATTGACACGCTTTAATTCACCTACATTTACTGTAGCATCGTCTAATGTTTTAATTCCCACTCTAATTTTAGAAAAATCAGTTGGGACACCAGCGTAATTAGTTGGTATATTATTATCTGCAAGGCGCATATTAAAACCTTTTTTCTTAATCTCTTCAATACGATTAATCAAAATAACACCTCACATATCTATTATATAATATAGTATAACATAAATTTTGTTGAAGGTCAACTAGAAGTAATTACAAGAGCATTAATAACCTGCTCTTTTTAATATATAACTTAAATCTATTCTTCCCTCATCAGTATACGGAATTGCAATTAGAGTATATCCATGAGCTTTACAGTATTCGCGTTTTTTCATATCATTATATTGCTGTTTACGTAATCCATCCCAACCACCAAATTTTGACTTTGGCTCATAATGTTGTATACCTTGATATTCAATTAAAAAATCAATGTCTCCGTCATCATCAAACACACAAAAATCAAAACGTAGCGGATGCCCAGTAGCAGATACTAAGTCAGGGAAGATATACTCTTCTTGAAAATCCAATCCCGCATCTTGTAGAATTTCAAAAATTTTAATTTCTCCTCGACTAGCTTTCATTGTAATTCCTCCTTACTGATAATATATCAAAATAATATTGTTTTCATTATCCTCTTTTGTCCCTTGAATTTTTTAAAAAAATATAATATAATTTATATAGGAAAATAAGAAAGAGGTGCTTAGAAATGAAACGCTATGTATTTTCAGATATACATGGTTCAAAAGACTTATGGAACCAAATAAAATCTTATGTAAATAAGGACGATTGGCTTTATTGTCTTGGAGATGTGATTGATCGCGGTCCCGCTGGAGTTGAAATTTTTCTAGATCTATACAAGAGACCAAATACAATCATACTGCGCGGTAACCACGAAGATATGGCGGCCGCAGCTGTCCCGCCACTTTTAGCTGGCACTGCGCAGATGGATGGTAAGTGGCTTAATGAACATACTAAGCATGGCGAAATAGAAAATACTTATGTATTAGATTGGTATAATAATGGCGGTATTCTGACTTGGAGAGCTTTACAAAAATATTCAAAAGAAGAAATCCAAAAAATAAGAGATATATGGGCAACACTCCCAACTAGTTTTATAGTTTATGATGACCAGAATCATTGGTATTACTATCTAGATCATTGTGGCTTCACACCGAGCTCCCGCGCATATAGATTACCATATTGGGATCGTTTACACTTTGATGATGAATGGGATGATTGGGCAGATGGAAAAAATGTAAGAATAATTCATGGTCACACTCCAGTGCAATCTTTTGAGTCTACCTTTTGCCCCAACGGATTTGTAAGATATACAACACTTCATCCAGAAGATGAGCGAATGATAAATTATATTCCGCAAATAGCTGTCTACTGCGGAGGTCATAAAGTTGATATTGATTTAGCTGCTATTGATAGCGGTCGCACAATGCTCTTAGATTTAGATAAATTTGAACCTATATATTTTACGACTTGACAAAGTAAAATTTTTTAGATATAATATATATGAAAAGAAAAACAAAAAGCCACAAATATTTAATAGAACGTGTGAGAGAGACGCTTCGCGTCTCTCTCACTTTACTTTTTTATTATTTTTTGATATAATATTTTTATAAAGAAAGAGGTGATATGTTATGAATAATTTTACTATTAGCAAATTTTATTGTACGAAATGTGGACATGAGGGTATTTCAATTCCAAGAAAAAATCAAAAGGTTAGAGAACCTGGACATTTAAAGAAACTTTTTTGTATTTATTGTAATAAAGAAGTAAATCATGCGGAGTGCCGCGGATTTGGTAAATACAATTATGAAGATTTCTTAATTGAATTTAAAGGTGGAAATTTTGATGAAGAAGGCAATAGGAAAATGCCTTGGAAACAATTCGTAGCGAACTATTATAAACAAGAAGGTGATTTAAATGGGTAAACTTATTCTTATGTGCGGCGTACCTGGTTCTGGGAAGACTACTTTCTGTAAAAATCATCTAACTGAAAATGATGTTCATATTTCTCGTGATGAAGTAAGATTTTCTTTGCTTAAAGATGGTGAAGATTATTTTGCACATGAAGATACAGTTTATAAAGAATTTTGGAGACGAATTAATGAAGCTCTTGCTTCAGGTAAGAACGTTTTCGCAGATCAAACTAATCTTTCTCCAAAAGCAAGAAAATATTTACTTAATAATGTAAATGGATATGATGAAGTAGATTGTCTTTGGTTTAATTGTTCCGTTCAATTTTGCTTAAATAATAATGAAAAAAGAAAAGGTATTGGTCGAACATATGTTCCTCGTGGCGTAATTCGACGAATGGCAGCACAATTTATTCCGCCTACTCATGAAGAAGGATTTACTCATGTTTGGATGTATTATCCAGAAAAACATTTAATAGGAGGTGAAAACTAATGGGAAAGATATGGTTGACATCAGACTTGCATTTTTCACATAATCAAGATTTTCTTTGGCAGCCACGCGGTTTTGAAAATATTTATGAACATAATGAAACTATTATTAAAAATTTTAATGAAGTAGTTGGTTGGGATGATGACCTTTATATTCTGGGAGATTGTTTTCTTAATAATAATGAAGAAGGAATGAAGTGTATGCGGCAGCTGCCTGGTAGACTTCATATTATCTGGGGTAATCATGATACATTAACTAGACAAACATTACTTTCAAATGAGCCTCGTGTAATTATACATGGATATGCTGATATAATTAAATATAATAATTATCATTTTTATCTTAGCCATTATCCAACAATAACAACCAATTTTGATGATGATAAAAAATTTAAAGCAAGATTATTTTCATTATCAGGACATACACATAGTAAAGCTATATGGCAACCCGCATGTGAATCTAGTTATAATGTAGCTCTTGACGCTCATAATAACTATCCTGTTGATATAGAAACTATAATTAATGATTTGAAGGAGAAACATAATAATGGATAAAACAAATATCCCTGTAGTAATATTTGCTATTATAGGCATAATTGCACTATTTATTTTTCTTCCATTTCTTTGCTTTGCTGGAGGATGGATTACTGGATGGCTTATTAAATTAATTTTCGGCAATACTTTTTGTAATGGTCTTGCTCTGATTGGAATTCATATTGCTCCTTCTCAGATTCCTCTTTTATGCGGTATTATTGGAGTAATTGGAAGCTTTTTCAAAAATACTATTAATACAAATAAAAAGGATTAATTATGAAATCAGGCATTAAATTAGTATATTCTGATTATAATGAAGAAACAGGCATTTCAATAGTCAGAATACAGACTCCATATGGAGTATTTAAAGGTAAAGCAAGGCTCAATCCGAAAGATGCTAATATTGCTTCTCATTATGAAGGATGTAAATATGCAGAAATGCGGGCTTATATTAAATATTTTAAATTTATGATTAAAATAAAGCGAACTGCTTATGACGAATTACAGAAACTTTATAATCAATTAAAATACAGTACACCCGCAGTCGCCCAAAATGATATTGTTCTTAATCTAATTAATGATTATATGACCGATTTAAATAATACTATCCAATCTTATAAAAAAGCTATTACAAAATATACAAACAATATTACAAAATCTATTAACGAACGAGAAACAATTCTCAACCGTATTAAAAAAGGTCAAAAATAAGTAATCATTTGCATTTAAAAATTATTACATATAGAGTAATAGGCTTAGGTAAGATATTTACTATAGTATTTTACCTAAAATTTTATATATGGATTTCTCCTCTTCCATATATTGATACTAGAAAAGGAGCATGATAATATAGATGCAACACTATTTTTATGATACTTGTGCATTATTAAATCATAGCAAAATGATTTTTGAACAATCAAAAGAAAAATTTTATATTAGTAATTTAACATTAAAAGAACTTGAAAATATTAAAACTTCTTTTAATAAAGATGCTGAAATAAAATATAAAGCAAGAAGAGTGGCACAAGAATTAATTACTTATGAAGATAAATATGAAGTAATTAATTATAAGCAAAGCTATGATGAACAATTAAAACAATACGATGTATTATCTGATAATATGGACAGTAGAATTATTTTAACTGCATTGGCAACAAAGGATTGTATCTTTGTAACTGATGATCTCTATTGTTCTCAAATTGCAAAATCCTTAAATATTCCTGTTAAATTTCTTTTTACAGAAAATGACAATTATAAAGGGTATACAATTATTACTCCAAAGGATGAAGATGAAATGGCGTATACTTATAAGACCATTTTTGATAATCCATCTGAATTTAATTTAAAAAATCATGAATACCTTTTAATTAGAACAGATGAAGGTATCGTTGATAAATATATTTTAATTGACAATGAATTAGAAAGATTAACAGATTTTATTTCATTTGATAGCACCCAGTTTGGTAAGGTTAAAGCAAGAGACGCTTATCAAGCTATTGCTATGGATAGTTTAAGAAGAAATAAAATTACTGCATTGCGGGGACCCGCAGGGAGTGGTAAATCATATCTAGCTATGTCCTATCTTTTTAGTCAACTAGAACATGGAAAAATTGATAGAATTGTTATTTTTTGTAACACAGTCGCAACTAATGGCTCTGCAAAATTAGGATATTACCCAGGAACAAAAGATGAAAAGCTGTTAGATTCACAGATTGGAAATTTTTTAACTAGTAAAGTGGGAGACCGCATCCAAGTTGAGAAATATATGGGTGAAGGACAAATTATTCTACTTCCAATGTCTGATATTCGTGGTTTTGATACTACTGGTATGAACGCTGGTATTTATATTACAGAAGCACAAAATATGGATATTGAATTAATGAAGCTTGCTTTACAAAGAATTGGAGAAGATTCAATTTGTATTCTTGATGGTGATGATACTGCTCAGGTTGATTTAGGTATATATGCTGGATCAAATAATGGCTTGAGAAGAGTATCTCAAGTATTTAGAGGAGAAAATATATATGGAGAAGTAACACTTCCAAATATATATAGAAGCAAAATTGCAAAGATTGCACAGAAAATGTAATCTTAATATTAGCTCTAGGTGTAAAAGCCTAGAGCTAATTTTTATACAAAAGGAGAACTAGTATATGTTATTATTCAGAAAGAAACAATATTACCAAAAACGTGCAAATAAAATGCGTAATACTCTTGAAAAATGGGATATTGAAAAAGAAACTCTTAAACAACAGGAAGAAATAAATCATGAATACCAAGAAATTAAACAGATAAATGCAAAAAAGAAAATGGCTACATCTAAAGTTATTTTATTCTTATTTATAGGAATGTGTTTATTTGGTATGTTTTTAACGGGATGGGCTACAATTCAATCTGTAACTATAGCGGCCGCCCTTGGTGTTATGCCAGACTTCGCCCCTATTGTTGCATTTATTGGATCCGTAGTAGCTCCAATTATTCCAATCTTTAGATATTATCAAAAATCAGAAAATGAAAATACTAAAGGTGGAATTGTTTATGATTCAGTCATTTCTAATAATGAAGATGACAGTAATGGAGTCGGTTAAGAAATGGAATCTCACCTAATATGATTTTCAAAAGGAGGAGAAAAATAAAACAATGGCAATCAATATAATTAAAAAAACTGGAACTCATGGTATGTATCATAAAGCAAGACAAATTAAATATCTTGTAATTCACTATACCGCTGGAGTAACATCAAAAGTAGGCGCAGCTAGGAATACTGCATCTTGGTTTTCAAATCCTAACGCGGGAGGAACTGCAGATTTCATTGTAGATGATGGTGAAATTGTGCAATATAACCCAGATCCTTTAAACTATGCTTGCTGGGCTGTTGGCGGCAGTAAGTACAATAATAAGGGTGGGAAGCTATATAAAGTAGCTACGAACATGAATTGTATTTCTATTGAAATTTGTAGCTCTAACAAAACAGGCAAAGCGACTACTCCGAATGATAAAAACTGGTATTTTACTGATGCCGCAATTAATAATGCTATAAAGTTATCAAAATATTTGATGCAGAAATATAATATTCCAGCGAGCAGAGTAATTCGCCACTATGATGTTACTGGTAAGCTTTGTCCTGGCATTTATGGGTGGAATGCAAATTCTGGCTCTGAAGCCACTTGGAATAATTTTAAATCAAGACTTGGCGGCGGTGCCTCTGTAACGCCCCCTACTCCAGCTCAACCATCTGCTCAACCGGCTGCCGCAAATACTGTACCAAGTGGTTCATTTACTGTAGAAGTATTAGTAAATGATTTAAATATTAGAAAAACTCCTAACGGAGAAAAAACTGGTAAAGTAACGGGCAAAGGTAAGTTTACTATTGTTCAAACTCAAAACGGATGGGGACTGTTAAAATCTTATGCAAAAAATAAAAATGGTTGGATTAATTTGAAATATACAAAAAGGGTATAAATAATAATATGGGCTTATGCTTCTGCATAAGCCCATTTATATCCATTTTGCCCAACCTACCCCACAGGAATAGTTTATTATATTAATAGACTATTCCATTTTTTTTGTTTCTATTTTTAACAAAATTTTTATTTGGAAACATATAGAACTCTATAATCTAAAAAATTTTGACAAATACAAAAAAATCTGATATAATATATTTATAAAAATAATATAGAAAGGAATATTTTATGGCTACTGATAAAACTCTATATACAGATAAATCGATCGAATCACTCAGCCCCTTAGAGTTCACCAGACTCAGACCTCAGGTGTATGCAGGTGACTGCTCATATAGCACACAGCTCCTGGTCGAAATTGTTTCTAACGCTATTGATGAGTTCCGACTTGGTCATGGTTCTAAAATTGAAGTTAATATAAATAAAGATATTGTTTATGTTCGAGATTATGGACAAGGTTTTCTTGTCAACTCAATGAGAGACGATGGTAAGACTGTCCTTGAAGCTGCGTTTAGTATATTAAATACATCTGGTAAATATCGTGATGATGGAACTTATGAAGGAACTTCTCTTGGTTCTTTTGGTATTGGTTCTAAAATTACGACTTTTCTTTCTCATCATACTGAAGTTGAAACTTGGAGAGATGGACAGACTGAATCAATAGGCTTTACAGAAGGCGTTTTTAATGGCGATCGCAAGGTCGGCCCTTCAAAAGAACCGAATGGAACATATGTTCGGTGGCAGCCTTCAGAAGAGTTCTTCACGCATACTGAAGTTGAAATTGATAAAGTAAAGACACTTTTTAATACATTAGTTTGCCTTTGTCCTGGTTTAACAATTGAATTAGATTATAATGGAAAGAAAACTACTTATGTATCACAGCATGGTCTCAATGACCTTGTAGATGAGGCTGTGAAAGATAAGGAACTTATTTCAAATCGTTTTAATATGAATTTTGCAGAAGGCAAAAATAAGATGGATATGGTTCTTACATATACATCTAATTATTCTTCTACCATTATTCCTTATGTTAATACAGGCCTTACTGAATCTGGCCAGCATATTACACAGGTCAAAACAACACTAACTCGTGTATTTAATAAATTCTTTAAAGAAAAGAAATGGCTTAAAAATAAAGATGAAAACTTAACAGGCGATGATATTCAAGAAGGAATGTATATTGTATTTAATATTACAGCTCCTAACGTTGGATATGACGCACAGGTTAAGTCAAGAATTACTAAAATTGATATGGCTCCATTTACTGGGATGTTATCTGAAAATCTTGAATATTGGCTTAATAACAATGAAAAAGAAATTAAGCAGATATTTGATAAAGCAGCATCCGCAAAGAAAGCAAGAGAAGCTGCAAAGAAAGCAAGAGAAAGAGTTCGTGAACAAGGTAAGAAGAAAGAAAAAGCACTCAAGTTCGATTCTAAACTTGCAGATTGCTGGTCTAAAGACCGCTCTAAATGTGAAATTTATGTTACCGAAGGTGATAGCGCTAGTGGTAATTTGAAAACTGCTCGTAACAATGAATTTCAAGCAGTATTACCTGTCCGTGGTAAAATTCTTAACGTAAGGAAAGCTTCACTTGAGAAAATTCAAAAAAACGCAGAGATTATGACAATGATTGAAGCTTTTGGTCTTAAAGTTGATTTAAAGACAATGAAATTGACATATGACCCAGCTGATTTGAGATACGACAAGATCATTATTGAATCGGACGCAGATGTAGATGGTGAACCAAGTGTTAGTGCCAATGAAAAACTTTACGCTTAATCAGGCGGGTAATGCTTTTGGGCAAAACATATTTATGTGATCCATACGGATTTCATATAAATATGAAAGAGAAAAAGCATTGCTAACGGGGCATCCTAAACTATTAAGCATGGAAATCCCGTGGGAAACTTATATTTATCCATTTCTCTTTCAATTAAATATAAAAATGGGGGAGAAATACAATGATTGGTATTTATAAAATTATTGATAAAGATGACCCAACAAAATTTTATGTTGGTCAATCAAATGATATTGAAAGGCGTATTAAAGAACATATCCAAAAATCATATAAACAATCACGAATCCCATTTGATGATTATATTAATCAGAGAGGGAAAGAAAACTTCACTTTTGAAGTTTTAGAAGAATGTTCATTAAATGAATTAAATGAAAAAGAAAGATATTGGATACAAAAATTAAATGCAACATCTTCTGGTAACAAATTTAATGGTGGTACTACTAATGTAATTGGAGAAAATAATCCAAGAGCAAAATTAACTGAAGAAGATGTAAAAATTATCCGTACTGCTTATAAAAATCATTTAAAACAAAAAGATGTATACGAACAATTTAAAGATAAAATTTCATTTGGATATTTTCAAAATGTGTGGCAGGGAAAATCTTGGTCACATATAATGCCTGAAGTTTTTACAAAAGAAAATAAAAAATATTATATATACCAAAATAGTAATGGCTCTCAAGGAGCAAGCGCACAATTTACTGACGATGAAGTTATAACAATTCGTCAAAGATATGTAAATGAAAGCGCAAAACAAATTTACGAAGATTATAAAGATCGAGTAAAATATCAAACTTTTCAAGCTTTATTATGGGGAAGAAGTTATAAAAATCTTCCAATCTATAAAAAGAAAGAAAAGAAATGGATAAATATTTGAACCTGTATCGACTATCTCCTTTGCCTTCTGGGCGGGAGAGTAGGGCTGCTATTGATACGCAGTTCGAAATGGTTTCCTCTCTATCATGAGAGTAAAAGATAGTCAGTGCTAATGGAAACATTAGATAACACGGCCCATATCAAGAACCTATTTTATACCTTTATCTGGACTTTCTGTCCTCAACTAATCCTGGATGGTCATGTCTACGCAGGCGTGCCGCCGCTTTACAAGATTACAGAAACAAAAGATAAGTATGTATATCTTAAAGATGATGCCGCACTTATTGAATACAGAAATAATCATAAAGGTAAAAAGTACCAGGTTAATCGCCTCAAGGGACTAGGGGAGATGTCCGCAGACGAGACCTCTATCCTCGTAGAGGCCGATCAGAGAATTATTAGACAGGTTACAGTGGCAGACATTGATATTGCTAATAAACTGTTTGATGATTTAATGGGAACGGCAATTCTTCCTCGTAAAAAATATATTCAAGAACATTCAAAAGAAGCGACGTATAATGTTTAAAATATTTTATGCATTTTTAGTCAAAATTGACAAAAATAGTCTACTTAATTTTAAAGTATATTAATAGACAAAGGAAGGAGAGTCAATTATGACTAAAGAAGAATTTTGTCAACAATATGGATATAGTTTACAAACTTTAAAAACTAGTTTTAATAGAACTAAAGAATCCTTATCGCATAAAGGATACATATTAACAAGGGAGGGAAGTTGGCCAAATGCCAATTATACTGTAGTTGAAGATAAAAGTTTAATTCCTCCTAAAAAAATTACATTAAGTACACGATTAATTGGACAAAGATTTGGACATTTAACTGTATTAAAAGATACTGGGAAAAGATTTTATCGAAGTATTGTATGGGATTGTGTATGTGATTGCGGAAGACATCATGAAGCAACATCTAATAATTTAAGTGGTGGGCATGTTAAAAGTTGTGCTAATATGGATTGTCCTTATAGCAAAACCTATGATGATTTAACTAATCAAAAATTTGGTTTATTAACAGCTTTATATCCGACAAGTATGAAAGATGGATCTCATATGTACTGGATGTGCAAGTGTGATTGTGGTAATTTAAAAGAAGTATCTTCTAGCTCATTAAAATCTCATACAGTACAATCTTGCGGATGTTTAAAACAATCTGTAGGAGAATTAAATATTAAAAAAATTTTAGAACAAAATAATATTAATTTTTGTGAACAATATACTTTTGCAGATTTAAAAAATAAAAAACCTTTACGATTTGATTTTGCTATTTTTAAAGACAATCAATTATTTAGACTAGTTGAATTTGATGGTATTCAACATTATGAAGAACAAGCATATTTTTCTCATTCACTCGCAGAAATTCAACAAAATGATAAAATAAAGAATGAATATTGTCAACAGCATAATATAATTTTAGTACGTATTCCATATTGGGAACGAGACAATATAACTTTAGATATGATAATGGGAGATAAATATATATATGGATCAACAACAAATTGAATTAAATCACGAATTGGGTGCTAACTTTATTGAATATGCTGCAGCCTGTAATACAGATAGAGCTATTCCAGACGCAAAATGCGGTTTGAAGCCAGTGGCACGCCGTATACTCTACGGAGCTCTTGAGGGTGGAAGAGTTTCATCCAAGCCTTATGTTAAGAGTGCTAGAATTGTTGGTGATGTAATGGGACAGTTACATCCGCATGGAGATTCTAGTATTTATGGAGCATTAGTAAGACTAGCTCAAGATTGGGTAATGCGCTACCCTCTTATTGATTTTCACGGTAATGTTGGTAGTATTGGCGGAGACGGTCCTGCCGCATCTCGATATACAGAAGCAAGATTGTCAAAACTTAGCGAAGATGGATTGCTAATTGGATTAAAGAAGAAGAATGTTAATTTCGTACCAAATTATGATGAAACTATGGAAGAGCCTGAAACTCTTCCAGCTATCTTCCCTAATCTTCTTTGCAATCCAAACAGCGGGATCGGCGTTGCTATAGCTTGTAACTGGGCGCCGCACAATCTTCGAGAAGTAGCTCAAGCTATTGAAGATTATATGGATGGGAAAACACCAGTTCTTCCTGGCCCTGATTTCCCAACGGGCGGTCAAATTATAAATAAGAATGATATTCCTAATATCATGGCAACAGGTCATGGTAGTGTTAAAATTAGAGCAAGATATAAAGTAGAAAAAAATCAAATTATTTTCTATGAAATTCCGTATGGAACTACTATTGAAGGATTGATTGCAGAAGTCGGTGCAGCTTGCGATAATAAAGAACTTGAAGGTATTACTGACATCCATGATGAAAGTAATAAAAAAGGAATTAGAGTTGTTGTAACTTGTGATAAAGGAGTGTCACCAGACGCAATAGTACAGAAAATTTATCAAAAAACTAATTTTCAGACTTCATTCTCATATAATCAAGTTGCTCTTGTCGATAAGACTCCTGTTGAGCTAAATCTGAAAGATTGCATTAAGATTTATATTCAGCATAATATTGATTGCTTAATTAAAGAAAGCAATTTTGATTTAGAAAAAGCAAAAGCAAGACTAGAAGTAGTTGAAGGACTAATTAAAGCACTCGAAGATATTGATAATATTATCGCATTAATTAAAAAATCAGAAAGTGCGGCCTCCGCTAAGACTATACTAATGGTTCAGTATAATTTTACTGAAAATCAGGCTAAAGCTATCCTTGCGATGAGATTAAGCTCTCTTGCTAAACTGGAAAAGGTTGAGCTGCAAGAAGAAAAGAAATCTCTTATTAGCCAAATTGAAGATTTAAATGACATTCTCATTAATAAAGAACGTCAGATTAATATTATCAGAGCTAGACTTGATACGCTAGTAAAAAAATATGGCGATGACCGTAGAACAGAACTCGCTCAAATTGATATTAAGCCAGAAGATAAAGAAGTAGAAACTGTTATTCCTGAAGATGTAGTTGTTGTTGTAACTAAATCTGGTGATGTAAAAAGAATAGCAAAAAATAGCTTTAAGACTCAAAGAAAAAATGGTAAAGGTGTAAAAACTTTAGATGATGTTATTCTTACAACAATTTCTACTAATACTATTGATACACTAATGATTTTTACTAATAAAGGTAAAATGTTTAGACTATTAGTAGATAATATACCAGCAGGAACAAATGCTTCAAAAGGACAAAATCTTGCTACAATTATTAAGATGGACTCTGATGAGAGTATTTCTGCGGTAACCTCTTTGCATCATCAAACTAATGCAGAATATGCAATCTTCTTTACAAAGAATGGTTTGATTAAGAAATCTGCTTTAACTGAGTATAAAAACATCAAGAAAAGCACTGGTATTCAAGCTATTAAACTTAAAGATGGCGATGAATTAGTTAATGTAACCTTTTTAAAAGATGAACCTGTGATTGTTATTACTAAGAATGGCTTTGCAATCAAGTTTGATACTAAAGATATTGCTGCAACAGGTAGAGTCACAAGTGGAGTAAAAGCAATTAAATTAAGTGAAGATGATTCAGTTTTAATTGGATTGCCAATTAGTCCTAAAAAGAAATATTTAGCAATAGTATCAGCAAACGGAGTTGGAAAGAAAACAGATATTAATGAATTTCCACTTCAAGGCCGAGGCGGTAAAGGACTATTTGCTTATAAATCAGATAAACATATTGCAGGCGCCGCATTAGTCGATGATACTGATAGCGTCTTGATTCGCGGCGTCCCTAATTCAATATGTATCGCAGCTTCAGATTTGCCTCTTGTGAGTCGAATTGGAATTGGTAATATCCTTATTAAGAATACGAATGTTACTGGTGTAATTAAATTATAATTAATGGTGCAGTCTTAAGACTGCACCATTTTATTTTTATCAAAAATTATTATATAATATATATATAGAAATAAGAGAGGTGATAAATATGATTGATTGTTTATATCAACCATTTAAACATTGGGCAAATAATAAAGCTATTTGGATTTATAGTGATACTCATTTTGAAGATTCTGATTGCCATTTAATGGATTCAAATTGGATTACTCCAACTGAGCAAATCAAAATTTTAAATAGCCAAGCAGGTCGTAAAGATACTTTAATTTTACTTGGAGATATTGGAAATCCTGAATGGCTAAATAAACTTCATGCAAGCTATAAAATATTAATTACGGGCAATCATGATAAAGGAACATCAATATATAAATCTTATTTTGATGAAATATATAACGGGCCACTTTTAATAGCAGATAAAATTTTACTTAGCCATGAACCTATTAATGGATTAGATTGGTGCCTTAATATACATGGGCATGATCATGGCTCTAATGGCGGCCGCGTTAATTTAAATCATTATTGTGTTTGTTCAAATACTGTTCAATATAAAGCATTAAATTTAAATAGTTTTATTAAAAATGGAGGATTGGCACATATTCCTTCAATTCATCGTTTAACAATTAATTATGCAACAGAACATAGTTTACATAAAGAGGTAGATAATGGATAAATTAGAAATGGGAGCTTTGGTTAATAAACTTAATAAATATACTGAAGCTTATGATGCAGGAACACCTCTTATTTCTGATAAAGAATGGGATGAATTATATTTTCAATTAGTGGAAGCAGAAAAAGAGACTGGAATTATCTTACCTAATTCACCAACTCAGTCCATTCATTTTCAGACTGTTACTAAACTAAATAAAGTAAAACATAATCATCCAATGCTTTCATTAGATAAAACAAAAGATGCTAATACAATTCAATCGTTCCTTGGAGAAAAAGATTGGATTGCTATGTGTAAAATGGATGGATTAACTTGTTCTTTAAAATATGAAGATGGAAAATTAGTTAGCGCGGAGACAAGAGGAAATGGAGAAATAGGAGAAGATATACTCCATAATGCACTTTGTGTAAAATCTATTCCTCATAGTATTCCATTTAAAGATGAACTAATTGTAGATGGAGAAATAATTTGCACTTATAATAATTTTAAACTATTTTCTGAACAGTATAAAAATCCAAGAAATTTTGCATCGGGCAGTATAAGATTGCTTGATTCAAAGGAATGTTTTAAACGTAATCTTGATTTTATTGCTTGGGATGCTATTACTAATTTTGCAAGTACATTATCTATCAAATTACTTATATTGCAATCTTATGGTTTTACTGTTGTACCAAGAATTATCAAAGATGATTCAATTACAATAGAAGACGCTATTAATGAACTTCAAGAAAGAGCAAATGAGTCATCATATCCAATTGATGGCATTGTATTTAAATATGATTTAGTAACAGATTATAATGCGGCAGGCCGCACAGACCATCATTTTAAGGGTGGAATGGCATATAAATTTTATGATGAAACTTATTCCACTAATTTAAAATATATTGATTGGACAATGGGGAAAACAGGTATTCTTTCTCCTGTTGCTGTATTTAATCCAGTAGATATTGATGGTACTACTGTAGAAAGAGCTTCTTTACATAATATTAGTATTATGCAAGAAACAATGGGTATTCCTTATGAGGGAGAAGCTCTTGAAATCTTTAAAAGTAATCAAATCATTCCGCAGGTATATTCTGCTGAAAAGAAAAATGATATTATACCTTTAGAGATACCTAAGATTTGTCCTATATGCGGTCAGCCTACTGAAATTAAAGAAGATGGTATTGCTAAAATATTATATTGCTCAAATCCTAATTGTGAAGGTAAACTATTAAATCAATTAGACCATTTTTGTGGTAAAAAAGGATTAGATATTAAAGGATTATCAAAAGCAACACTATCTAAACTAATTGATTGGAATTGGGTGTCTTATTTTAAAGATATTTATAGATTAAATGAACATAAAAAAGAATGGATACAGAAACCTGGATTTGGTGATAAATCTGTTCAAAATATTTTAAATGCAATAGAAGAAAGTAGAAAACCAGAATTATGGCGAGTGATTGCGGCCGCCTCTATTCCAAATATAGGTGGAGTTGCATCTAAAGAATTAGCTAGTTATTTTAAAACTTATGCTAATTTTAGAAAAGCAGTTGAAGATAATTTTGATTTTACTCAACTAGAAGATTTTGGAGAAGTCGCAAATTATGATATTTTGAATTTTAATTATACAAATATTGATGATGTAGTATCTTATGCTTTTGAAATTCAAGACGCGGCGGCCGCCCCTCAGGAGATGTCGCTAGACAAGGTTCAGTTTTGTATCACTGGTAAATTACAGCATTTTAAAAATAGGGACGAATTAAAAGCAAAGATTGAGTCTCTTGGCGGTAAAGTAACTGGATCAGTATCAAGCAAAACTAATTATCTTATTAATAATGATATTAATTCAACTAGTGGTAAAAATAAGACAGCTAAATCTCTTAATGTTCCAATCATTAGTGAAGATGACTTCCTGCAAATGGTATCTTCTAATTGAAAGTTATGAAAAATTTTGATATAATATATTTAAGAAATGAATAAGAGAGAACAAAAAAAAATCGCTAATCGAGTAGCGAAACTCGAAAGGAATATATCATTGGGCAAAAATGTTAAAGAAGCTCAAGCTGAAATTGAAAATATAATGACTACCCTTTCGATAGAAGATTTTATTTACATTGATAATTATATTCAAGAAATATTTTCATTGACAAAGTGAAAAATTTTTGATATAATATATATATAATAAAGGAAGAAAATTATTAAACTACTACTTCCAATATTAAAAACTACTAATAATAATTTTTTTAAGGAGAAAACAACTATGGCACTTAAGGAAAATTCACGCAAGGTTTATGATTATGTTTCTGCACATGATGGCGAGGACTTTACAGCAAAGGATATTGCTGCAGCACTCGGACTTGATGCTCGTCAGGTAAATGGTATCGTTACTTCAGCTTTCCAGCGTAAGGGACTTATGGAGAGAGTTGAGGCAGAAGTTGAGAACGCAGACGGTACGCATGATAAGGTTAAGCTCGTTAAGCTGACAGACGCTGGCCGCGAGTTCGATCCAGATGCTGATCCTGAGAAGAAGGCAGAGTAATATATAACATACATAGTATGCCAATAGGGTTGGGTTATATGACCCAGCCCTATTATTTTATAAAATTATGATAATTGTTTTAACAATATTGATTATAATATTAATCATATTGTTATTGAAAATGTGGCAAGATTTAAAACAAACAAAAGCATTTAAAGCAAAATAGATTGCTGATGCGACCGCCGCGCAAGAACAATATGATAATCTTATAAAGTCAATTAATGATTTAAACCTTGAAAAGGTTAAATTATATAGTGAAATTGAAACTCAAAAGAAAAATATAAATTCAATATATGAATCTGAAACCGCTCGTATTCAATCTGAGATTGAACGATATAAAGATAAAGCTACTTACGCTGCTGAAGAATATGTTAATTCATTAAAACAATCATATGTGAAAGCAAAGTAGCAGCATGACGCACAATTATTACAGTTAGAAGAGGATAAAAAAGAATCCGAATTAGCTTTAGATAAAATACGTCAATCTTTAAGCGCGGGGGTCCAAGCTAAATTAAGATAGCAAGAAAAACGCACTCAATTAGATTTTTATAAATTAAACATTACAAATACTGAACTACAAGATATACAATTACTAGAAAATGTAAAATTAAATTTACATAATCCGATAATTTTAAGTAAACTTATCTGGAGTACATATTTTCAAAAACAAACTAATGAACTATGTAATAGAGTAGTTGGTGTAGATAAAAAATGTGGTATTTATAAAATCACAAATATCAATACTGAACAAGTATATATTGGACAAAGTGTTGACATTGGTTCTCGTTGGAAACAACATATTAAGTGCGGTCTGGGAATAGACGCTCCCGCAACCAATAAGTTATATAACTCTATGCAAAAAGATGGAGTTTGGAATTTTTCTTTTGAAGTTCTCGAAGAATGTCCGAAAGATCAACTAAATGAAAAAGAAGCTGAATGGATTAATATGTATCAAAGTGATAAATTCGGATATAATAGTACAAAAGGTAATAAAAGTTAAGGAGTTTAAATATGGTAGAAATTCCTACGATTGCAGATACGCTGCAGAAGGTAAAAAATAGTAAGTAGGCTTATAAAACATATGAAAATGCTATAAACAGTCTATCATATTGGAAGCGACATTTAATTCTTGGAGTAATCGAGGATGATACTGGAGAATCTATTGAAAGTATGATTAAATTCTGGAACGCTCAAGATGATGAAGCTAATGTTCCAGTAGATAAAAGACAACCTATTTTACTCTTTGTTGATTCACCTGGTGGAGATTTATCTGCTGCTTTTACAATTATTGATTCTATTGCTTTTTCAAAAACACCTGTATATACTATTAACATAGGCTGCGCATATAGTGGTGGTTTCTTTGTATATATTGCAGGTCATAAACGGTTTACCTATCCGCACGCATCTTTCCTTTACCACGAAGGAAGTACAGAAATTGGTGGAGACGCAGGTAAATTTCAAAACTTTTCTGATTTCTATAAAGAACAGTTAACTGAATTAAAAAACATAACCTTGAAATATACAAAGATTTCAGAAGAACTTTATAATGAGAAACGTCGAGATGATTGGTGGATTACTGCTGATGAATCTATTGAATTAGGCGTTAGTGATGAAGTTTTAGACCATTTTATATATTGAGGTTTATTAATGAAATTTGAAAATACAGAAGTAATGAATTTTAAAGGGGCTTTCAGAGGATTGCGTAATCCTCTTGAGTCCTGGTCTAAATCAGATAGCTCATTTGATAATGGGATGACCATAATCGGAGAAAAAGACTTGAATCTGGCGCAACGCATGATTAAAGCTGGATCAAGTGATTCTAAATTTCTTCGACAGATTTTTGTGTCTGTAGACATCACGGGCCCGTTATACTGGCTCAAGTAGCTAGACACTTACAAAGTAGCGACTGTTGCTAATAGCACCTCAACGATGCACAAATTAGCGTCCACTCCTATTACAAAAGAATGTTTTGAAATGGGAGATTATAACAATCTTAAAGTATATGATAATGAACCATATAAAATTAATGATTATACTGATGATTGTTGGGATGAAATAATTAATATTTGCGAAACACTTCGTCAAAGATACAATGAAACAAAAGACCAAAGGTACTGGAAAGAATTAATTCGTATCTTACCAGAGTCTTGGCAACAGACTAGAACTTGGACAAATAATTATGCGGGCCTCCGCAATATTTACTTTCAAAGAAAAAATCATCGTTTAACTGAATGGTCAAATGATTTTTGCTCTTGGATTAAAACTCTTCCCTATGCAGCAGAATTAATTACATACCAGCCAGAGAAATCTACTGATTGATTTTTTAAAAAACTTTTGCTATAATATTTATAGAAAGTTAAGAAAGAACAGCTATTATTATTTTCTATTAAGGAGAAAACTAATGAGAAAGAACACAAATCAGGAACAGATTGAAGGAAGAATTTATCAGCATAATCTTCAGGAAAAGATTACTGGAGAAACCAGTAAGCATCCTGGAACACCATTTATTGCTGGTACAATTGATGTAGCAACAGATGAACGGGGACTCAATATTCTCACAGTTCATTATACATATGTAACTGAATCTACAAAGAATGGTAATAAGAACGCTTCTTATGCAAATCTCAAGAGGATCATTGATAATGGTAAGACTATTACTAATGATGGCATTGAGAACGCATGGAAGGTAAGACTCACGCCTGCAATCGCACTGAATGATTTCTACCCACAGGGGCAGGATGATCTCGTATCTCAGCCTCGAAATGAGGGCGGTTTTGTATCTATTATTTCAGAGCTTCATCCAGAGGGAATCGAGAGAAATAAGTTTACAGCGGATGTCCTTATTAATAAGGTAGACCATGTTGATGCAGATGAAGAGAAGGGTATCACAGAAGATTTCGTTCGTATGAACTGTGCGGTATTTAATTTCCGTAATGATATTCTTCCATTTACTTTCGTAGCAAAGAATAAGGATGCTATGAAGTATTTTGAAGGACTTGAACTTCCTTGCTATACTAAGGTATGGGGCAAGATTGTAAGCTCTACTCAGACTGTTAGACATAAGACTGAATCTGCTTTTGGCGGAGACGCAGTTGATACAACAGAGAAAAGAGTTCGTGAGTGGGTTGTAACAGGCGCTCAGAAGGAGCCTTATGAGTTCGGAGAAGAGAATGTTATGACCGCTGATGAAGTTAAGGAAGCGCTTGCAAATCGTAATGTAATGCTTGCTGAAAACAAGAAGAGAAGCGAAGAGTATTACGCAAAGAACGGAGCTACTTCAACATCTTCCAAGACAGATGCGGCAGTCCCCGCAGGTGGATTTAATTTCTAATTAATCACTATTTTATGTAGAGGGGATTATTGATAAAATAATCCTCTCATATTTTTCTATGAAAGGATGACTAATAATGGCAGATATTAATATTTTTAACATTCAGCCGCATCAGGTTAGTCGTGATATGAGAGGATATTCCGTATTCTTCTACGGCGAACCAAAGAGTGGCAAGACTACCACCGCATCAAAGTTTCCAAAGAGTCTTTTGCTTGCATTTGAAAAAGGTTATAATGCGCTACCTGGAGTTATGGCACAGCCTATCAATAGCTGGGCAGAGTTTAAAAAGGTTCTTCGCCAGCTGAAAGAATCTCAGGCGCATGAGATGTTTGAAACAATCATTATTGATACATCTGATATTGCGTATGACTATTGCACAAAATATATCTGTGATAATGCGCCTCGTTCAGATGGTGGATTTGGTGTTGACTCTATCTCAGATATTCCTTATGGTAAAGGATATGGAATGATTTCAAAAGAATTTGATTCATGTCTTCGTTCTATTGTAATGATGGATTATGGTCTTGTTATCATTTCTCATGCAACCGATAAGACTTTCACTGATGAACAGGGTCAGCAGTATAATAAGATTGTTCCTACTCTTGACAAAAGAGCAAATAATATTGTATCTCGTATGTGCGATATTATTGGATATTCACGTATTGTAACCGATAAAGAAGGCGTTGAATCTACAAAACTTTTTATTCGCGGTACTTCACGTTTTGAAGCTGGATCAAGATTTAAGTATACTCCAGATTATATTGATTTTAATTATAAGTCTCTTGTCAATGCTATTGGTGATGCTATCGACAAACAGGCTAAAGAAGATGGAGAAGAGTATTTTACTGATACTCGTAGCAATCTTTATGAAGATACTACTAAGAATCTTGATTTCGATGAACTTATGGCTACATTCAATAGCCTAGTTAAATCTATTACGGATAAGGCTTCTGATGAAGAAATGCAATCTTTTTGGGCGCCTCGTATTCAATCTATTACAGATAAATATCTTGGTAGAGGAAATAAGGTTAATAATATGTCAAGAGAGCAGGTTGAAGCTCTTTCACTTATCAATGATGACTTGTCTGAATTAATTAATTCAAAAAAGTAAATTCTTTAATATATACTAGATTTTTTTAAGAGGAAGATAGATAATATCTTCCTCTTTACTTTTTTATAAAAATATGATATAATAAATATAAGAATGAGGTGATATATTTATTATGACAAAACATATTGTAATATGTCCATTCTGTAAACAATCTTTCGATGCACAACCCGAAGGAGAAAATAAAGAATGGATTAAAATCAAACGCCGTTATGCTCATATGTCGTGTTATATTGATCATGAACAAAGCATGACTCAAGAGGAAAAAGATTTAAGAGATTTAGTAACATATATACAACAATTATTAGGTGATGATTATGTATATATGAAGGTAAAGAAACAAATAGAAGAATATCATAATAAATTTCAATATTCATATACAGGAATGTTGTCGTCTTTAAAATGGTATTATGAAGTTCAAAACAATAAAACAGATAAAGCTAATGGTGGCATAGGAATAATTCCATATATTTACAACGATGCTAAAAAATATTATTATAATATTTATTTAGCACAGCAGAAAAATGCCACTATAACAAACTACCAAGTGCCAGTGAAAGAAATTTCAATCCAGTCCCCTCGGATGTATGAGCGGCCGCCGCACTTATGGTTTGAAAATGATGAGGAGGATGAAGATTAATGGCACAACCAAGATATGTTGATATTCCAGCTATTGTACAAGTCATTGGAAGCGTTTATCAAAACCCAAATCTATTAGATAATGAAGCGTATCATATTACAGAAGATGATTTTACTGAAAAATTTCATAAAGTAATTTTCGGTTCTATTTATAATCTTCATATGCTAGGCGCACAAAAAATTAATATCAATACAATAGAAGATTATCTTGGACAAAGACCAACAAAATTAGCTATCTATAAAACTAATAAAGGGCCAGAATATCTGGAAAATCTTCAAGAATCAACTCAGGTCGAGTCTTTTGATTATTATTACAAAAGAATGAAAAAAATGACTTTACTCCGTATGTATAATGAGCGAGTCGGAATGGATTTATCATGGTTGTATGATATTAATAATATTCTTGACATAAAGAAAAAACAAAAGCAAGAAGATTGGTTAGATAATACTCCTATTGAAGATATAGCTAATCAAGTTAATGATAAAATTGAACAAATCAAATCAAAGTATGTTGATAATGCAGATGACAGCTTTTCCGAAGCAGGAGAAGGTATTGAAGATTTAATCGTCCGTTTACAAAAATATCCTGAAGTTGGTTATCCTCTTTATGGTGCTTTAAATAACTCTATACATCGCGGCGCCCGCCTCGGTAAGTTATATCTTCGCAGCGCGGCTACAGGAGTTGGTAAAACTAGAGCCATGGTGGCAGATTGTTGCACTATTGGATGTGCAGAATTATATGATTCTACCACGGGTTCATGGATAGCAAATGGAACTAAAGAGCCAGTTGTATTTGTAACTACTGAGCAGCAGCTAGATGAAATCCAGACTATGATGTTAGCTTTTATAGCTAATGTCAATGAAGATCATATTCTTGACAACTCGTATGGAACAGATGAGTTAGAGAGAGTCATGCACGCCGCACAAATCCTCAAAGAGTCTGACATTCATATCAAAAGATTACCAGACTTCAGTTTGCAAGATATTGAAAACACAATTAAATTTAGTGTACGAGAATATCATGTAAGATATTTCTTCCATGATTATATTCATACTTCAATTAAAATTCTTAGTGAGATTAGTTCAAAAGCTAGAGTTCAAGGATTGCGTGAAGATAATATTTTGTTTATGATTGCGGTCCGCCTAAAAGATTTAGCAGTTGAGAATGGTATCTTTATTGAAACGGCTACTCAGTTGAATGGTGATTATCGAACAGCTCAAACTTACGACCAAAATCTTCTGCGTGGAGCAAAAAGTATTGCAGATAAAATTGACGTAGGTGAAATAATGCTTGATGTATCTCAAGAAGATAAAGAAGCATTAAAGAAATTAATTGAACAAAATGGTTTTCCGATTCCAGATACTAAAATATCAATTTATAAAAATCGTAGAGGAAAGTATAAAGATATATTAGTTTGGTGTTCAAGTGATAAGGGCTGTTGTAAAATCAATCCTACTTTTGTAACTAATTATCAATATGAATTACTAGATATTCCAGCATTAAAAATTACTGTTACTCCGAGAGAAGAGGAGTCCGCATTTTGAAATATGATAAAGATGAAATAAAAAATTCATTAACAATAGAGCAAGTAGAACAATTAGTAGCAGAACTTGGCGGCGAACCTCGCCGTCAAGGAAACTATTTAGTATGTGCTACTATATGCCATAATCATCCAGGCGAAGGCTCACATAAATTGTATTATTATAATAACACAAAATTGTTTCGTTGTTATACTGAATGTGACGATACTTTTGATATATTTCAATTACTTATTAAAATTCATAAACAAAATGGAGAAGATTGGACACTATATAATGCAGAATCTTATATAGTAAATTACTTCTCGCTTGATTTTGAAGAAGATTTTTTTGAAGAACGTTCAAATCTTCAAGATTGGCAAATTTTTTCCAAATATAAAGAAAATAATCAAAAATCTGATAGTAAAAAAATAATCAATCTTCAAACTTTTGACGATGCATTTTTACATAATCTGCCGCAGCCGCATATTATTCCATGGGAAAAAGAAGGTATCAGTTATAACATTGAACAATTAAGAGGTATCAGATTTGATCCTGCTAATTATGGAGTAGTTATTCCACACTATAATATAGATAATAAATTAGTAGGGGTCCGCGAACGAACTCTAGTAAAAGAAAATGAAATATATGGAAAATACCGACCAGCAGTAATAAATAGAAAAATGTATAACCACCCGCTTGGGTATAATCTTTATAATTTAAACAATAGTAAAACAGCAATAGCGGCACTCCATAAAGTCGTAGTCTTTGAAGGCGAGAAGTCTAGTCTCTTATATGCGTCTATGTTTGGTCCAGATAATGATATATCTGTAGCTTGCTGTGGAAGTAATTTAATTTCATATCAATTTAAATTACTTTATAATCTTGGAGTTAATGAAATTATCATTGCTTTTGATAGACAATTTCAAACCCTTAAAGATAAAGAATGGCAAGGTTGGACAAAGAAATTAAAAGATATACATAATAAATATGGCTCAATTGTGCAAATTAGTTTTATGTTTGATTTAGATAATAAATTAAATTATAAAGATAGTCCAATAGATCAAGGCAAAGATACTTTTATGTATTTATTTCAAAATAGAATACAGCTGTAAGGAGATGTCATGAATTGACATCTCTTTTTTTTTATGTTATAATAAAAATAGAAATAAAAAGTAAAAAGGACAGATTAAAATGAAATATAAATTAATTAAACCTATCAATCCGCAGTATTCTACGGTTGAACAAATACTAACTAATCGCGGCATCCCTATTCAAGAAATTCATCATTATCTTAATACAACAGATAATGATATTAATTCACCTTCTCTATTTGGAGAAGATAATTTAAAAAGAGGGGCGGCCGCACTTATAAACACTATCAAGTCAGATAATACAATGATTATTGTAGTAGATGCTGACTGTGATGGCTTTACATCATCTGCAATATTAATTAATTATTTACATGATTTATTTCCACATTGGGTAGAAACTAAATTATCTTGGTATTTACATTCAAGCAAACAACATGGATTGAATGATTGCATAGATTGGATTATTGATAAACAATTTAATTTAGTATGTTGCCCAGATTCATCTAGTAATGACTATAATGAACATCAGCGTTTAAAGGAATTGGGTATTGATACGATCGTATTAGATCACCATGAAGCAGATAAAATTGATGATAATGCAATTATTATTAATAATCAATTATCATCATATCCAAATAAAGAATTATCTGGGGCAGGTGTGACCTGGCAATTTTGTCGTTACATAGATAAATTATTAAATACTACTCATGCCAATAATTATTTAGATTTAGTGTCTCTCGGCGATAATGCAGATATGATGAGTATGACTTCTTTTGAAACTAAACATTTAATTCAAAAAGGGCTAGAAGATGAAAACCTAAAAAATCCATTTATAACATACATGGCAGATAAGAATAGTTTTTCATTAAAAGGAAAATTAACTCCTATCAATGTTGCATTTTATATTGCACCATATGTTAACGCTATAGTAAGAAGCGGCACTCTTGAAGAAAAACAAGTTGTATTTGAATCAATGTTGCAATTTAGAGCTTTTGAACGAGTTCCTTCTATAAAGCGTGGGCATAAATTAGGAGATACTGAGTCAATAGTAGAACAAGCAACACGAATTGCTACTAATGTAAAAGCTCGTCAGACAAAAGCTCAAAATGAAGGAATGTTGACTATTGAAAATATGATTCAAGAACAACACCTTCTTGACCATAAAGTTTTATTATTCCTTATTGAAGCTGGTGCTATTGATAAAAATATTGCTGGATTAATTGCAAATAAAATAATGTCTAAATATCAAAGACCAGTTTGCATTTTAACAAAAGTAAATGATGAAGGTACTATCTCTTATCAAGGCTCCGCTCGTGGATGTGATAAAACTGGAGTAAATAATTTTAAAGATATATGCAGTCAAACTAATGCTATTTTATATGCGGAAGGCCATCAAGGTGCTTTCGGACTCGGCATAGAAGAAGATAAAATTCAAGATTTTATAAATAGAACAGATGAAATATTAAAAGATATTAATGATGAACCTATTTATTTTGTAGATTATATTTATCAATCTAATACTATCAACCCTCAGAATATCTTAAATATTGCAGACATGGATAATTTATGGGGGAAAGATATTAACGAAGCACTAGTCGCTGTTGAAAATATAAAAGTTACTTCAGATATGGTAACTGTATATTCAAAGAAAAATTTAACAATTAAAATCAATTTACCAAATAATATTAGTGCGATGATTTTTAACGCTTCAGATGAAGAAGTAGCAAAATTACAAACTAATAATACAGGATATGTTGAAATTAATCTTATAGCAAAATGCAATCGTAATGAATGGATGGGCAATATTACACCTCAATTATTTATCGAAGATTGGGAAACTACAGACTCAAATAAATACTATTTTTAACTGAGCGGCTTGATTGCGGCTGCTATTATCGTAGTCCAAGATTAAACATAGTCTTGGACTTTTTTAATGTGAATTTTACTTTTGAGAAAAAATATAGTATAATAAATTATAAAAAGATAGTAAAAGAGGTTAAATATGATACTTACAAATAAACAAGAAGAAGGTCTTAAACTGGCTGTACAACGCCATAAAGACGGAGAAAAGTACACAGTAATATCTGGATATGCTGGTACAGGTAAGTCAACCCTAGTGCGTTTTATTATCGACGCCTTAAATGTAGAGGAAGACAGAGTATGTTATACTTCATTTACTGGCAAAGCAGCAGAAGTGCTCCGTAAAAAAGGTAATAGAAATGTATCTACATTGCATAGGCTTTTATATGAACATATCCCGCGGCCCGCAGGTGGCTTTATTCGTAAAAAGAAGCCTATGATTGATTACGATATAGTAGTCGTAGATGAGGTATCAATGGTTCCGAAGAGTCTTATGGAAGTATTGTTTACTCATCCTTGTTATGTTATTTGCCTAGGCGATCCATTCCAGCTTCCACCAATAGATAAAGATGAAGATAATCATTTACTTGACCATCCGCATATTTTTCTTGATGAAATTATGCGGCAGGCCGCAGATTCAGAAATTATCCAGCTTACTATGAAAATAAGAAATAAAGAACCTATTTCTTTATTTAATGGTGATAATGTTAAAGTGTTACCAAAAGATCAACTAAATACTGGTATTCTTACTTGGGCGGATCAGGTATTAGTTGCTACTAATGCTAAACGTCAAGCGATTAATAACCAAATGCGTATGTTATATCATCATGGCGGCCGCCCTGAAGATGGAGATAAAGTAATATGTCTTCGTAATTATTGGGAAGATACAAATTTAAATGGTGATGCTCTTGTCAATGGCACTCTTGGTTATATTCATAACCCGTATGAAAGTTTTAATATGCTTCCATCATTTTGTAAAAAGCGACAAGTAGATACTCTTGAAGCCGAATTTGTAGCAGATGATGGCAACTCGTTTGGCGGATTACAAATGGATTTAAATATGATGCTCACAGGTGATTGCTCTCTTGACTGGCGAGATAAATATAAACTTGGAAAAAATCGTAAAACGCAACATCTAGTGCCAAAGGAGTTCGTTTATGGATATGCTATAACTGGTCACAAAGCGCAAGGGTCTGAGTGGGATAAGGTTACGGTTCTAGAAGAAAAGTTCCCATTCGACAAAAATGAACATGCCCGCTGGCTATATACAGCTTGCACCCGTGCCGCGGATAAACTTGTATTGATTCAACAATAAAAATTGGAGGTAAATTATGATAAAAGGCAAACATCCAAACAAATTTATGTGGACAGCAGATAATTATAGATGGCAGAGAAATGATGGTACTATAATTAAAGGTTGCGAAAAATTTTTAGAATATAATGTTACTATCAATATGAGGGGACAAGCTGTTACATTAAATTTTATTTCAGATTATCCAACTGAAGAAGTTATAGCGCAATTAGAAAATTTTACCTCTAATATGATCAATAATTGTCCCAATTGTATATGGAAAAATTATAAAACTAATAAAGAAGGAGAATAATTATGGATGTAATTGCTTTTATAAATAAAATGAAAGATGTTTTTTCAGCTCTTCCTGATGAAGAAATAGATACATATAATGATTTATATAATGATGCTCCAACTGAAGAATTTATTGCATGGATTAATAGAAAGTGTGATGAATTGTGCAAATAAAAACTTCATATTTTTATCAAATCAGAAATTTTAAGCCGTGGATGATACCTGTATCTACGGCTTTAAGTGATCCAATTTGGTACCGTCCGCCGCAAGGAAAAGAATGGTTTGTAGACAAACGAGGAGTAATTAACGGTTTAAAATATAAACCACTTATAGTGCAATATGACTGTAATATGTTATGCCCTATATGCGAAGAAAAAGATATTTTAAAAGGTAATTGTTTTACAATGCTTGAATATCGTAAGGCTCTTGATACAATAAATAAAGATACTATGTATAAAGCTTTTGAACATTGTATAAATTATTTTAAATTACCTTTTGATGATAATGAACCTATGATAGTATTAATGGTACATGAGGCTCCACAAAATCCATGTAGTGAACGTATTGCATTACAAGATTATTTTAAATGTGAAGAATTAAAATATCCAATTGAAGATAATTATTAATGAACCACAGTTGTGCTCATTTTTGACTTTTTGAGAAAAAAATGATATAATATTTATATAAAATAAAGAGGTATCAATATGAAAGAAGTAAAAAGAACTGAGCGCGGATGGGCTGGACATTTTTGCTGTTCTAGGGACTGCGCCTTCCGCAGAAATACTTTGCTTGAGTATAAAAATAAAAAATGGATAATTTCAACAGTAGGTTTACAAATTTGCAGGCATACTATATCGCCCTATTGTAAAGAAGGTGATGTAATGACCATTGGATACAATCGTTGGTATGAAACAATGGCATTTGAATCCCTTTATAATGAATATGATGACGCGGATGTTACAAAAGAGATTGAATTTGAAAGTGACTGGGGCATTTGGGGAGAGACATGGGAAGAGGTTATGGAAAAATATAATCAGCATCCTGATCTTGCAGCAAATGAAATGCATGAAAAAATTGTTGAAGAATTGATGGAGAAAATTAAAAATGAAATATAGATTAGTAGAAGAGAATAAATTAAGACGTTTAATTGAATCTGAGATGATATATAATGAACTTTGCGCTTGGGGAGTAGATAATTGGACTGGATTTGATGAAGTTAAATTTCCAGATATTGATGATGTTGAAAAAGAGTTAAATAAGTTTGATAAATTCGAGGAGCGTGATTCTGATGATTAAATCATTATATCCACAATTACAAACATTGGATATACAGGATTTGATGTAAAAAGGAGGTGGTTAAAATAAATACTCAGGATAGAATGGAAATACACTCTCATACTGAGTATTCCTAATGTCTAACATTAGGTTACTCGATTGTATCAATAAGCCAATAGATCTTGTTAATCGGGCAATAGAGATTGGTCTTAAAGGTATAGTAATCACAGACCACGAGACTCTTTCAAGTCATGTTAAATTAAATAAATATCAATTTGAGATTCAGAAAGAACATCCTGACTTTAAAATTGGATTAGGCAATGAGATTTATCTTACAGATACAAGAGATAAAAATCAAAAATATTATCATTTTATTTTAATTGCAAAAAATAAAGAAGGATGGAAACAACTTCGTATTTTATCTTCGAGAGCATGGATGCAAAGTTATTATGATCGAGGATTCGAAAGAGTTCCGACTTTGAAATCAGAAATTGAAGATGTAATATTGAAGAACCCAGGCAATATTATTGCAACTTCAGCTTGTATCGGCGGAGAGTTATCATCTTCAGTCTTAGCGATGGAAAAGGCTAGACAAGTTGGAGATATAGCGGGAACCGCCGCAGCTTATAATCAAATTACATCATTTATTGAGTGGTGTTTAAAAGTATTTGGTGAGGACTTTTTCATCGAATGTGCTCCTAGCGCAAGTAAAGACCAAATTATTGTAAATAAAAAACTTGCAGATATAGCAAAAGTATATGGAATCAAAATGGTAATTGGTTCTGACGCTCATTACCTTAAAAAAGAAGATAGATTTGTTCATAAAGCATATCTTAATTCAAAAGGTGGCGAACGTGAAGTAGATAGTTTCTATGAATATGCTTATCTTCAAGATGAAAATGATATTATCGCAAATTTGACTCCATCTATTGTTGACCAATATAATATTATGTGTCAGAATAGTATGGAAATATATGATAAAATTGAAGTTTATGATATTTTACATAATCAAGTTATTCCAAGAGTAGAAGTAAAAGATTATCCTAAGAAAGATATTAAAGATGACAAGCATCCAATTTTATCTGATATGTATAAGAGTGATAATCAATATGAAAGATATTGGATTAATGAGTGTGCGGCCGCCCTCCGTCAGAAAAGACTGGATTCGAAGTCAGAATACTGGGATCGTCTTGAAGAAGAAGCAGATATAAAAAGAACGGTAGGAGAGAAACTGGGAACAAATATGTTTTCATATCCTATTACACTCCAGCATTATGTTGATTTATTCTGGGAGTGTGGATCTCTCGTAGGTGCGGGCCGCGGTTCTAGCTGTTCAGGATTAAATCATTATCTTCTAGGTATCACTCAGCTTGATCCAATCCAGTGGAATCTTCCGTTCTGGAGATTAGAACTTTAAGAAATAGTCTCCCTTCATTGTGAAATGAAGTATAAAAAATTTTGTGAACTCTATTACTCAGAGGTGTGAAAAGAACGTATAGTTTTAGTAGGAAATGACTGATTAATCTTTTTGCTAACCGGGAAGCCTGAGCGGTATGGCCGCAGGTAATCCAGTGCCAAGACTAGAAATAGTAAGGTGTAACGACTATCCGAAAGGAGTAGGGTGGAAGTTGAGTTACCATCCGAAGTGCAAAAATCTTTAAATATTTTCTGCCACATTGGACAAAACGGTAGAATTTAGTAATCTCAAAAATCATATTATAATAGAAAATATGAAAGGAGATTACTAGCATGTTAATCTACAAAATAACAAATAAAATAAATGGAAAATGTTATATTGGTCAAACAATTAAATCTGCTGAACAACGATGGAAAAAACATCAATCTCATGCTTTTGGTACTCATCCAAATGATATAAATAAAACTTTATATCAAGCGATAAGAAAATATGGATTAGAAAATTTCACTTTTGAAGTAGTGCAAGACAATATTGAGACTTTCGAGCAATTAGATAAAGCAGAAATATATTGGATTGATTATTATAATAGTTTTGTAAAAGGATACAATGAAACGTTTGGAGGGCAACAATATCATCAAATACTTCCAAACAAAGAAATAATTCAAGATTATTACAAAACTAGAAGCGCAAGAAAAACAGCTTTAAATTTTGGAATTGATCATTCTACTGTAGATGATATTTTAAATCAAAATAATATTCCAAGATTTACTTTTAGACAAGCAGCTGGTCAAAGAATAAAAATTTCAAAAGATGGTTTTGAGAAAGAATTTGATTCAGTTAAAGATTGCGCTGAATGGTTTGTTAATAATAAAATTTGCAAAACTGATAAAGTAGAAAGCGCTAGAGCAGGATTAAAAACTGCTCGCAGCGAAAAAGGTAATGGTTTCTACTATGGTTATTTTATAGAAAATATTTAAAGAATAAGATATAGTCTGTGCCATTAGAAATAATGGATAACACGATTTAAACAAAGATCGAATCGAATTAGGTGATATTGATATTGATATTTGTCCAAGCAAAAAAGGCATCATTCTTAAAAAGATTAAAGAAGAACGCGGACAAAAATTTAATTCAGATGTAGATGAACTTTCAAGGGAAAATCTTGGATGTGTATTAGTTGCAACTTTTGGTACAGAAGGGACTCGTTCTACTATCTTAACGGCCTGCCGCGGATATAGAAGTGAAGAATATCCAGATGGAATTGATGTAGACACAGCACAGTTTTTAGCATCATTAGTTCCACAGGAAAGAGGATTTTCTTGGAGTCTTTCTGATGTAGTTTATGGTAATAAAGAAAAAGATAGACAAGCATCTGACTTGTTTATTAATGAAGTAAATCAATATCCAGGACTTCTTAATATTATGATGGCTATTGAAGGTCTAGTAAATAAAAGAAGTAGTCATGCATCTGGTGTTATCTTCATGGATGAAGATCCATATGAATTTGGTTCATTTATGAGAACACCAAAGGGTGAAGTAATCACAGCATTTGATTTGCATGATTGTGAAGCTATTGGTATGACAAAGTATGATTTTCTTGTAACTGAAGTTCAGGATAAATTAGTTCAAACAATTAAGTTCTTACAGGAATATGGAGAAATTGAAAAAGATTTATCATTAAGAGAGATATATGATAAATATTTTCATCCAAATGTAATTCCTATTGATGATAAGCAGACATGGGAAAATATTAAGAATGGAACAATATTAAATATTTTCCAGTTTGACAGTGAAGTTGGTAGCCAAGCCGCAAAGAAAATTCAACCTAGCACAATTTTGGAGTTGGCAGATGCTAATGGTCTTATGCGTCTTATGACATCTGAAAAGGGCGCAGAAACTCCTATGGAAAAATATATAAGATTTAAAAATAATCTTGATTTGTGGTATAGAGAAATGAATAATGCAGGACTCACAAAAGAAGAACAAAAAGTCCTTGAACCATACTTTAAAAAATCTTATGGAGTGCCGCCTTCACAAGAGCAATTAATGATGATGTTAATGGATAAAGATATTTGTAATTTTAGTCTTAAAGACGCAAATGCGGCAAGAAAAATTGTCGGGAAGAAACAAATGTCTAAAATCCCAGCTCTAAAAGAACAAGTATTAGCGCAAGCATCTTCTCCAGCATTAGGACAATATGTATGGAAATGTGGAATCGGCCCTCAGATGGGTTATTCATTTAGTATTATTCACGCTCTTGCCTATTCATTTATAGGCTATCAGACCGCGTATATTGCAACAAGATGGAATCCAATTTATTGGGATACTGCATGCCTTATTGTTAATAGCGGCAGCCTTGAAAATGATGATATGGAATATGAAGAAGATGAAGATGGTGACATCATTGGAGCAGCTAAGAAAAAAGAGTCTGCAACTGATTATTCAAAATTAGCAAAAGCATTAGGTGAAATTATTGGTGCTGGTATCAATGTTAGTTTGATTGATATTAATAAATCTTCATATGGATTTGAACCTGATATTGACAATAATCAAATTTTGTTTGGTATGAAGGCATTAAGTAATATTGGAGCGCCAATTATTGAAAAGATTATTGAAAATAGACCATATAATAATTTCAAAGAATTTTTAAGAAAATGCCCATTAAATAAAACTGCAATAATTAGTTTGATTAAAAGTGGGGCATTTGACAAACTTGAAGATAGTGTTGCTCAAAAGATGAATATTGAGCCACGGAAATTAATTATGGCATATTATTTATCTATTGCGAGTGAACCAAAAGCTAAATTAACATTACAGAATTTTAATGGATTAATTGAAAAAGGTTTAATTCCAAAAGAATTAGATTTTGAAAAAAATACTTTTATTCTTAACAAGATTTTGAAAAAGAATAAAATAAAAGAGTATTATAATGTAACTCCAGCAAATATTGATATTAATAAATTAATTGAATACTTTGGAGATATATTTGAAGTAATCAATAATCAATATTTAGTAAATCAAAAAACTTGGGATAAAGTATATAAAAATGTGATGGACAAAGCTAGAGATTGGCTTAAACAAAATCAAAACGAAGTATTAAATCAATATAATACAATTTTGTTTAAAGAAACATGGAATAAATATGCTTCTGGTACAATTTCAGCATGGGAAATGGAAGCATTATGTTTTTATTATCATGACCATGAACTACAAAATATTGATACTGCTAAATATGGAGTTATAGATTTTAGTAACTTATCAACTAATCCTGTGATAGATAGAACTTTCAAAAGAAATGGAAAAGAAATTCCGTTGTATAAATTAACTAGAATTGCAGGAACAGTAATTAGTAAAAATGATGCAAGACATTCTGTAGCTTTATTGACAACATCAGGAGTGGTAAATGTAAAATTTACAAAAGACTATTATGCACTTTATGGGCGGCAGCTTAGTCAAGTACAACCTGATGGAACTAAAAAAGTTATGGAAAAAGGTTGGTTTGTTCGTGGAACTAAATTATTAATAACAGGATACCGCCGCGATGATACATTTGTATCAAAAAATTACAAATCTAACGGTGGGCATCAGTTATATAAAATTCTTAACGTCGAAGGTAAAAATATAATAATTACGCATAACAGATGGGGACAAACAGATAATGACTAATAACGTAAATCATCCTTCACATTATGAAGGTAACACTTCTATTGAATGTATTGATGCTATGCGGCTTGGTCTTGGCGACCAAGCTGTATATGATTTTTGTTTATGCAACGCATTTAAATATATGTGGCGATACAAAAATAAGAACGGAGCTGAAGATTTAGATAAGGCTGAATGGTATATTAAAGAAGCCAAGAAAATCAATATTGACTTATTTAATCAGCCGCTTTTTTCACAGTCTGATAAGCAGCTTGGCTCTTTCACTAGCGTATTGACAGAGATTCGAAACAAGGACAAAAATAATTAATCTACTATATATGCTTTTCATATATAATAAGATTCCCATAGGAATCCAGAATTAACATAATAATACTTAGGAGGATTCATAATGTTGAATATTCAAAAAAGAGATGGGCGTATTGTCCCATTCGATCATTTTAAAATTGTAGATGCAGTATTAAAAGCTTTCCAGCAAGTAGACGGTGAACTCACTGATTATGCTTATGAAAAAGCTGGTAATATTGCTGATTATATTAAAGAATACGCAGAAGAAGCAAAACATCCGCTTACAGTAGAAGAAATTCAAGACCTTGTTGAAAACGGCTTGATGGCTACAAAGCGCAAAGATGTTGCAAAAACATATATTAAATATAGAGAAAATCGTACTCATGTAAGAGAAGGCAAAGCAGATTGGATGCAATTAGTTGCAGAAAAAGTAAAAGCAGCTAATGTTCAAAATCAAAATGCTAATGTAGATGAACATTCATTTGGCGGCCGCAAGGGCGAAGCTGATTCTGTACTGATGCGAAAAATTGCTCTTGACTATATTATGTCCGATTTAGCAAAGAATAATCATCTTAATAATGAAATTTATACTCATGATTTGGATAGCTATGCAGTGGGTATGCATAATTGTTTAACTATTCCTTTTGATGATTTACTTGCTAATGGGTTTAACACAAGACAAACTGATGTTCGACCTGCAAGTAGCATAAATACTGCTTTCCAGTTAGTAGCAGTTATTTTCCAGCTTCAGTCACTGCAGCAATTTGGTGGTGTGAGCGCATCTCATATTGATTGGACAATGGTTCCTTATGTGAGAAAATCTTTTTATAAACACTGGAAAGATGGATGTAAATATATTTTAAAAATTGATGTTTCTAAATATGATGGTATTATTACAAATGATATGTCTATTACTGACGGATCATATAAAACTTTTGCAGGCGCTTATGATTATGCGATGGACATGACTATAAAAGAAACATACCAAGCAGTAGAAGGAATGTATCATAACCTTAAATAATTAGGGCGACTTAATAGTAATATTAAGAACTTAGCTATCTAAACGGGGAAACTCTTAAGGCAAAAGACAATCCCGTGCTAAATTTGTATCATCAAATAAAAAAGAAAGGAGGTATATAATGTATATAGTATATCAACATAAAAATAAAATAAATGGAAAAGTTTATATTGGTATAACAATGCAAGACCCAGAACGAAGATGGCGTCATGGAGAAGGTTATAAATCAAGTCCACATTTCTATGCAGCTATTCAAAAATATGGATGGGATAATTTTGAACATAATATATTATTTGAGAATTTAACTAAAGAAGAAGCTTGTCAAAAAGAACAAGAATTAATTACAGAATTTAATTCTATAAATAGAAAATATGGATATAACTCTACATCTGGTGGAGATGTATTCACTATGAACGATGAAACTAAACAAAAAATTTCTCAAGCAATGATGGGAAATAAAAATGGTTTAGGACATCCTTGCTCAGAAGAAAAAAAGAAAAAAATTAGTGAAGCTCAAAAAGGGAAAAAATTAACAGAAGAACATAAACAAAAACTTTCTGAAGCGGCTAAAAAACGACATACACCTTGTTCTGAAAAAGCTAAAGAAAATATACGAAAAGCTTCTCATAAAAAACCTGTTTATTGTGAAGAATTAAATCAAGTTTTTGAATCAGTGCAAGAGTGTAGCCGACAATTAGGTATCCCTGCTACAAATATTTCAAAATTATGTAATGGAAGAGGTAAAACACTTAAAGGATACCATTTAAAATATTATGATGATACAATAAATGCCTAACGACTATCCCTATAAAACGGGGAGTAGAGTCAAGCGACTCGAAATGGTAGCCTCCTCTATTTAGAGGGCGAAGATATAGTCTAATCTTTATGGTGACATAAAGAAGTTCATAAGAGAACTGCATAAGATTAGCGACCTTATGTGAATATAAATGTAATACATTACAAAGTAGAAGCGGTAATCAGCTGCCTTTTACTTCTATTAATTATGGTACTTGCACACTTCCTGAGGGTCGTCTTGTTATTAAAGCAATACTTGATAAATCTATTGAAGGTGTTGGAAAACTTCATAAGACAGCTATTTTCCCTTGTGGAATATTCCAATGCATGACTGGAATAAACCGTAAACCAGAAGATCCTAATTATGATTTATTTAAATTAGCACTTCGTTCTACATCACAAAGATTGTATCCTAACTATGTAAATGTAGACTGGTCAGTCAATGAAGGATATGACCGAGACGATCCACGTACCTATGTTAGCACAATGGGATGTAGGACCTACAACGGAAGTGACATGAATGTGGACCCTGGAGTTAACTCACAGACAAAAGATGGAAGAGGCAATATTGCTCCTGTAACAATTATTATGCCTACTCTCGCGATGGAAGCAAAACAATATATACTTGACCATGATATTACTTATGTTGATGAACAACAACATCAGCAAATTATCATTGATACTTTCATGGAAATTCTTGATAGAAAAATTCATGAAGCAAAAACAATCCTTGAAGAAAGATTTAATTGGATTTGCGCTCAAGATCCATCTTCTGCAAAATTTATGTATGAAAATAAAACTATGCTTGGATATGATGGCAAAACAGTATTCAGTGCTATGAAACATGGAACATTAGCTCTTGGTCAATTAGGTCTTGCAGAAACGCTTCAAATTTTAATTGGTAAAAACCAAACAACAGATGAAGGAATGAAACTTGCTAAACAAATTGAATCTTTGTTTAATAAGCGTTGTTTTGAATTTAAGCATGAATTACATCATACTGAACAATGGGGAGATTATTATCTCAATTATGGAGTATATTATACCCCTGCAGAAAACTTATGCTATACTGCAATGAAAAAATTTAAAGATAAGTATGGTGTAATTGACAAGGTATCTGACAAAGACTTCTTTACCAATAGTATTCATGTACCAGTTTGGGAAAAAATTAGTCCTTTTGATAAAATTGATATTGAAGCACAATTAACTGGATACAGTAATGCAGGATGTATTACTTATGTTGAACTTGATAGTGGAACTAAAAATAATCTTGAAGCTCTTGAAACAATAGTAAATTATGCTATGGATAAAGACATTCCATATTTTGCTATTAATGTTCCTGCTGATACCTGCCTTGACTGCGGATACCAAGATGAAATTAATGATGAATGTCCTAAGTGCGGCAGCCACAATATTCAAAGACTTCGTAGAGTTACTGGATACTTAACTGGTGACTATAAAACTGCATTTAATAAAGGCAAACAACAAGAAGTAGAATTAAGATATAAACATTCAAATAAATTAGCAAAGGATTTTTGGAAGAAATGAGACTTGCTGGATTAAATAAAAATGATGTAGCCAATGGAGAGGGAATATGTGTTTCCCTCTTCGTTCAAGGCTGCCCGCATCATTGTAAAGGATGTTTTAATGAAGAAACCTGGAACTTCAATGGCGGGATAGAGGCGCCACAAGATATAGATGATATTATATGTGATGCTATACAAGATAATGGAATACAGCGTAATTTTAGTCTTTTAGGTGGCGAACCGCTCGCGCCAGAAAATATTAAATTCTCTCGTCACATAATTAATATTGTAAGAGATAAATTTCCTAATATAAAAATTTTTGTTTGGACTGGATATGTTTTAAATGATTTAGTCTTAAATGAAGATTTGGTTAATATATTATCAAATATTGATATTTTAATAGACGGCCCCTTTAAACTAGAAGAACGTGATGTAACACTTAAATTAAGGGGCAGCCGCAATCAAAGAATATTACAAAGAGGAATTGATTTCTAATCAACTTGATTTCTCTTAAAATTTTTGATATAATTAATTTATAAAAGTAAGGAGAAATTAAGTGTATGAATAAAGATACAAAAGTTATTGATATGGGAGCAACTGTTTATGATATAAATAAACAGCTTGTAAAAAAATTAACTCCTCTTTCAGAATTAGAGCTGCCACAAAAGCAAAAGGCTCTTGAAGATTGGTTCAATATGCATTGTGATTGTTATGCTATGTTACTTTGTCATGAACAAAGAGATTATACTGTATTTCATATGTATGACAACCCGCCCGCTAATCCGAACCCCCCTGCTATTGCTGCAAAAGAGCTTATTGAGTGTCTTAAAAATAGAGGGGTAATTATTTCAATAGACCCAACTCAAGATGGAGCTTGGGAAATTTGGTTACAAATCGGAGATGAATCATATTGTTACTATTTGTTCCGATATGATGATGCAGTAATAGAGTGCTAAAGGAGCAAATATGAGATTGTTTTTAAATATTAAGCCTTTTGCATTTACACAAAATGCTTATGTAATAGAAAATAATGAAATTATAAAAGAAGAAACATTCAAATTAAAAGATATTAATAATTTCATTTTTTCTCATTCCAATCTTGAAGAAGTAGTTTTTGTAGGAGCTTCCAAGTTTGTCACCAAATATGTTCACGAAGCAAAAGACTTTGAATCAACAAAATTTAATCATAATATAATTAAATATATAATTAAGGAGAAGTAAAATGGCATATCTAGTAAGAACAACAGAAGTGTATAGACTGGATTCTGAATCTTCTGCTAAAGCATTTATTGAAGAGCAAAAGAAAAATGGCTCTTATGAAATCGTTAAATATTCTAGCGAACTTCGCCAGACAAAAGTAAAAGGCGAAATTGCTGATGAATGGTATCGAGTTACTATTGTAAAATCATTTAATAATGAAAAAGAACCCACAGAAGAAATTACAGTACATTATGGAGATGAAGATTAATGAATATTAAAGTATTAAACGATCTAGCAACAATTCCGACAAGAGGCAGTGAATATGCGGCGGGCCTCGATCTGTATGCAGCAACGTCTGGACCTGTAGATATTGCACCGCACTCTACAGTAAAAGTAGGGACTGGTATTGCAGTAGAAATTCCAGAAGACAATTTTGGTGCTATATTCGCAAGATCTGGTCTTGCTACAAAACGTGGACTGCGTCCCGCAAATTGCGTAGGCGTGGTTGATAGTGACTACCGGGGCTAGGTAATTGTTGCACTCCACAATGATACTGATGAACTTATGACTATCGAAGCGAAAGAACGTATCGCGCAACTTGTAATTGTGCCTTATGTCGCTGTTGATGTAACACCTGTTGATGATTTAACTGATACACAGCGTGGTAATGGTGGTTTTGGTTCTACTGGGAGAATGTAATGAGAAAAGAAAAAACTATTACTTTGCATAATATTAATGATATAACAACTTTTGTACGTTTAGCTACTCTTGTAGAAGAAGATATAGATGTACAAAGTGGGCGATATATTGTTGATGGAAAATCTATTATGGGGATTATGTCAATTGATATTTCTAAACCGTGTAAAGTAACGTATCCAGAAGATGCTACTGCTTTTGAGGATTTTCTAATTCAATTTGAAATTTAAGTAAAAGAGAGGCGAAAGCCTCTCTTTTTTTATGCAATTTTAAATCAGTTGCCGTTCTGTAAGTAAAATTTTTCATTTTTAACCTTATCTTCATTAAGACAAAATTCGATAATCTTTTTATCTAAAATTTTATATAATCATAGAACTAGTATTGACTTTTCAAAAATTTTATGTTATTCTAGAGTCAGAATAAAGAATACATAAGATTAATCTATATGAAAGGATATAAATAGACTATGATTATATTAGCATTAGATATTTCTACTCACAGTACTGGCATAGCTGTATTTGATGATACAAAATTAATACATTATGAATGTGCAGTTGCATCTTCTACTAATACTTTTAATAGAATTGATAAAATTACAACACAAATTGAAAATGTTGTTGAAAAATATAAACCCACTAAAGTAGCTATAGAAGATCCATTACCAGCAGAGTCTGGCCATAATATGTCTACATATAAAAAACTTACCTGGGCGCAAGGCATTATTGGAGATATGTTAAATCAACATAAACTGAATTTTGATAGGCTATATACTTCTTCAGAGTGGCGCTCTAAAGTAGGAATCGCAACAGGAAAAGGCCGCAAAAGAGAAAGCCTTAAACCAAAAGATATAGCAAAAGCTAAAGAACTATTTGGAGTAGAAGAAAATGATGATATTGCAGATGCGATTCTAATCGGTAAAGCATATGCAGACTAGGCTTGTAATGAAATAAATTGGGAATAAAAAGATGCGGGAGCCCGTCCAATGTATGGATATAACTGGCTCCCGCGATTTTTGTTTAACTAAAGAATAACATATCTCCAATATTATGGCTATGTCTTTTTCTTTTTTTATCTTCCTCCTGCTTTATATAATATAGTCCATATATAAAAGCAGAGAATTTATCTTTAGGTATTCCTCTATTACTTTGTTTCAGAATAATATTAACGCCTTCATTATCTTCAACAAGATTAAGCATTTGCTATTTTAATCTAGTTGTCAAATTGAACGGTACAAGATAAGTATTTCGCTCATCTGAAGTCATCGTCTGTCCGCGCTTAGTCCCCATCAATTTAAGTTTAGCCTGCTGTTCATCAATTAAGAATTTAATCTTACCACTGCTCATTTGAGTTTGTGCATAAGAATACGCTTCTGTATTAATAGGAGCATTAGCCTTCATTAAGAACATAGCGTCATTCTCAAAGTCTGGGCCTTTTGCTTTTTTATACTGATTAGCAACATCTTCATTAGTTCCGCCCTCAACCCCAAATGGAGGTAAATTATCTCCAGTCTCAGGATCAATTTGAGCTTTTGTCATAAAATCAATCAAACCGACACCAAGACCATTAGCATCAATAGATAATATTCTAGCATGATATTTATAATACAATTTCTTTAATTTAACTGCTTGTACTTCAAAGTCTTCTGCTTCATAAGTATATATATTAACTAATGATTTAAGCGCCGCCCCTTGCGGCTGAGGATAAACTTTAAATACACAAGCTTCTGTAGTACATCCGATACGGCCTACATCAACCCCAATTACATAATAAGCATTTTTAGCATTGCGCGAACTGTACTCATATTCAGGCTGATTTAATGTTCTATGTTTATCAAACTTCTCTGCTGAATAAAAAGCATTTTCTGCATCACCAGACCAAATTGAACGATATTCTCGATCAAAAGAATCTTCATTATATGTACCTTGTAATTTTAATTGATCTACAAAGTCTTCATCAAGAAGTCCTTCATTAACTGGTGTTTCATAAGTACCGCCAAGAATCATATATTTATCTGGTTCAATAACTGATTGAACAAAGATTTCAATTAGCTTGTCATAAGCAAAAGAGTTTTTCCAACCTGCGGTAGTAATATAAATTTGCGATTTATTAGGTAATTCAGTTCTATCTCTTGAACCGTCAGGTAAAAGTCTATCTACGTTAGTAGTAGGAATAAGAACTTCATTAAGAATATCTCCATCAATTAATACACATTCCTCAAGGAGAAGACTATTACGACGTTGGCCTCTAGAACTTTCTCTTGCTGCAAGAATGTCAATTTCTGAACCGTTTTTAAATACATAATGAACATCATCTTTTGTGTGCTTAGTTTTACCACGTTCCCAGTTAATTTCATTGGCAAGAGGTGGAATCAGCCGACAAATTTCATCTATCTTAGCGATGGTAATGGAGGCAGCCTGTTCTTTCAGGATTGTTATCATAAGGCTTTTTATCCTTATTTCTTATACTTGTTATTCGTATAAGCTCAGCATATCTTTTCATCTACGACTTTACGTTTAGATGTCGCGGCCTCGTGGAGGGATTATACTTGTCAATCTCACCCTCTATGCGTTGCCCCTGACTCCTTATCTGCTAAAGAAGCCTTCGGTTCGGATTAGCATTTCAGCTTTCCCGCTTAATTCCGCGATTTAAAGGTTTTATATATTAAATTTCTTTAATATTGGGCAAATTAATATTTTTATGATATTGACTACCATTAGTAATAAAGTCTTGATAATGTTCATATTTTCTATCTAAATAAATATTACTATCTTTATATAAATAAGTAAGAAAATTATAAACATCTATTAGACTACTAAAAACATATCTTTTTGCTCCGTCTTCTCTATGGCAAATAAAAATTTTATTATTTTTATTAATATCTAAATCTAGGGCATTTAAACTGCCTTTAATAAAGTCTTCTGTTCCAATCCATCCAACTTGAAAACAACTAGACGTATTAGTAAACCATCCATCTCCATCAAAATATCCTCTTAAAAAATGTCTCGTTAATTCAGAAGGAACTTGTTCCTAAGTCGGATATTTTAAAATTAATGATTTTTTAGGAACACAGCCTTTATTAATTAAATCTTGTTTACATTTATCACTTCTAAAACTCATTCGATATGATTTAGAAGATTCTCTATACCCAATTTTATTAGATATTCCCATAAAATTTCTAAATTTTTCAATTTGATGTAAATCTTTTTCTGCTAATCCCAATTCGATTTTATCTTCTTTAGAACCAACAGAACCATCTGCGTAAAGAAAACCAAGCCAATATGCTTTTTCTTCTGTGTCAATATGCTCAAATTGTGTAAGGACGTTTTTTGTACTCATTTCGTACTCCTCCTGTAAAAATATTAAATAAAAAGTTTACCCCCTGTACTAATCGCGGCGTGCTACCCTGGGTAGAACACTGCTCTTAGCATCAAGCCCATCATTGATAAGAAAGATTTAGAGAAAGCACGAGGGAAAGTAGCATACACAAAGCGATGCCGCATGATCACTCTTAAATAAACTCTTTGATAATAGAAGAATTTAAAAGTTGAATCTTCGCCTTTTATTTGATCAACAAATATATCTGGATAAGCTCGATAAAAAGAAATCAAATTCCGCATTTCAGGAAGAATTGCTCTAATTCTATCTTCAGTTACGTCTTGCTGGACAATCTTATCATCAGATAGAGACAATAAATTAGCTAGACTCATGACTCTTCCTCCTCAGACTCGCCTGCATCTTTAGCGGCTTCCGCGGCTTTAAACTCCTCAAAGTCAGCCATATCTTGATCTGTGACTGGCACATAATTAAGTCCTTGAGATTTTGCTTCCTATCTGTCTCGCTTTTGAGACTCTTGAATCTCTTTCTTCTTCATGTAATCTTCAATTTCTCTTGACAGCGAAGGATCTTCTTTAACAAGATTACTATAATATTCTTTCATATCATTAATATCTTTATCAACTATATCAAGAGGAACTTCAAGATTCCATTGAGGTATTTTTCCACCTTCTTTTTCACAAAATGCTACTACTTGACCAATAGCATCAAAGATACCATCTTTATCGACCTTATTCTGTGCAGCGGTAAAGTTTGCGGATTTTCTTAAAGACTCATAGGTTCTAGTTAATTTAGAGAATCCATCTAGGTCTCCCATGTCAAGAGCCTGATTCATTTTAAGATTAACTTTGCAAATAGTAATCAATGTATTTTGGCTGTCTGGAGTTTCATCGCTGATACCAAATTTCTTAGCCATTTTAACATAATTACTTTCAAGCTGTACCCATTCGTTAGGCTTATAAAGGCGGCCCCACTTCATAGCAAGATATTTTTTATCATCATCTGTAAGGTCGGCCGCAGGATTCGGGAGGTCAGTCTCGCTAATGAAAGCATCCTAGTCCATCCGATTACCGACCGCCGCATCTATGTCTTTACTATCTGTTGGTGCAAGCTCCGCATTTTGTATCTCTGTTGGCATGAGAGTTTGATATTCCGCTTTAGAAATCTTACCTTCCGCAAGGTCATTCCGTAGTTTTTGTTCATACTCATGCCGCTCTTGTATTTCTTCTTCTGTCTCTTTCCGCGCTTTTGCTTTATTCATTTCAAGAAGCATTTCTGTGTCATCCCAACCATAGCTAGTCCATGGTTTGATCTTCATAGCAGACAAATACTTACCTACGACAGAAATACCAGTTAGATTTGGATTTTTAGCAAAAGCGCGGTCTCTTAATGTATTCCACTTCTCTGGAATATAAGGAACATCCAAATCTTTCAAAATCCATGTAAAAGTTTCTGGGTCAAAATTATCTACATGCATAGTAAGACAACGCTTACACATTTTTGTCTTACTACCATCTTTGTACTGATAAAAATTATTTGATTTGCTCCAAGTTCTTTCCTTTTCACAATAGCACATATCTTTTTCATCAGGGATTTGACCTTTTGGCTCGACTTTTTTAGTTTCTTCTTCAGCCATTAATTATCAAACTCCTTTCACTAATTTAATTTGCTTATGCTTATTTTTTGCATTGCGGCAATCTTTACATATAGAATAAAAGCCATCTTTACTTGTCTTATTTTTTGAAAAGAACATACTGTGAGCTAATTTAATTTGACCACAGCGTGAGCATCTCTTCCATTTACCCTTTTCTACATTGGTATAATACCAGGTCAAATAATCTTTTTGAGCGTGGTCCGCAATCATTTTAGGTATTTTTTTGCGCCAGAGAGACGAAAGATATTCAATGGAGTGCCGCACACCAAAATCTCGTTGAAGAAGGCTTTGTATTTCTTCATTAGTCTTACCATCAATTTTATAAATAACTAAATCATAATACATAGGATATTCTTCTTCAAGAGTCTAATCAATAAGATTTTCTAAATCAATAATTGCCCATTTAGCATCACTATTGACTTTATCCCAACTATCCATTTTTAGTTTAGAATAATGACATAGCACTGCGCTTACTACATCTGGGTTGAGGAAACTGAAGCCTCTAACCTATAGAGTTCCATCTTCTTTAATTTTAATATCTTCTTCCCAAGACATAGTAGAGAAGCTCTTGATGCCATTTGAATAAGGCATTGTAGGATGATAGGCTGCTTTAAGTACATATTGGTCTTTCCGCATTTCTATCATTTGCTTTTTCAATAAATATTTCTTTTTACCTGTTGCTAAATCGCATTGCTTTTCAATTTCCGCAATACTATCTCTAAGTTCTTTTAGCCCAGGTATTTCTGCGACATCTGTTTCAGTAATTCCAATTTTAGGTGTGAAGATAATATTTTTATCATTTGCAATCATATTATAAATACCATCTTCGCCATTTTCAAAAGTAGCAACTAAACCTTCAAAAGACATTTCACGCTTATTGACAGTTACCATTCTATTCTAAGTAATAATCTTCTTTTGTTTACGTTCTTCTTTGTCCATAGCAAATACTATATAGTCAGATAAAATTTCTAAGTAACGTGGTGTTAATTTTTCTGAAGGAGTTTGCTCAATAATTTTTTTAACTAATTCATTGCGGGCAGCCGCTGTCTAGAGCTTATAGTCTAGTTTAAGTGGTTGATTAGACTCGTCTAATTCCGCATTAGACGGGGCCGCCGCATTATTATATTCTTCCATGCTTAAGTACTCCTTTTATGTTTATTAGCCTCCAACTTCAGGTAAGCCTTATTTCAATTCTATACTTATAGTATACCAGAAAATTTTTGAATTGTCAAGACTCGATTAAACACTTTTGACTTGAAAGTTACAAAAAATTATTATATAATATTTATATAAAGTAAAGGAGATAATAATTATGAGTAAATATATTGATCCAAATAATCCTGGGTATGAAGATCCAAGAGAACAATCGATTGGATGGCGTGGCGAAGGGCGGCCGCTTGGGATTAAAACAGAGGCGTGCCCAGTTGATGGACATTATTGTGAGCAGCCGCAATGTGAGAACTGCAATTTTGAAGAGGTGTCTCAATGATTATTACATTAACTGGTCATAGACCGCCAAGATTACGGGGACAAGAGAAAGAAATCAAAACTTGGCTAAAAAATATTTTACATTCTTTTGGAGAAAATAATATTTGCATTTCTGGGATGGCTGCAGGGGCAGATCAATTATTTGCGTATACAGCAATAGAAGAAAACAATAAATTATGGTGCGCTTGGCCTTATCATAAAAAGAATCGAGATTATGCAGAATATTTAGAAGATCATGCTGATAATATTATTTTTGTAAATCAAGATTATAGTCCTGATTGTTATACCATAAGAGATAAATTTATGGTAGACCAAGCTGATATTGTATTAACTGTTTGGGATGGGAAACCATGGGGCGGCACTTATAATACAATAAAGTATGCAGAACAGCAAAATAAAACAATCATTGAATATAGAGGATTAAAAAATGAGTGAAGCATTAAAAGCGCGGGCGGCCGCTCGTCACCAAATGATACTGGACCGATTTGCGGGAGCGACGGCCGCAAGTATTAAATCAAGTAAAATTTATAAAGAAAATAGTGTATTTATTCCAAAGGGTAGCTGGGTTAATACACATACTGTCTTAGCTGATAACAACTCTGTGGGGGCGATTGATAGATACTCCGAAGGGCGGACTGCAGTCCTTAATTTTGCGAGCTTCCGCAATCCAGGCGGCGGTTACATGCAGGGAATGATGGCGCAGGAAGAGGCACTATGTTTCGCATCTAATCTTTATGAGGTTTTATCTAATTTTGAAGATTATTATGAAGAAAATCGAAAAGATTTAAATGGCGGGATGTATTATGATAGAGCTATTTATTCGCCTGATATAATCTTTATGTATCATAATAAACAAATTAAGTGCGATGTTATTACCTGTGCGGCGCCCAATTTAAGAAACGCTCAAGGAGATAGAATAAGGAATCATAAGGTATTGGTCCAGCGCGCGCACTTCATTAATCAAATAGTTGAAGATAATAATGTTGATACATTAATTCTTGGCGCATATGGATGCGGAGTTTTTAGACAGAATCCTTATGAAGTTGCGGAAATATTTAAGAATGAATTTAAAAATACTACGGTAAAGAAGATTATTTATGCGGTTCCCGCAAATTTAAATGAAGAAAATTATTATGCTTTTGAAGAGGTGTTAAATAAATGATTATACAAGATTTACGATATGAAGAGTTAGTACCTTCTCCATATAAATATCTTGCTTTTGAATTACCTGTTGATAAAAAGGGTTAGTTATTGTATGATATAGAACAATCAATGAGGATTCTTCAAGTAATTCAAGAAGGTACTGGGAAAAATTATGCTGGCTATTTTGCTATTATGCCACAAAATGTAATAAGAGAAATGGCTAAAGAAGATATTAAACAATATATTAAAGTATTAGAGAGGATGATAACAGATGGCGAGACGAACGAATGTTCTGAAGATGACAGCGACTAAATATAAGAAGAAAGCAAAAAATGCGGCGACCCAGGCGGTGTATATGGGACTGATCACTGATACCTACGGTATCAGTGATGAAGGTGTCGTATTCTAAAATTTTGAAGAGAATACCGTATTCTGAAATCAAAAAAACTTTTGGAGAGAATTTTGCGCAGCACAAGTCATTTTTTCACTTTTTTAAAATTTTCTCCCGAAAATACACCCCCCAGTAGGACACTAGATGAACAATCTCAAACAAATTCTCTCTTCATCACGACCCGCCGCAAACAAGCCTAGCCGCACAGACTCAGCAAGGCTTGACCATCTATTCTTTCATCGAACATTAATCAATAGAACAACACACAACACATAAACTATTTATTAATCAATAGAACAAACTAATTAAAATGATTACAAATAAAATAAACAAACTAATTAAAATGATTACAAATAAAATAAACAAACTAATCAAAAGAAATACAATAACAATAGTACATACATAGTATTAGTCTCAGGCTCGCGGTCGGATGTCGCGAGCCTCTTTTCATTTATTTGTAACATCTCACCATTTAATTGTTTGACTTTTGCACTTTTATTATACTATACTCGATCCTGAAATGTCAATAGGCAAAGTGTACAAATTTTATCTGCTATCTTTGTGCAACATTACCTATTGCATTTTTTTCTGCTCTGTGCTATACTATAATCATCAAGAGGAGATAACAAAGAAAAGGTTGGTAATAAAAATGTTTAAACTTTGGATTGAATGGTGGGACACAGGTCTTAAGGTTGAGGACGAATTCGATACCTATGAAGAAGCAATCAAGGCAGAGAAGAGTTACTCTAAAATGTATGGATTCATCACATCAGAAATCACTAAAGAATAAAAAAAATAAAAAAAGCACTTGACAAAATCATTAAAAAGTGCTATACTATAATCATCAAGAGAGATAAAGAAAGTGAGGTAACACTTATGATGAATGTTCACATTAACAATCTTAAAGAGTATGCAAAAGAGTATAAGTACATTGTAGCAAAGGTTATTGATAATGAGCTTTGGTTTTGGGGCGCTTGGGACGACCTGCTTAAGGCTGAGAAGGTAGCTCATGAACTTGGCAATGCTGTTGTAGTAGCTAACACTTAATCGTAAGAGTAAGTCGAAAGACTTGCTCTTTTATTGCCCTGGCGCGCTGGCGTCCGGGCCAGCGCGCTTTTCCATTATACCATAGCCATCGAGTTTTGTCAATAGGCAAATTGTACAAAGATCTGAGGGAAAAATATCCCAAAATTGGGCAAAAAATTTTTCAAAAACCGCTTGACTTTTCGGGCGCATGATGGTATAATTAAATCATCAAAAGAAAGAAAGAGGTAAATAAAATGACAACTACTTACTACAGACTTAGATACAGAAATGGTGAACATGGTGCTTGGACAACTGATTATGAAAGAATTGTGAAAGATGCAAAATTCTTTAAAGCTGAAATTGAAACAAGAGAATTTAAGAGATAAAAATCTCTTAAAACTCTTGACAAGAGAAAAAAGATCGACTATAATTAAATCATCAAAAGAAAGAAAGAGGTATACAAAATGACAAATTGCTTATACTGTAGAAATGCTGATACATATCCATACATTGTAGCATCAGATGATTGTGAAGAGTTTGAAGAAAACTTTGAGCATCATTGGGAAATGATGGATGACATTGAGCGAGAAGAATATAACTCATACATAGATGAATGTGAAGAGGATGAATAAATCCCAAACATTTTTCAAAAAAGTGTTGACAAACAAATCAACCCATGATATAATAATTATAGAGTTAAGGAAAAGAGGTAAATAATTATGTATAGATATTTTATTATGAGCGAGTCACTTGTTATTGAGGGTTGTACTTCTTGTGAGTGCAACACTTACCCATTAAGTAAGGAAGTGTGTGAGCGCAAGATGGCTCAAGCACTGAAGTCAATTGCACTTCATGGTGCTAGACGAGTTATTCGCTCGTGGATTGAAGAAGTTACAGAGTAACTTCTTCAAAAACAATAAAAAAAGTGTTGACAAACAAGATCCAATGTGCTATTATAATAATGTAAGGAAGAGAGGTGTTGAAAATGAGAAGTCCCCCTAATTAAAACCCACAAGTTCAGAATAGTGGCAACCTACCAGTAGGAGAGACCCACCGCGCTTCAGCCTATCCCCTTTAGGGCGCGAAAACAATTCAGGCGGGGTTGAGGACAAGGGGATGACCTCAACCAAGAGAAAGAGTGCGACAGAATAAGTTCGGCACTCTTTTTTCTTTGTGCGGGCGGCGCGTGCACTGGCGTTTCGCGCCGAAATTTCAGTATACCACATGAGCCACATTTTGTCAATAGGAAATTTGCACAAAAATTTTATCTAGTTGATCCTGAAATTTTGTGCAATTTTACCACTTGCTTTTTCTTTTTGTTTGTGTTATACTATAATCAGAAAGTGAGGTAAGTAGTATGGCACAAGAAAAGATAGTCCTCGTAAAGGTATTATTAAATATTACAAGAGATAGACAAACTGTTTACAACTTTGTTAAATTTTGTAAACTTGCTAGCTATGAAAAATCTGTTGAATATTTTTTAAGAATTTCTAAAAAAGTGCTTGACATTTAAATTAGAATCTGTTATAATATAATCATCAAGAGAAAAGGAGATACAAATCATGATTAATAACCTTCCTACTTACGCTAATGAATACAAGTACATTGTTGCTCGTAGAGTTGATGGAGAGCTCTGGTTCTGGGGAGCATGGAATGACCGCAACAAAGCAAATGAAGTTGCTATCGAGATTGGCGGTGAAGTGGTCACAAATCAGTGACCACCAAATAAAAAAGAGTTGACAATTTAATCTTTATGTGATATACTTAAATCATCAAAAAAAAGAGAGGTAACAATAATGACTTACATTATTTCTATCAATGCTGGACACAATTTTGAAATCACTGGTGATGAAGCTGCTTACGAAGCTTATACAAAGGCTTGTGAATTTGCTGAAACTATCGGTGCGAGAGTTGATTTTCTTGATGCTGAAACTGGTGAAGTACTTGCATCATCTGACGATGATGAAGATTATGAGCCTGATGACATTGACTCAGATTTCGGTTATGACCCTTACATAGGAGAATGTACTTACGATTGTTAAGCAAGGCACCCCGAAAGAGGCGCTTTTTTGTTTGCGGTGTGCCGCGGTGGGGCGCCGCGGCACGAAATTTCATTATAACATACCTGAGCTACTTTTGTCAATTGATATTTTGCACAAAAATATTCTTGAATTAATCCTAAAATTTGTGCAAAATTACTACTTGTATTTTACATAGAAAGTGCTATACTATAATCAGAAAGAAAGAAAAGAGGTAAACAAAATGATGAACGAAAAGATAATCGCTTTTGATATGGATGGGACTTTCGTAGACCTCTATGGCGTTGATAATTGGTTACAGATGTTACAGAATAAAGAAACTACTCCTTATGAGATTGCAAAGCCTATGTATGATATGAACGATTTTAACAAGGCTCTCAATCGGTTGAAAACAAAAGGTTTCAAGATTGTGGTGATTAGTTGGTGCGCAAAGGTTAATGATAAAGCCTATGACGCAAGAGTAAGAAAAGCAAAAAAGAATTGGTTAAAGGCTTATAACGTACCTGTTGATGAAATTCACATTGTAAAGTATGGAACACCTAAAGCCTATACAATTAAAGGTAACGCAATCTTAGTTGACGACGAAAAACCTAACAGAGATAAGTGGCATAGAGGTCGTACAATAGACGCAACAAAAAATATTCTTGAAGAGCTTGAAAAAATCGCTTGACAAAATCATAAAAAGATGATATAATAAAATCATCAAAAGAAAGGAAGAAAAAACAATGACAAGAGAAGAAAAAATGGCAATAACAATACTAACGAGTATGCGTGATGGCTTGCATGAAACAGGTAAAGATTTTCCGTATCGGGATGAGTGTATCCCATATATGAAAAAATCTTGTGACATGGCTATTGAAGCATTAAGACGACAAGATAGAATATTACAGATTCTTGATGATTGTGACCTTGAAGCATGGGAAATGTTGGAAAAGATAAAGGGGGTGATGAGAAATGACTAAGACAACATGGATTATCACCGACCCCGATGAAAACATCAAAACTGAGCTGACCTATTACCACTTTGGAAAAGAACCTAGGGTCCCAAGCTGGTACATGGAAAGGGGTAAGGTTTATGAAATTGAAATGATTGGGAGTTTCAAACTCCTCCGCACTCCGAAACTGTTTTTCAAGTGCCTTACCCATTTTTGCATCATGAAAGCCGCCAATTAAAATGGCGGTTTTTCTCTGTGCGGCGCGCCGCTCTCGCCTGTCGCGGCGCGAAATCTCCATTATACCACACGTTGCACCTTTTGTCAATAGGAAAAATGCACAAAAATTCATTAGACTAGATCCCGATTTTTTGTACAAAATTACTACTTGTATTTTGAAAAATTTTTTGCTATAATGTATTTACAAGGTAAGGAAAGAAAAGCACTTCACTTCTCGGCGGTTCCGCCACAAAAAAAACTTCAAAAAAGTGCTTGACAAACAAAAAACCTTGTGATATAATATAATCAAGAAGTGAGAGATAGAAATGAAGGTCATTGAGTTGACAAGTGCGCATAGCCAACCCAGACCTCCCCACCAAATAAAAATCTTAAAAAACTTCTTGACAAATAAAACTTAATATGTTATAATGTATTTACAAAGTAAGAAAACAACAAATCATTTTAAGAAAGAGGTGTTCTCTATGGCAAACTCAAACAAGGTTACTAAGGCTCAAATGTTCGCTCTTATCGCTGAGAAGGTCGCTGACAATCAAGAAATGGTTGACTTCCTTAACAAGGAAATCGAGCTTGTTAATAAGCGCAACGCTCGCAAGTCCTCTAAGCCTTCTAAGAAGGATGTTGAGAATGAAGCTATCAAGGCTTCTATCGAGGAAGTCCTGTCTAATGCCGAAAGTGGTATGACCGTTACGGAAATCACCAAGGCTCTTGACGGTGACTTCTCTACTCAGAAGATTAGCGCACTGCTCCGTCAGATGGACGGCGAGGTTGTCAAGACCTACGAGAAGAAGGTTGCCAAGTTCACGCTTGCGTGACCTTCGCTCTTCGGAGGGTAACAATTGAATAATGTCAATAGGCAAGGTTCACAAAACCTTGCCTATTTTTTTGTGCAATTTTTTACTTGACAAATGAACTGCGGCGTGCTATAATGGCGGCCCGCGGTTGATCGCCGCGGGCTGTTTTTTGTCAAGTAGTAATAGTTCACAAATTTTCCATCCAAATTTTGTGCAATTTTACCTCTTGCATTTATCCCGTAATGTGCTATAATTAAATCATCAAAAGGAAAGAGGTAAACAGTTATGACTAGACACTCTATTGAAAACCTTCAGTATTTTGTTCTTATGGCTCTTATTCTCGCTCAGTGTGTTGTGGGAGAGGCCTTCTATATTGGGCAGGGTATTTATTTAATAGCAAATGCGCTTTCAGTTTTTCGTTCTTTTGCTTTAAGGCGTCCCGCAAGTGATAAAGTTAAAGATGTCGCTTGTTTGGCTATTACAATCGGTTTGATACTTTTTAAAATTTTTGCTTGACAAACTTTCTATATTATGATATTATAATTATAGAAAGAGAGGTAAGAGTTATGGAAAAACAGTTAGTGCTTGATATGGACGGAACATTCGTTGATTTGTATGGCGTTCAAAATTGGTTGCCAATGCTCAAGGTAGAAAGTGTAGAACCTTACGCAACCGCTAAACCGCTTTATGATATTGATGTAATCAATGCTTTACTTAATATTCTTAAAGGCTACGGCTTCCGCATTATCGTTGTTTCTTGGACTGCTAAAAATGGCTCAAGAGCCTACAATCAAGCGGTTAGAAAAGCTAAAATTGAATGGCTCAAGGCTCACAAAATGCCGATTGATGAAATTCACGTTGTCAAGTATGGCACACCAAAATATCGACTTGTCAAGGGTAACGCAATTCTCATTGATGATGAAGAACCAAACCGCAATAGTTGGACAAGAGGAAAAGCAATCGACCCCACAGACGGGCTGATTGATAAATTGCTCGATTTGGTACTCGAAAACTCTTGACAAAACCGCCGCAAGGCGATATAATAAAATCACAAAAGAACAAAAGGAGGTTCTAATATGACAGCAGTATCTTATGAAATCTACAATGCGTTCGGAACTGTGGTTGAGGTTGTAAAGTCTTGGGAACTTGCAAAGGCAAGAGCAAAGGCAGTTGGAGGAGCTTACAAAATTATTTATACGCCAGTTAATGCATTTTAATGCGGGCGCCCGCTCAGAAATCACTCCTGGGCGGGTTTTTTGTGGCTCGCGACCGGGCGCCGCGAGCCATTCTTTCATTATAGCATACCTATACCACTTTTGTCAATGGTAAATTTGCACAAAAAATTTCTTAATTTAATCCCAAAATTGTGCTTGACATTTTTCTTATCTTTTGTTATAATGTATTCAGAAAGTGAGGTAAGGCTTATGAACAATATTAAACTCATTAAAAGCGATAATAATTATAGATTAGAGTTATGGGGCGCAAGCACTAAACACCCTGATGTTGTTTATGATATGGAAAATGACATCAAAGAAGGGCGGTTTTGCCTTTGCCCTTATGAAGAGAGCAAAGAGTGGAACTTATACCAGTGGGTTCTCTACTGCGCAAGCCGTACAATGTGGAGAACAACAGCGATTCAGTTAGTAGAGTATGCGAATATTTTACTGAATTAATTTTAAGAGGGCGGGCGACCGCTCTCTTTTTTGTCGGTCTGTGTGCGGCCGCCCACAGACCGAAATTTTATTATAGCACACCTAGCGACATTTTGTCAATAGGAATTTTGCACAAATATTTTCTTGATTTGATCCTGATATTTGTGCATTATTACCAGTTGACTTTTACAGCTGACCGCGTTATAATGTATTCAGAAAGTGAGGTAATATTTATGAAGATTATCCCTATTGTAATTAAGCGCAAACTAAAAACAGAAGTCAATCTTGATGAATTAAGAAAAAACTTTTAGAAAAAAATCAAAAAATGCTTGACAAGGCTTCAATTATGTGTTATACTAAAGTCATCAAATGAAAGAGAGGTTAAAATCCTTGGATAAAAGAATTAGTTACAAAATTGTGCTTGATACAGAAACTTGCCCTATTGATAAAGACTTTCAAGGGGTTGACCCTTCTAATATGTGGGTGTACGATTGCGGTTGGGCGGTTGTTGACAAGCGGGGGAATGTTTACAAAACAAGGTCTTTTGTAAACGCTGACATTTTCCTTGGTGAAAAGGACTTGATAAAATCGGCTTACTATGCGAACAAAATTCCTAAATATTGGGAAGAAATCAAAAGTGGAAAGCGGATTTTGACAAGTTTCTACAATATCCGCAAGGCTCTTTTGGAAGATGTGGAAATGTTTCACGTGAAACAAGTCTACGCCCACAATATGCGGTTTGACCTTGGTACATTGAACGTAACAGAACGCTGGCTCACAAAATCAAAATATCGCTACTTTTTTCCCTATGGCGTTGAAATCTGCGATACGCTTAAAATGTCAAGAGATGTAATCGCTACAATGCCAACTTACAGAAAATTCTGTGAAGAAAATAATTACTTCACAAAAAATGGTCAAGTTCGGCTTACTGCTGAAATTATTTACAGATTTATTACAAAAGATAATGACTTCACTGAAAAACATACAGGGCTTGAAGATGTGATGATTGAGAAAGAAATTCTTGCCTACTGTTTTAAACAACATAAAAAAATGCGCCGTTTATTATACGATAAGCAGGCCGCATAGTCAAGAGGGCAGGTTGCACAAAAAGCGGCCTGCCTATTTTATTACTTTTGCCTATTGACTTTTGGCGGGCCGCGTGTGACCGCACGCGGCCGAAATTCCATTATACCACACGCTGAGCCATTTTGTCAAGCGATTTTTTCAAAAATATTGCACAAATTTAAATCCTAAAATTTGTGCAATTTACCTATTGTAAAAGCAAAAATTTTTTGCTATAATGTATTTACAAGGTAAGGAAAGAGAGAGCGCCAAGGCTTCAAGTAAGTTTCTGTTTGTGGGTATACCCCATGGGTAGGGTGCTGAAAGAAGTACACCGCAAAGGAATTTCAAAAAAAATTTCAAAAAACTCTTGACAAACCAAAAAGTAAATGCTATAATGTATTTACAAGATAAGAAAAGGGGTGCTACTTAATGAATAAGTGTTGTATGTAAGCGCAACAAGAGTTGCAAGTAGTAGCGGTAAATCCGATTGTAAATCTACTTGCTTGAAGAATGAGCGCAACGACATAAAAAATTTCTTCAAAAAAACTCTTGACAATTAAAAACTTCTATGATATAATAAGTACATAAGATAAAAAAAGAAAGAGGTATTATTTATGACAAAGGTAGAAATGTTTAACGCAATCAAGGCTGTTTCAGAGGTTTCCGCAAATGCTGATATGGTGGCTTTTATTGACCACGAAATCGAACTGCTTTCCAAGCGTAGCGGTAAGAAGTCTGAAACCAAGACTCAGAAGGAAAACAAGGGCATCAAGCAGGCAATCCTTGAGGTTCTTGCTACTCTTGACGCTCCTGTGACTGTATCTGAACTCATCAAGGCTGATGACGTTTTCGCAGACCTCTCCAATCAGAAGATATCGGCTCTTCTCCGTCAGCTGATTGAAGATGGCAAGGTCGTCAAGACCACCGAAAAGAAGGTATCACGCTTCGCTCTGGCGTGAGCCTGCCACAACTGAATAATGTACACACCCCTACAGCAATGTAGGGGTGTTTTTTGTGCTTGACTTTTCGGGCGGTTCGCGGGCGGCCGCCGCGAACCGAAAACTCCATTATAACACTAGTCGGTCATTTTGTCAATAGTAATTTTGCACAAATTTTCAGTATCTAGCCTCCCGAAATTTCGTGATTTTTACTATTGATTTTTTTTATTTTTTATGTTATAATTTATTTACAAAAGATAAAGGAGAGCAATTATGTATCGGAAAGGAAACAAAAATGATAGAAAGTTTAATTAGAGAGCTTTATAGGTTTCAAGATACGTTAGCTGAATTTGTTCCTTCTGAAATTTGGCAATCATGGGCGGAGAATAATGAAAAAATAATTTTGTATTTAGAAAAAAAATATGAGAAAGAAAAAGATTAAATCTTCTTCTTTTTTTAAAAAATACTTGACAATACATTCCGCCTGTGGTATTATAATTACAGAAAGAGAGGGAAAGCGTTATGGTAGACTTTGAGAAACTCATTCAGACTATTATGAAAGAAGCAGAAGCAGACGGCGAGCCTGTAACCTATGAAGAAGCCAAAGAAATGGCGGAAATGGAAGTCAAGGCAAAGAAAGAAGTCAAGAACGTCGTTCAAAGTGGCAAGAAGCGCAAGCCTAGCACAAGAGAGCGCAAGGTTGATGAAGAAAAGGGCGCAATCCTGCGTGACATCAAGGCTTTGCTTGAAGAGTTAGGCGCAATTAATACAGAAATGAAAACTGAAACAGAAGTAAGTTTTAGTTTCAATGGAAGTGAATATTCTGTGAAGTTGACAAAACATAGACCCAAAAAGGCTTGACAAAAATTAAGCCTTATGATATACTTTAATCATCAAATGAAAGAGAGGTTAAAGCCAATGTTTACAACTATGAATGATAGTGTATTTACAACAAGACATAATGAAGTAATGGACGCTTTGCTCTTCACTTATGCGAAAGCCCACCCCGGAATCATACAGGCGGATGGCGAGGGTGGTTATAGGCCTATGAATTTATGGGGGAAGTTAATTCTTGAACACTTGCGAGATTGTGATTTGATAACAGAAGTATGAACCTACACAGCAGGGCGACCGCGCCCTACTGTTTTGATGCCTCGCGATCGGAGGTCGCGAGGCGAAATTTCCATTATAACACACGCTGCAAAATTTGTCAATAGTAAAATTGCACAAAAAATTAAAATATTTTATCCTAAAATTTGTGCATTTTACCTATTGTAAAAGTAAGAAATTTTTTGTATAATATCTATAGAAAGTGAGAGAGATAAAAGGAGCGAAGGTCAAGGCGCTCAAAAAAATCTCAAAAAAAATAAAAAAAGTCTTGACAAGCAAAAGAAAAAATGCTATAATGTATTTACAAGGTAAGGAAATAACTCCTTATCAAAATCAATCAAAAGAAAGAGGTGTTTCTTATGACAAACAAGATTACTAAGGCTGAGATGTTCGCACAGATTAAGGCAGTTGCAGGTGTAGCACAGAACGCTGATATGGTAGCGTTTCTTGACAGAGAGATTGAGCTTGTCAACAAGCGCAATACTCGTAAGTCCTCCAAGCCGTCCAAGACACAGACTGAGAACGCTGGCATCAAGGACTCTATCGCAGAGGTTCTCGCCAACGCTGATGGTGGTATGACTGTTACAGAGATTGCAAAGGCTCTTGATGGTGACTACTCCACTCAGAAGGTGTCTGCTCTGCTTCGTCAGATGGACAACGTAGTTAAGACCTATGAGAAGAAGGTGGCTCGTTTCACCCTCGCCTAAGAGGCACAACAACTGAATATTGTCAAGGGGCAAGGTATACAAACCTTGCTCCTTTTTTTTGTGCAAAATTACTACTTGACAAATTTAATCAAGAGTGGTATAATCGGTGGCTCGCGGAGGGACGCCGCGAGCCATGATTTGTCAATTAGTAATACTAGCCAAATTTTTCATTTGACTTTTGTGAAAAATTACTACTTGATTTTTTCCCAAAATTTTTGTATAATACTTATAGAAAGTAAAAAAGAGGTGATAAGTATGACATACAATTTCAATGGCAAGACACTTAATATCCCCGATACTGAGATTGAAAAGTCCATGAAGTGCCTGGAACTTACTAAAGATGAGGCTATTCAGCTCTGGCTTGAAGACAACGACTATGAAGTGAATGAAGAAGTCGAAGAACTCACCGCCAAGGCAAAAGCAAACAAGACAGACCGAGTACAGGCATCCGCAGGCAAAAGAAAGAAGGCTGAGAGAGAGCGAAAAGTTGATGAAGAAAAGGGTCGTCTGCTAGGTGATATTAAGGTACTTCTTGAGGGGCTTGGTGCTGACATCCACAGCGTAAAAACCGAAACTGAAGTCGCTTTTGCCTTTAATGGTAGCGAATATACTGTAAAACTCACTAAACATCGCCCTCCCAAGGCATAAAGCCTCTCTTTTCAAGTCAAAAACCGCTATTTTCGGCGGTTTTTGGCTTATTTTAGGCTCTTGGTGTCGGCTTTTCGGTCGAAAAGCCGACAATTTATCTATTTTATGCAAGTTTTACATATTTTTTGAGCGATTTTTGTGCAAAATTACCACTTGCAATTCTCCCATAAAAGTGCTATACTATAATCAGAAAGTGAGGTAAGACTTATGAATACAGCAACAGTAGAAATCATAAAGGTTTGTCCCTTCTGTGGCAAGGTTAATCATCTGATTGTCAATCAAGAAATGTATAATCGTTGGATTGATGGAGAACCTATTCAGAAAGTATTTTATATGGTAGATGCCTCTGAGCGTGAATTGCTTATAAGCGGTATTTGTCACGACTGTCAGAATGACTTTTTTGGAGGTGAGGATGATGAGTGAAACAACAAAAATTAGAATCAAGATACTGAAGGGAATGAACGCCTACATCCTTGATGTGATAGGCGATGAAGATGTATTTGATGATTGGTGGACGAACGGCGTGCCAGACTCGCCTAGTGAAGAAGATTATGAAACAATAGCAAGTGATGATAACTCTTGGTATTATGTCGTCAAGGTATTTGCTCGGTGTTGTGGTTATGAATGATGCGGCGGCCCCCGATAGGTAATGCTATCGGGGGCCGTTATTTTTTGCGGCACGCTTTTGGCTCTGCCAGTGCCGCAAAATTTTATAAAAGTCAACCCTACATATTTCACAAATCGAAACCCAGAAAATTGTGCAATTTGCACAAATCCCGAAACGTCACTATGCTTCAAGCTCTGCTCGAAGCATTATATGGCTTGGCCTCATGGAACGGCGCGCTGCCGGCCGTAGCTGCGCCGTTTTTCCGACCCTAGGCCTATATGCACTTTTTATATGGATGCTTGACTTAGATGTTTGGACTCCCGCTCTCCCGAAACTGAATATATGGCAGCAGGAGCTTGACAAATGAAAAAATTTTTGATATAATATTAAAAAAAGACTCTCAAGCTGCCGCTTGAGAGTTAAATGCTTCTGGTTCTATTGTATATATACTACTTATATGTATGGATTAGGCAAAAATGTATCCCCCTATTATTATATCAAAAATTAAGTAAAAAGTCAAATCGGCATTTTCTGCTTAGATTTTTTAACCCAACGATTCAATCTTCAAAATGACAAAAGGAAAAGCACAGAGCTTAGTAAACTAAGCTCTGTGCTTAATAAAAATCTACTGGGAGGCCGCAGAAAATATGAAATTCAAGAGCAAGTGATAACGGTAACGGGTGAGTATGCGGCAGCCGCATATAAGGTTAAGTAAATTTGCCAAGATTTTTTGACGAACGATTATTTGTTCAAAAACGCCAAATTTTTGCTCCTGCTGCTCAAGAGGCAGCAGGAGCAAAAATAAAAATCAGTTAAGAGAGTCAATGAAAGCCTTTAAAGCATCCACTCCTTTATCTTTATCATTATCATGGACTTTACTAGTCTTAGACTGGGCCTGCGCAACGATCCTTGCAAGAGTCTTAAGCTCATTTATCGTGCAATCATATTCTGCGGGCGCGTCCTTAGTCTCTATCGTGCCAGTTGCAATCTCAAAAGCAGTCATAGCATAGGCTAGATCCTCGATACATTCATGAAGGTCATAATCATCTGCGCTACCCCAGTATGCATTCCAACCAGGATTATCCTCATCTACCTGATACTGAGCACGAGCAAGCAACTTGATAATATCCTTTGCGGAAGTGCCGTTAGATAGCTCGTCATATAGTGTGTCATATAGTGACATAGTGTTCTCCTTATTATATGGGTTGATTGGTTACTTTCGTTAATTATATTATATCAAAAATTTTTGCAAGAGTCAAAGGGCAACGTTTAGGAGTTAATTTATGGACATTACTTGACTGGTCCAGCGGCACCGCACACACGTCATACATACTGCATATTATATCATATTCATACTGCATATTATATCATATTCATACCACACATACTGCATATTCATACTGCATATTATATCATACATACTGCATATTATATCATACGCATAGCATATTATATCATATTCATACTGCATATTATATATAATATAGTACATACTATACTATATATACCGCGTATAATACATATATTATAATTATAATATATATAATATTATCCCCATCACATACTTTTATATAAAGTTATTTTAGGTACTCTTACTATCGCATCAAGTATTTCAATCGGTTTAAACTGTTCATTAATTTTCTCAGTTAAATAATTCCTTCTTCTCTACTTTTCCAAATCAAACCATATAAAATACCTTCTTTATGTTCTTCTTGCAATAGTAAAGTAGCATTTACAGTCCCCCTACTGCAATTATATGCCCCCATTAATAACTTACCTACAACCCCAATAGTACAATTATAATTATCTCCCCTCATCAAAATATTCAGTATTCCCCCTATTAAATTCATACGCCCCCAATATCCATTTCTCTATACCCTCCATATGCGGCCGCCCCCGATCAATTAAGGCGACCCCCAAAATTACCATCTACCAGCGGCGCTCGCTCGTAAAATTCAACTTTTTCAACTGAGAATTCAGTTGAAAATTCAGTTGAATTTTTCTGTTTCAATTTTCAGCTTATCTTTATCGGTTTTCTGATTCAGTTGAATTTAAGTAAAATTCAACCAAAATCATTTAAAATTCAACAAAATCAAGTATTTTTACACAAAAAATTCAACAAAAATTCAGGTCAACCGCCTCGGGTCATCTGAATTTTTTACTGAATTTTATTAAAATTCAAATTTTTCAACACCATTTTCAGTTGAATTTTTGCTTGAATTTGAATTTAAAAATTCATCTAACCCTATATCATCTGGAAATAACTCATCTGAATGATCTAGCATATCTCCAGCTGTTATTTCAGCTCCTGCTTGTTTCCAACCTTCATTACTATATAACTGTCTATCTTTAGCACCAAGAATCCTATTCAATTCAGGAACCTTCATCCCTCTTTTTCTACCTTGATAAGCAGCTTTTCTACTATATAGACTTTTCTTATTTTTAGCAACAGCTTTGTTATGCTTATTAATTTTAGCATAAGTATTCTGCATATTCATAACTTGCGGAGCTACTAATTCATAAAACATATTAATCTTATCATCATCAGAAGTTGGAATATCTCCACCATAAAGACCATAATACACCAAATTGCCAAAAGCTTCAACTTGTTGTTCTTTTGTCCAATTTCTGGTAGTATCAGTCCATTTCTTCATAATCTTAACACTATCTATATCATTCATGGCGGCCTCCTTCAAAAATATCATCTAATGCCGCCTGAAGTTCATCAGTGCGTTTATAAGCCCAGCAAATTCTATTTTTATGCTTTCTATCTATCTTCTCAAAATCTGGCTTTATATTATAATCCGTTTCAAGACGAACTCTAAGCCACATTGGGAAAATATATCTATATAAACTATTTTCCATGTCATACCCTCATTCCTCCCGCATTACACTTCAACTCTTTAACTTCTTTAACTTTACACATGACTTTTACACGGGATTACTTTCATTAATAACCTTTATCTAACAAATACTCATTTAATCTTTCAGCCTTATCTGCTGTCAGATTTCTAACTCCTCCAGTAAACTTATATATCACATCAAGCCCTATCTCACATTCTTGAGCAATCACTTTATATGATATATTAGTATCAACTTTATAAATCTTTAATCTATGTAATAATTCTTTTTGATCCATTCTATCATCTCTCCTTGCGGTTGTCAGTTTTTTTCTTTCGACATATATTATAAAAAATAAGCCTAAACACATTTACTTACTTTGTCCAACGGCTTCTTAAAAAATTTTTCCCCCATTCCGCCCACTTTTCCTCAAAATTCGTCCTATCTTCGTCGTAAATACGTCTTTCCCGACTTTACAATCTCTCTCTCCGAACTGGGAAATTTACTTAATCCCGCTCATTTTACATATATGCAGCGAAATCAATCTTAATCTTATTCTCGTGTCCCTTAGGACAATAGAACTTGTTATTCCATGTGCGGCACTCCCTCTGGTAGTACCACCGATTGCAGACCTCACAAAAGCAAGTTCCAGCCACAATGTGGCCCTTTACCTGGACCGCCGCATCTCTAGTAATACCGCTTACTTTCATTCTGTATACCTCATCCCATCAATAAATCTCTCATGTGCATCTACTACTTGCTCAAGACCATAAACTTTATTTGAAAGGTTTTCATACTGAATATCATCAAGTGGCCGCAAAATCTTCACTATTTCATTGAGGCTGGCCGCAATGTCTTCAAGATAAGGTGCATCACTTACCTGCACTACCATTCCCAAATGACGTTCTTTTCTCAAACTCTTCAGCTCTCTAAGCCATGCCGCAAGCTGTTTATGTTCATCACCACATTTATCTCCACAATGCTGAGATGCAACTTCTTCACAATGCTCAATAGCGTCATCAATGTTTCTTTCAATACCGATTGTCTTGATTGCCATGTTAGTTCTCCTTTTGTATACAATACTTCATTTTTTACCTTATATATATTATAACAAAGATTTTATCCTTTTGCAAGAGTGACGCCAACCAAGGGCGGCCGCCTTGAAAATTATAAAAATTTATCATATAATAAATATAGAAAATAGAAAGGAAGTGTAACATTATGACATTAAAGAAACTTTTAAAGTACCTCGACCCTCTTACGGATATTGTAGTGTGGTCTAATTTTGATAAGGGTACACCTGACTATAACGATGAGCCTGAGTTTGAGGGTTCTGTAATGGATTGCCCTTGGTATCTTGCAGATTATAAACTTGTTGAAACAAAAGAAGCAACAGATGGTTATGATGGTATGTGGGTTGCCTATGATACAAATAAAAATGGCGCCACTATTCCTAAACTTATTCTTGAAGTTGATATGAAGGCGGATCTTAATGATAAGTAAAGCATTTACTTGTAATTGCGGATGCGGGAATACTCTCGTCATTCATATTTTTGACGATAGTATTTCCTTGTTCTTTGCGGAAGCTTGTGACCATAGAGCCGTTAGAGATTTCTTCGATTATATCAAAGGACATAAGTGTCTTTCAGATGTGCTCTTAACTGATAACGATTTTGATGAAATTGCTAATCTTTTAACAAGCGTCATTTGCGAAAACACACCCGTAGAAAATTATAGCCATATTAAATTTAATTATGATAAAGACTTTGGCTATTCAATTGAATTATATAATGACGACAAGTTTTGGCATTTCTTAAAGCATCCTGGTTATGTATATAGCCTTGAAATCAATAGAGAAATGCAGTTATATATTTTGGGAGAGATTGCGGCGGCTCGCGCTAAGAAGGCGTCACATACCACGGCTGCCGCAGGAATAGGAGATTGATATGAAGATTATAAGTGAAGGTATAAACTATCGTATTTTCGACTCGTCTATTCAGACATTTAACCAAATCCCTGCAGGAGTTTATTCTGTT